ATCTACATAAGGTCCATTGACCGGATCACGCTGTTTGCCTACAAAGGTAGCATAAAAGCCCGAAATGGCTGGAAGGAAGACGGCGTAGTCTGACTGTTTGACAGTTAAATTATCCTGAGACATTGGTTACTTAGATTGTGCTGGAATTTTGTAAGTATAAACACCAACACCGCTGTTGACGGTAATCTCAGCCACGCCTTCGTCGCTGATGCGCATGGTCTTGTCACCGGTCAAATCCAAAATGCTGATCACAACTTTTACTGGCCAAGACCACTCACGCTTGAGTTGTCCGCCCACATTGGCCTGAAACACAAAATTACCGGCATGAGTTGAGTGATCACCAAAATAAAATTTTAAATCTGTTCCATCGGTGCGGGCTTTGAAATTGGTTTCTTCGGCATTGGCACTGGCCTGCATCTTGAGTCGTTGAATAGAGGCCACTGTGGGTACAAATTCCACATTCCAAGTAACTGGTTTCATTTTGACATCTTTGAGTTTGCCATTGATAATTTCTGTGGCCATAAAACGATAACTGTTCTTAAAGTCGCCTTCGGCATTTTCAAAAGTCAACTGATCCAGTGCACCGGTATCCTTGCGAGTAATAGTCAACTTGGCTTTTTCTCTGTAGGGTTCCAAGTTCAATAAAATCTTCAACTTGTTTAGATTTGGCATGCCAAAAGTGCCAATGAAATCAGCAACAGGTCCTGCAAACTCACCGTTTACAATAAGGCTCTTGTCCTCAGCCAGTCCTGCAATAGATGTGGCCTTGTCGTCGCCGGTAATTTTGACCAGGTCAATGCAACCTAGATCGTATGTGTGTTCTACTAAATCCAATAAATGATCTCTCATGGGTAATTCTCCTTATTTGTTTATTGTACAGGGGTTATTTAGATTTTACAACTGTTATGGTTAATTTTCCTTGTCCTGTTCGGCCAATATTGCTCTTAGTTTGGCTTCTCCAAAGCCGTATTTGACATGATCGGGGTTGTATAGATTCAATGCCAATACTTGCAATCTAAGATTGTTTAGAGTTGTGATATCCGCTGATGGCTCTGGTTCTGGTTCGGGTATTGGTAATATCTTAGCCAGAGTTTGTCCACCTTTTAAAGAATTTAAGGTGCCGGGCCGTTGTACTTCGAGCCAAGTGGTAGGTCCACTATCGTTCCAAGAATACACAATGTTGTAGCCCACTGTAGTAACCAATTCACGTACTAGGTGACCCGGGGTGTAACAACAATAATAATTTTCGACCAGTTCTACAGCGCTGCGTCGATCACAGTCGTTGAAAGTAAACACAAAAGTGCCACCAGGTTTGAGCTTTTGGTAAACTTCTTCTAGATATTTTTTGATTATTGCAAACGGTCTAAAATTAAAATAGTTAAAGGCCAAACACAATCCAAACTGTGAATCGGGCAATTGTTTTAATATTTCTGCATCCGGGTCCTCTCGAACCACGTAGGGTCTAAGACGATTTTGATAGCGTTCATTAAACTTGTCCATTGCTGGACGTAGAAAATCATAGGACAGATCTATCAAATAAAGCGGATCATAGGCCACCATGTCGTCAATAAATGATTCTAAACCGGGTCGAATGATCATGGCTGGATATTTCCAATCAGCATACTGTGTTAGTTTGGTACGAAATGGTGTAGAATCAATCGAGTTGGCTTGTCGCAAATTAAGAATATCCTCGGCATGATCGGCTTCGCCCTGGTCGTAACGACGATAAGCATCCACAATCCAAGGTCGTTCTGCCTCAGAAATTTGATCCTGCAGATCTTGTCTGATTTGATTAAATGTGTCCTGAAATTTTACAAAATCACTATCAAGTTGGGCCAGTTGTTTTGTTAGTTGATCTGACTGTGTCACATGAGTAATTTTACTCAGTTCTGTGTTGGTAGTGGTCCGTGCAGATTCTGTAGATAAACGATCTAGTTCGTTTTTGTAAGCAACAAGTTCACTGAGTTTTTTCATATCACCACTCAAATAATGCTTGAAAAGTATTTTCGGTATTGGTAGCACTTGCTAGATCCCATTCTAGCACACTTAGCAAATTATCCAATTTTTGATCTACCACTGTGGCTTCCATTTCTGAATCATCAAACGGCAAATCTTTAAACCACTGTGGTAGGTGCAATTCATCTGTGGGATATCCGATACTGGTCCAACCCAGAGGATTTTGTTTTAGTTTGCATACAATGGTTTTCATACCGTCAACAATTTGTAGACTATATTTGTCACTGTTCATTCGGCGTAGATTGTTCCAGTTAATGGCCGCACGTACATGTCCTGGCATGTTGGCTTTGCCTAGGCGTTCTTCTTCTTTGGCGTACTTGGTCAAATTGTTGACACGTTTGGGACTGCCTTTTTCCCAACCCGGACGCTCTTTGAATTTATATTTAAACTCTCGAATTTTTTGAATAATTTGATCTCGAGTACTGCCGATCAGGACATCATTTAAAATCTCGCTTAAAAAATCTTGAATTACTTTGGGGGTGTCTGATCTTTTTAAATCTAAACCCATGGCCTTGACCTTGCCAGGTAAACCGTGGGTATCTACCCGTTTATTTTCTTTATCATAGTACAAGACAGCATATCGCTTCTTGGTGATAAACAGGCCTTTTGAAGCTACAATCTCTCGACCGCCACGAATCACTGATCCCATTTCTCTAGGCACATGGAATGCAGTCTCCATGAATCCTGGAAAACTGTCATTGACTTGGTCAGCAATTGAATTATATAACTGAACTGCGGTTTCACGACTCCAGGTCATGTTACCCTTTTCTATATCATCTTTGAGTACAGGATAGGCAGTGAAATAACAAGAGTCAGTGTCACCGTAAATGATTGCTTCTCCTACATGGTCATACTGACCGGTGATACATTCGTTCACATAGGCGTCCATGTGTTTGGCAATGCTGCGTCCGGTTAGTGTGGTACTTTGTCCGATGCGTTTATCAAAAAATCTACAACCAGGATTAAGGATAGCACCATAGAGACTGTTAAGATTGATTTTTTTAACCAACTGTCGCTTGTCCCAGTATTCCTCGTCTTCTGCATTTTTTGCCTCCTTGAGTCTGGCCTGCATCTCTTTACGTTCAGCATACCAGCGTTTAAGTAGTCCGGGAATTACTGCTTCTCGTTCATAGGTGAAGATCGTGCCATTGGCACTGATCATCCAGGGTCGATTCGAGTCAAACACAATCTTCCATACTTCTGCAGCACTGTGTACGCTTTCTTCACCATCTTGCCAATCCACCGTGACTTCTGTACCGGTCTGCATTTCCATTACTGCTGTATATTCTAGCGTGGCAAATAAACCTTCCCATGCGGCAGCAAAACTTGATCCTGCACGCATCTTATCAGCAATATATCGATCTGTCATGACAGGGCGCAGTTGCCCAACAATGGTTTCGGGTCCCATGTTGAGTGCGCGAATTGCAGATGGGTACAGACTATTGATATCTATTGATCCAACATATTCGTGGATTCCTTTTCTTGGGTAAGCAACATAAGCACCTGCAGCCTGTGTATCTTCGTCACTATACCGCTCTTTCCTGTTGGGCACTACCATACCACGTTCGTGTGCTTCATTGATGATGGCCTGTTCAGTTACAGCTACAGCACCCATGGTGGTTTGCAACAGCACTGTATTTTCATGTGCCAGTGTGTTGGCAAGATCCAAGAACTTTAACTTTTTGTCCAGCTTGGCTAACAGTAATGTATCTTGTCTGTTATATTCAATAAATGTTTTGAAGTTTTGATTATACAGCTGATCTAGGGTACCTTCAAAAGCAGTTTTTGATTCTTCTAACTCGTATTCGCCAATGGCATCTAAACTATAACTGTGCCGTTCTTCATAGGTATATTTTCTATACAGTTGCATATAGTCCATGTGTACACGACCAATCAAATCGTATGTTTCGTTTTCCGCACCAAAACGTTCAAAGGTACGCTTTTTAGGATATTGATTCCATAAACAAAATCTTCGTGTGTCATCTCGGCTGAGCACACGGGTGACACGATTAATAGTGTACGGTATATCAAAGCCTTCGCTATTCCACCCAGACAATGCATCAGCATCTTCAATGAGATCCAGGAATGTTTTTAACATTTCACCTTCGTCGGTGAATACAACAGTATTCTCAAACTGCCCGGCAATTTCTTTGGCAGTTTCGGCACTCATATGTTTGGGCGGAATTACCAGAGTCACTAGTTGTTCCAACCATTGTAAGTAGACACTAATAGCTGTGATAGGGTTGAATGGATCTTCGGGTCGACTAAATCCACGATCAGGATCAAAGTCAACCTCAATGTCAAAGAACGCTACATTTAGTTTGGGTGCATCTTGACCTTTGTAGTTGTCTTCAAGACAACGGAACACTGGGTTGATATCGCTTTCAAACAATCGTTTGCTGGACTGCATTTTGAGTTCTTTGCGAAACTCTTTGTTGTTGCGAGTTGAAAATCTACTGACTGGTGTCCCAAATATACTTTGAAATTTACCACGAGGATCTTGATAATAAAAAACATAGTTGGCCGGATACTCGCAATATTTTCGCTCGCTATCTCTGCGCTCAACTACATGTATGCGATCGTGTTCACGATCAAATAAGGCGTCAATATACATCGTTCTCCTTGTGGCTTATGGCCCACTGACCTTGATTCATGCTCGTGATGTGAGCGACTCATACTGTAATTATCATAGTGTTATACCACTGTAACATTTTTCAACTCAAATACCGGGCTGTTGGCTATGTCTTGTAACACATCTAAGTTTAACACAGATCCCACACAAGGCCAACCGGTATATCTCATTATGCGTTCGGCTCCGTGTTGTTCAAACCACTCTGGTGCATGGCTTTTCAATCGAGGCAGGTAATTTTTATCAGGGTTAAATGCATATGGTCGTATCATGATATTGATACCGGGTTTTATAATGTCGTGAAACCTGCAGGTCTGTGCTACATTGTCAAAATCATTCTGCATGGTAAGAAAAGCCGGATCATGTCCCACGTAAGGATTTTGCAGTTTTACATCGCCAAACTTTAGATTGCACGAGAACCCAAGATCGTCCGGCATAGCGATCGAATCATCATTGAACCATTCGACCTGTATCCACTCGCCTCTAGTGTTGCCGGCCTGCACAGCATGTATCGCGTAGTGCAGTTCATGACATAAGTGATCATGCTCTTCGGGTATATTTTCAAACCCACGAGCTAGATAAGTTTCTATGTCCTTGTGCAGTTTAGTTGTGGTATTAAGATCGTACGAATCTTCGATCCAATCCCATCCCAGCACTGTGCGAGCTTCTAGAGCCAGCTGTTGCAGATAGTCCACGGTGTAACGACAAGGATCTCTGCTGATGGCCGGCTGTTGGCTGTTTTTCCTAACCAGTTCCTTGTAGCTATCACGCACAGAACTGGCATCTAGTTCAATCTCTAGAGCTGGAAACCCGCAATATTTGACAAGGATATCTGCTGGCATTAATTAGAGTGTTTTCCCCACTGTGGTCAAAATTGTTTCTAATAATTCGTGATCCTGTTGTTCACGACCAAATTCGCTCTTGTGTGCCAACTTGATAGCCTTCTTAAGAATATTGGGTTTGATGTCTAATTCTTCTGCTACGGCTTTGATAGTATCATTAAGTCCACCTGTGAGTGTTTCAATCTCCATGGTGACTTGCATACCTTCGTTGATAATTTGGGTAAGTTTGGCCTGTTCCGCTGTGTTAAAAGTTCTGTTGTTAGACATTTGGTTCTCCTAAGTAAGTTGTACTATTATACAACATTTTTTAAAGAAAGCAAGAGATTTTTTATTTTTGGTAAATCCAATCAAAATAAATATTCAGATCACTGATTACCAATTAATAACTTAGAATTTGATATGAATAACGATTACCCAGAAATTGCCGTGGTGTTGTACAATGATTTAAAACCTGAATGTGATGATATTGCACAAAATTTAATTGACTTTACTGATTTTAAATTAAATGGAAAGTATCGTCTGAACATATTTCATACCAAAACCATTACCGCAACTTTGCAACAACTAGCCGGCAATTTTGCCTGGGCAGTTGTGGTCACCGCCGGTAACTTTTTACAAGATCAAACCTTGTTGTTCAAAACTATTGAACATGCCAAGAATGAAAACAGTCCCTTGGCCTGCCATATATTAGATCGCGGCGGCTACTATCACCTGCATCCGCAATGGTTTGCTATTGATCTGGCGGCCTATACAGCCATTGGTAGTCCGCCGTTTGAGTGGACTCCTGGTCCGGTTGAAATTGTTACCAGGACTACAGAACGATGCCCAGACAATGTGCATGATGACTATACTCCTTGGTGGGTGAGACCGTCCTCAGAAGACTTGACCACATATACTAGTGATCTTGGTTACTTTGGACTAGAAGTCATAGCTGGATTTGTACGCAACGGTCACAGTATAACTAATATTCCTAACGAAGTGAGAAACAAGAAAAATCACTGTTATCCAGAATTCTGTCACGATGGTCTGGTACAAATAATAAATGATCCCACTCATGTACCTGAAGATACCAATGGTCCGTTGTGGTGGTTTAAACAAGCACTGGACTATTTGACTAAAAATCTGCAGGTTGGTTATTATGTGCTGAATACCGAGCACTTGCAAGCCAATGAAAATGCCCGAACTGTGCCGATGGATTGTTTTGTAGGTGTGTGTGGTGGTTTGAAACCAGCCTGCATTGCTGGACAGACAAACTTTGCCGCCGACTCTAAAATTTATCTGTTTGATATCAGTCAGGCTGCTTTGGATTGGCAACGGCATTTGATTGACAACTGGTCAGGAGATTTTGACAGTTTTGAATCGGTATTTGCTGATTTTAGAAATCAACATCCTGACTATGCTCCTATCTATTTTACATATAATTCAATTGACAATAATTTGACCTGGTTCCTGAGCAATGCCGGCATGACCCGAGAAGAATTTACTGCCCTGTGGCAACGATACAGAAATATGGATCACCATTACGTGAATCTAAATTTGCTCGATAACACGGCTGCAGATCAAATTTTACAACTGGTTGTTGACAGCAAACAGGGTGTCTATGTGTGGACCAGCAATGCATTTAAGATGGATTACTTGATGTTCTATCGTACCAACGCCTGGTGTCAGAATCACAGCAACGATTTTAAAAATACGTTAAGATCTAAAACACCTGTGCCTATGTTTTTAGAAAACTGCGGCGGCCTAGACTTTTTTCAGCCAATGTGAAGTATAATGATATCTTTGTAATCAATCTGACGATATTTTCGCCAGTTGGATGAACAATGTACATGAGTACGATCGAACATACCGATAGATCCCAATTGATAATCATATACGCCATCTAATGACATGACATCCACTATGCTGGGCAATCCCCAGCAATGGTCAACATCTTGTGTGGCACTGACATCACTGACTGTTGGGAATTTTGAAGAATCTGCAATGTACTCTTTGAAAAAACTGTGTAGATCGCTATTGGTCAAAAATACCTTGTTCCAAATAATGGTTTTAAAAATGTTATTGGTGTTTTCGTACAAGGGAATTACCGCACTTTTGGCATAGTCTAAATTGGTATGCTCGTACACTTCGTCCACATGCAATTGATGTGGTAAAAATTGTCGCTGATAGGCCATGTAAAAAAATGTGCCAGCAGGTATTACTGGTGCAAGAATATCAATCATAATGTTATAGGCCTCAGTACCAGCCTGTACCAAGTGCCGTTGATCCAGCACCGAGCAATCGTCTACACCATATATGCGTTTGGCATCTGCAGGATCGTATGGACGCATGACCGGATCAACGTCAATCATGCGTTCAAAGTCATTGCGGAACCAAGACAACTGTTCAGAAGAAATTAAATTATCAAAAGTTTCAACCATTTAGGGCCTTTTTATAACTGTTGACTACTAGTTGTTGCCAATCTGGACTGCGCCATTCTCCATGTACAATCATATGAAATCTATCGGTATTGCTGGCATTATGCACGGCATGTTGATAATGATTGTTAAACAAAAATATACTACCTGAATCTCTAAATGGCATGGTTCCAAACGTGCTGGTCAGCCGACAATTCTCAGGATTGTTTAATGAAATATTTACAGCGGCCCCAGGAATATTTTTAACATTGTCACTGTGTGGTGCAATGTATCCGCCGGGTTCCAGCAACATGTATCTTAATCTTTGATATCGACTGTAAGGAAATACTTGTTTGAAAAATTCAACTGTAACTGGGCAACGATCTTGTATTTCAGTCCACTGATAAGTGACCTGGTTAGGATCTAAACCGTAAGTTTCAGGCACATTGGTCTTGTCAGCACTGATACCATGTACAGACAAACTACGCCACCCACTGTGTCCTTCTTCACCATCACGGTGATACACAAATAGGTCTTTAAGAGCCTGTGCTTCGGCCAACATTTCTGCATAAGGTGCATCAATACCTGTCAATTCTAACCATGGCATTTTGGATTCAAATAGTATCCAATTGGCCTGAGCCCACACATCGCCATCGGGCAATGGCGCATACTCAAAGATATTCTTATCGTTGTAAGTATCAAGGAATTCTTTTACATATGGTTTCATTATTGTAGTTATCTGCTAATGGTTGGTCACTTTAAGTTTCACGGTAGCGAATCGTTCAACTAGGCCAGCACCCGGCCACCCTCGCAACTAGTGCGGTCCTAAGGGTATTCTATTTGATACCGATAACCATATAACGAGTATATTGGGTTTCGGGATCGCGCAACTGCATGGAGCCGTGATATAGTATTTGGCTTAAGGGATACCTTCGTTGTATATCTGATATACTGTGATATTCGACTCCAGGATCTTGATCTCTGGCCTGCATCACAACCAAGGTGCCGTCCGGTAGGTGATCAAACCAGGCCCGTTCTGACATTTCGGTCAGGCTAGTATTGACTACCACACCGGCATCACCTAACTGCTGATAGTCTAGCTTGTTGGCATCTTTCAGCATGAACTCCACGTTATCTACGCCGGCCATATCTAATAACCGTTCACTGGTCTGCAACATTTCAGGATTGACTTCCACATTGATAATAGTGTCTGCTATAATGACAGGCTGTAGACTCATGAACAGGGCCATGTTACCATACCAGGATCCCAATACATATATGGTGGTGTAATGACGTTGAATCTTTTCTAGTTCTTGTAACAACCAGACCTTGCTGGCAATAAGATCTCTGGTAAAACTACCAGCCAGGCTGTAGCCACTGGATTCAGTGATCTCAGACTGGTGCGTAAGGATTTCTTGGACTATCATCGCCGTTGTCTTCGGGCCATACTGGGTAATCGTTCATTTGCCATCCACATGTAGTTGACTGCCCTTGTTGAAGCTGGGGCTCCAAGGGCTTTGTGCTACCTGGCCACCCTTGCTTTGACTCCAGGCATAACCGGCTCTATGGCCGCTACAGTCCTTGGTACAAGGGCTTCCTAGGAAACTGAGTTCATTCAATTCATCCTTGAGCCAAGTTGCAGCAAAAGCCCCGCACAGCTCCTGTATCTTCTTGTTACGAGTGATTTCCAAATGATAGGTCTTGTTACCGCCAAAAGTTTGTTGACTGGGGTCTCTGTAGCCAGCATAGACTTTATGCACTGCGGTTGAGCTGATCAGGTCTTTGCAACTGTCGCCATACCGTTCAGGCATAGGCTCAGTGCAAGGACTACAGGTAGTGAGTATAATGCTGCCTTCGGGTATAGAACCAAAGCGTTCATGATAGGCATCTATTGCGGCACGTTCACCATGTACATCGCCAGCATCAGTTTGATAGTTTAGTGCAGCTACACAGCGGTTATCAGGATCCAGCACAGCGGCAGCTACCATGCCGTATAGATCAGGATTCTTGCGTTGACCGTCTATGACCAACTCACACAGACGCACCAGGATACTGTCCAGTTTGTTGTAGTTTTTTATTTTGAAATCTGATATTTTCATTCAGCACCGAGGATTTGTTTGACTTCGTGTACCCAGGCACTGACATCGCTGGATCCAATTTCGTCCAAGTCGCCTACATTGTAAGCCACTTCTTCTACAGCCTGCATGACCTTTTGTGGACCAAATTCTTTTAGCAGATCCAAATGTGCCGTCATAATTCGTTTTAGGATGGCACTCTCGGCTTCGTCACTGCTGGTACTGGATTCTTCACCCAGTTCTTGGAATCCGTAGCCACGTCCTGGTACTTTTACGCGACTGAGACTTACTGCGCCGGCTTCATCATCGGCTCCGTAGAGATCATCTTCCAGGGCCTTGACTCGCCTGGCTATGATTTTCTGGAAGCCGATCAGGTTGGGTTTGCCTTTGAAAGCAAAGCGATCCAATTCTTGACCACGCTTGCTGATCACCACAGTCTGTGTTGTAGGATCATATTCAACCACAAAGCCCTGGGTAACCATCTTGCCAGGGATGGCATCTTCTTCCACGTGTTTGGGCTTCTTATGATGCTTCTTCATGTTGATGGCAATGGCAGACTGTTGTGCTGGATTGGCAGCCTCATACATGTACTGTTCAGCATCATGCGATCCATTGACCACGAACACAGTTTTTCCAGTTTTTTGATTGACCACGCTGGTTTTAATGTCGTCGTAGTCGGCCCACTCAATAGCTTCCATCTTGGCCTGTTTTAAATTGTTAGCAGTTACTATTAATTTGTTAAATGTGTGATCAATAACACCATATCGGTCACTTGGATTCTTGCGATAATTCATCTGCTCGTAATTACCTTGGGCACGATCATCGGGTATAGCGAATGGAACTACTTGTCCTTCGTCCAGATCTATATCGGCCGGAGCATGCCAGACTGTTTCGTGATTGTAGCGTTGAGGATTATTCTTGATCATAGTATTGACATAGGCCTGAGCTTGCAGACTGTTCATTGGTCCGCCAGCCTTGTTGGTATCCTTAACTTTGGTGACTCGGCCGTTTTCTTTCTTATACACAGCATAGTGGTCTTGTAACCCAGTTAGACCTGATCCGCCTACAGTAGCTTCGTGCATGACCGGCTTGATGCTGGTAATATAACCGTTTACTCTACGAGCAAATTCACGGGCTTCGGCTTCGCTGTTGAATATGCGAGCTGGTAACAGATCATACTGATCAGTTTTTCTGTTGGGTACCTGCATGGTCACTTCCACTGGCTCTAAAGCTGGAGCCAGGCGTGTTGTTTTAGGTCGGCCCAACATGCGACGCATGCCCTGTTGTGTATTGGCCGGCTTGGTGCGAACCATGCGACCTGTACGATCAAATGTGGGTTTGGCCACAGCAGTATCAATATCGGATTCTAAGTCATTGATATTGCTAGCCGGTGTAGATTTGACCGCTAACTGATTGCGCCAATACTGTTTGGGACGCTTGTAGAGTTGCAGGAATTCGGCATCGGTCATGTCGTCAAGATCACCGAGCATGCGTTTCATGTTACTTTCTGTTACATCTTGAAAATCTTGCTCATCATCCTCGGCATTACGATCCTGTATGCGATTGGCCAGCTCTTTTTTCAACATGAGTTCGTAGTCTCGAACCTGCTTGAGTCTGCGAATCTCTGGAGTACGTCTTAACTGTTTGCCTGAACCGATATCTGCAGGATTGTCGGTACCTTCATCAACTTCGGCAGTTTGTCGTAATTCTTCCGGATCAAGCTCGGCTGTTTCGCCCGGGTCCATTTCAATTTTGTGACCTTTAAGAAGATCATCTAAAAAATCCATGCCGGTTGGTTTATTGGGTTTATTGGGTTTAGTTTTGGTAGATCCTCCCATGCCTGCTATACCGGCAGTATCAGGATAGTAAGGTTTTTGTGTTTTTTCAGGCTCAACTGTAGTTGGTGCGCTTGATGGTTTTTCACTTGCGGCCGCGGCCGCGGCCTTGTCCTTATTGGCTTTTCTAGTGGCGGCGCCCTTGGCTGTAGCGGCCTTTTGTTTTTCTACCTTGGCATCGCGCTCTTTTTCCAATGCGTCAATACGATCACGGAGATCATCTTGTTGTGCTGGAGTCTTGAGAGTCATCATCAGCTCCAACTGCTGTATCTGTTTTTCCAGGCGTACAATTTCAGCCGCAGATTTATCTGCTACTGGTTCGGCCGGCTTGATAGGTTCAGTTGTTGCAGGAGTTACCGACAATGGTGTTGCGGTAGCAGGAGTTGCCTTTGTAGTTGTTGCGGATTTAGTTGGTTGTGTTGTGGGTTTTGCAGCCGTGGTAGACATGATCTGATTCAACCTGCTGTCAAGTCTTGACAACTCCTGATTAAGATTGGTAATTTCTTGTTCTTGCTGGCGATTCAAGGTCAGTGCCTGTTTCAGCTGGGCATCTTGTTGACTGTCAACGGTTTCTAAATGCTCAATTTCTTGATTTACCCGTTCTTGATTGACTATTTCATCCTTGACCAATGCTTCAATATCAGTGCGGGCCGAAGGGTGACGAGCACGGACCTTTTGAAGTTCGCGTTGCACTGTAGCATCACGAGCTGTGGACCCTGTTAGATCTGGGTCTTCAGAATTTTTTTTTTGACCGCGGGTTTCGGCCATTGGAACTTGTGGTTCAGCGGCCTGTGTAACTGATGGCGGTGCTACCACTTGTGGTTGTAAATCCATGGCCTGCTGTACATTTTTCTTTTTCTTGGCCGGAACCTTGTAGCGTTTTATCTGGTTGAGCCAGTGCATGAATGTTTCAAAATCATTAAATTTTGATTCTATATATTTTGCTCGACGATTTGGCGCTACTTGTCCTAGAGTCACAAGTGCGTTCCATAACTGAGGTCTTGTAAGTGTGGCATTGGGGCTGTTGGGAAATGGTATGACCAGATGATCTTTTTCGTCGGTCCAGGCTTGAATCATTTCATTGTAAACACCTTGTGCTGTAGATCCAGGAGTGGCTTGTTCATCTAGGTCTTCGTAGGTAGGACCTTCTTTGCCAGGACCGCCCTTGCCACGCAACCAATCTGCAGCATGACCTACTACGCCCTTGTTGGGGTTAGGGTTCACACGCTGTTGTGGCTTGACAGTATCTGTGCCTGCTCGACCGGGTTGATTGAGTTGAGACATCTTGGCCTGCTTGTCTGCAATATCAGGAAGACCTGCTTCTTTAAAGTGTTTACGGAAGTTTGGCCCATCAGTTCTAATACCACGGAACGCCTGGCGGAATGCGTCAGCTACACTGCTTTTTATACGCTTTAAATCTACAGGTTGATTAGCGTGTTTAAACCCTTCGAGTTCGTTATCAATAATTTCCACTGCAAATTGAATATCGTCATCATCTGTGATATTATAGTGTTCGCAAAATCGTTTACCTAATGCAATAGCTTCGGGACTGTAAGTATTGGTGTAAGTGTCATAAACATCTTCACCAAGACCGCCGTAGCCCATGCATTCTTCTTGTGAAGTGATTTCACCTTTGAGAATCTTCATGCGCTTGTCAACTAGATCTTCATACTCGCGTTCCAACTGTTGAATCTGCATGGGTCGTAATTTGCCACTGCGCAACTGGGTGCGGATTTCGGCAGCACGCTTGCTCAAGGGCTCCATCAAGTGTGCCTGTGTACGAGTTATGGTGTCGTCTAAGGCGCCTTCTTGTAAATTCTTTTCGAACCGGGTATTGAATAGGTCTAATGCTAACATTTATTTTCTTCCTTAAGCTTCATCTATATAATCTTGTGTGACATCGTTTCTTTTACGACGCAGGTTAAACATTTCCACAGCCAAGGCGGCTTCATCCATGTTTTTAAATCTAGTAGGCAGTCGGCCATTACCGTGTCGTATTTCAAAACTGCCGGCGGCCTCGTGTATTGCCCAAGTGCCTGACTCATTGGTGATGGTTTTTACTGGATCTGATTCAGGTAAGTTGGTACCGTGTTCTTTGACCTGTTTGGCTATGAGAGCACGATCCTTTTGATCTTTGTCTTTGAGATCCGTATCTTCTGACTTTTTCTCTTTGATATCCGAATCTTTAATTTCTTCTTCTACCGACTTGACAAAATCAGTAAATGATCTTTTGACCTTTTCCAACACGTCCTCGCTGGCAAATTCTTTGGTGTCGGGGCTTACTCCATCCCAGGACATGCCAGCATCTTCCAGCATGTCTTCATCGGGTTCCACACTTTCACTGCCGCCTACTAGCTTGCCTGCCATGGGATTTTTAGGATCAGTCTTGGCAGTCAGCACAGCCACAGTCTTGGGTTTGAATGTGGCACTGAGTTGGTTTACCGACCGTTGGTTCTTGTCCAGTCCTTCTTCCAAGACACGGAGACGTTCAACTATTGAATAGATATCGTTATGGTCGTGTGCCATGGATCATGCCCTTGCTTCCTTTAAGGTAGAACGTAGTTGCCAGGCAAACTTGTTGGTCTGGCTCAAACGTTCAGCGATAAAGTTCGCTATGTCTTGTTTGTTTTCTTTGGTGGCAGCAGCAAAACACTGGTTCAATAGGGCAACCATTTCTTCACTGTTGGCCAACAGTTCTTCAATCATTAATCGGGCACGGGGCACTTTGGTCTGCCCGGTAATTATGCTTAGTTCTAAAAAACGCTCTAGGCTGCCTGGAGCATATTCGTCTAGGCTTCTGATATATTCGGCTATGGGATCTATGGCGCTGTAGGCATCTTCATAGATCTTTTGGAAAAACTTATGATACTGATAAAAATCAAGAGTTTCTACATTCCAATGGAAACCGTGGGCCTTGACATAGTAGGCAGCCTGTGTTCCCAATAGAGTTTTTAATAAATCAGCCAGCATCACTTTTTCCGTTTGTACTTCTTGTATTCAGCCGGCGTATTTGGTGTTGCATCGCCGGTAATGTATTTAGTTCCGGTAAAGAAACTGCCGCCATTTCTGCTGATGGTGCCGCCCAAGGGCATGGCTACAGTGGCTACGCTACCTGAACCGGTGGCTCCTGCTGACGCAGTTTCATCCAAATTTACAATTTCATACAGTCTCATTGTGTATCCTTAAAACGCCGTTTTCTACAGTAGCTGGTCCGTATTCTACCCGCCAATTGCTCACAGTCAAGTTGGCCAGGTGTGGCGGTACTAGTTCATAGCGCACACGGTATTCTCCAGATTTGGCTTCAATCTGGAACAGTTCTTCCAGGTAACAATCGGTCCAAATCCAGGTACGTTCAGCAAACAATTCGTCGTTGACATAGGCCCGATAGATAGGACTAAGTCCTTCCCAGTCGCAGGTTACGTCGCATAGTAAACGAATAAATTGTCGGGCCATACTGTATTTAGCGGCCATTTATTTTACAGGTATATAGGCTGGAATATCAAAAAGACCGCCTAGTCTAGCGGCTAAAGCACGATGATTGCCGTCAATTATGTGTCGATTGTCATCGACTACAATAGGACGTCGTTCTATATCGCGTCGAGTTATTTCGGCTACATGATGCATGTCGATCATTTGTACACGATTGTAAGGATCCGCTAGATCTTCGCCCGATTCTGGATCTGGAATATGCAGGCGATTCAAAGGCACACGAGTCTTGCGCCAGCGCGGATGAGTTAAAATTGTATCGGGAAGATTAAAATCGTGATGTATGCTCTGCACATACACTAGGACATCTTCAGCTGGTACCGTATCTAGTTCTTCAGCCTTCATGCGCCGGTCCACCTAGCTATCATGCTCACATAGTGGCTACTATAAATGCCTGTTCCACGACGGGTGCTACGCATGCTGCGCTGTCCGGGTTCTACAGGAAATGTATAACGAGTCCAAGTTTTGTTTTGATCTACAACTTCATCCCCGGGTCTAGCACGATATTCCGCTGTGGGTTCCATGGCATAGCCTTGTACTTCAACTCCAGGGATTGAGTTTAACATAATCCACATTCTCTGTCCGTGTTTAGTTTGTGTTTCGCCGGCTTCTACTGTGAGTTTTAAAATACTAAGAGCGATACCGTAGAGTGCTTTGCCCAAGCCCTGACCACGATAAGCTGGATCGGTGGCCACATTTTCTACTTGCCAGGTTTTGAGTGGATCTCTGGTATGAGACAGATCCATTTCGGCTACCAGTTTATCCTCATCGAATATCATGATTTCCATGTATTCAGGATCTTTTTTGTTTACCCCGTAAGTGTATCCGCTTCCGCCGGGCAAGGGTTTTCGCTTGACTCTAGGCACATCGCCGGCCAAGGTTCCTTCGTCTCCGTAGTCACCCTGTGGTATGCGGGCTATTTCATCTAGCTTATTGCGAGTCAAAGTGTAAAATTGCCAGCCCTCTTTTGGAAATGTTTTTGCTGTCCAGTCTGGGCCTAGAGATTGTTGAAATACATCTAACAACTTTTTATACAGGCTGACACGAGATTTATCAAGGCCTACGGACTTGTACCAAACTGTTTTGGGTTTGTAATATGCAATGGCTTCGGGCAATCTATCCATGATTGTGCGTACCGCGGCACTGAACACTTCGCGTGGATTTTTAACTGTGTTTTGTACAGCAAAGCCACGACCATCTACATAGAAGTCGACTTCAAGTTGATCACCTTTGGGATTAAAGTGTACTTGAATTTCATGTCCATCAACATCAGTCTTAAAACGCTGGCGTGTGCGGCTAGTAGTAGGCTCATGTTTAACAGGACGATCAAATAATTCCATGATACCTGTAGCACGGCGTAGGCGTAGATCAAAGTCTCGATCACTTTCATAGTTCTGAATATACTGTTCATAATAGCGTCTGGCTTCCGCAGGAGTATCAGCTTCAAAGCGATCCACTATCTGTGAGCTTCCTGCAGGACGATCTGCATGGTAGATTTCATAACCTTTATTGAGTTTATCACGCACACGAGCCATGTGATCCATACGACGATCCACATGACGACCAGCACGATCTAAATAGCTACGGCGTAGTTCGTCACTGATTTCGGCCACCTGTTGTGGTTGCTGACGGGCTCGCCAGAACCGCTTGCCAGCACGAGTTTGATAGCCGCTGGGCTTGAGATCATTGCCCAGCTCTTGCGCATAGTCATACATCACAGTGGCTATGCCCTGATGGCGCATGTCGGGCCGCACATAGGTGTCAAAACTTTCCAAATGATCGTTTATGACTTCAAAGTGTGCATTGCCTATTTCTCTACCGCCGCGATCATAGGCCAAGATGCTGAGCACCCGCTGACCGTTGGGTTCATTGTAAGAAGCCAAGAGATCCAATCCACCGCGGTGTTCCCGGCGTTCCCAGCCGGGTCGCAGGTTAGGATTTACAACTTCATCTAGATCGGGATCAAAGCCGCTGTCACTGATAGTATACTCTTGACCTGCGCGATTCTTGAGCTGGACATAATCATAATCTACCTGTTGAATAGTCCAGCCAAGTGCGGCCAATTCACGAGCATAGGCTTGTTGTTCTTGCGGATCAGCAGAGTTCCACCATAGATTGGCCAAACGATACAGATGATCTGGTACTTCATCATCCTCGCCACCATTCCACGGATCTGGGTTAGTTACAAACTCTCTTAATCTCATAAATCCAATTCGCTTTCTGGAAAGGATATGTAACTGTCGCCGTTGATGTCGCCAATACGCACAACAAACACACCGTCTTCGTCATCGCTTTCGTTTTGTCCTATGGTCCAACCCAGGGCGGACAAGGCACGTTCAGCACGCGGATCTTCATCGCCGTGCCACCACTGTGCGGCCAACTTGCGAAGCACTTCTTCTTCGTTGGGCTCGTTACGGCCGTCACCGGCTCCAGGAGCAAACTCTCTCAAACGCATCAGCAATTCCAGCGACGACGTGCTTTACAGATAGCTTTATCTGGAGTTTTGGCACACGAGATATTGTGCATTTTCATTTGGCCTTTTGATCTTGAGCAGTAGCTCTTACGACGCTTGGAGGCCTTGCTACCTTTTTTCAATTTTGAAGGTTTAGTAGTCACTGCTGTTTGTAGTTTTGACCCAGGATGTTCTCTGCGATAGGCTTTTACTGCCTTACGACTCATGCCGTTGGTTCTATCTCGATTATTGGCCTTTTGCCAGGCTTCAGTTTCCATAATGGTGCTGGTGGTAGCAAACACATACAGCTCATCATCGTCCAAGCTCTCTAAATCTTCCCAGATCACTTCACTATCAACTCCATTGCTTGCGGCCAAGTCTTCAATGATTGACTCGATCAGATCAAACTCTTCTGCAAGTTCTTCTTGTTCTTCGTTAAAAGTTAAACCGTGTTTGTCTTTGTAAAGGCTCAAGAGTTGTGGAATATAACGGTTGGTTACACCATACTCGCTTCGCATGGCCATCTTGCCCAGTTCCATGGCATAAGCGTCATAGGCGGCATCCAGCACTTCACGATGAGTTGCCAAACCGTCGGGCATGCGGTTGAGTGCTTTGATCAGGATAGGATCTACGCGACCTTCGCCTTCTGCCACACTTTCGTTGGGCACACAGTTGCGAACTTGTCCGCCGTTTTTACCACGCTTGGTACCTTCGGCATGTCGACCAGGCCAGCAACGAGTGTAACCGTTGGCATCTTTTTGACCTTTTTTGATTTCATTTAAGTTGCCGTGTGTTTGGCACATGCCACAGTCTGGGCATGTCATTTCCATTAACTCATGGCTTTCGTTGTGCTTCTTCTTGCCAGCACAATGAGCACGTTGGCTAAACCCCTTAGGGTGGCTACAGTTGATACTGTTCTTGTATTTTTGACTCCACTTTTCAGTGACAAATTCGTTAGCTTTCATTTCTTTTTTCCTCTACGCATATTTAACTGCCAACGGGCCAATTGCCCTTTTCTACCCTTGGCATGACTGGCCTTTTCTAATTCAGCCATGGTAGCACCTTTGGGTATTCCATGACGAACGCTGTCTCCTGGGCGACCTGGACCTCGACCATCGGCAAAGTTTTCCGCAACATCTTCCTTGGGAAATACTCTACGTTGACGAGCAATATAATCCTGCAGTTTTTTCAACTGGGTTTGATAACCGGATATGGCCGCATCCATGTCCTTTTCGGTGGCAGGATTGGGGTATATGTCTTCGATATCAGCGGCCAGGCCTGGAGTGATTCCGTAGCGTGTGCGACCAGCACGGGCTGTAAGTGTTTCTATCTCCTGTTTGAGATCCAGGATGCGTTGTATCTTTTCACGCTGGCGCTGTAGATCTGTTAGAGCGGCATGTAGTCTGGGTTGGGCTGGTTTGGCAACGGCTGGTTTGGCCGTTGGCTCAGGCTCTGCCGTGGTCATGGCCGGATTGGCCAACTGCTGTTTGATCTTGTATAACTGATTGAGATTTTTGGCAGGTAGGCTTTCTACCATCGTTTCTGACAAACCACGCACTGATATGTTGTGTCCAGTGCCGCGTTCAATTTCGTTAGCACGAGCATCAGCCTGAGACCAAGGAACATTGTCCATTCTGCTGAGCTCACGTCCTAGGGTAACATCGTATATGCTCCAAGAACCTACCCTGTTGGTAGCATCCTGAGGTTGATCAAAGTTTTGTGCCACATCGGGTTCCACATTATTGACGCCCAAGGTAGCCCCTAATCTTTTGCTGTCTTGGCGATTGTCAGCGGCCCGTTTTACATCTTGCGGACGAATTTCTAAATCGTCGGCATTTTCAAAGTCGTGTAACGCGGCCACGTGTCCCAATAATCTTTTGGCTTCATCTTTGTCAACACGTAGTATACTATCAATTACACGACCAGTTGGTTTGTAAACAACGTCCCAGTCTTTTTTGTCCGCGGGTTTAACTATTCGTTTAGCCAGTTTTGCTCGGGGTGACATCTTGGCAGGATCTTCCCACGGACGCACCTGAAAGCCAATACCCTGATCCACATACTTGTCATACACCGCATCGGCCACTTCGCCCTTGCTCTTGCCCTTGACTATTTCCAAGGTCTTGCCGGTCTTGACATCATACACTTCCCAGTCTTGTTCGCCCATGTTGACCAATTGGTATTCACCAGTGTCAAGAGCTTCACGACCATAACGGCTCCACACAGCATTTTTTACCTGATCTTCAGTGTAGCCGTTCCACTCAGCTGCCGGAACCGGTTCCCAACGTCCGTTGACGTTTTGATACAGTTTCCAACGCTGATTAATTTTCTTTTCAGTGCCCAAGGTCTTTTCAGCCCACTGTTTCTTTAGTTGTTCTTTGTCGATATCGCCTGCGGAGTATCGAGCAAACAGAGCCAGGCTAGGATCATCACCTTCGGGAGCAACTAGCTTGTACAGCTTTTTGGCATACTCCTGGCGTTCGGCACTAGGGTCAGAGGCAATCTGCATGGCACGAGCAAAACGCAACATGGTATTTTGTAATATGTTGGCGCTGTTGGCATCTTCTGACAGGGCTCTAGCTTCGGACAACCAATCACCACCGGGTGATCTGAATTCTATATAACCATCCTGTATGTGCGCACTTGTATACTTGCCGGTGCCTACACCTTTTTGTATGTCCTTGTGTGCCAGTTCTAGCAAGCCCGATTGCATGTATTTGATCACGCCCATGGGATCCGCACGGCCACCCTTGATATTCTCTCGGAACTTGGCCAGGGCACTCTTGCAGTACACACTGCTTTCACGACCAAACTGTTGCAACACATGTTCGTCACCCATGAACAGGATCAGTTTAACATAGTCTACATCACCGCCCTTGTGAGGCACGCTTACGCCCATGTGTAGGCCAGTTGAACTGTTGGTATAGGCATCACCTGTACCGCTGTTGGCCCAGTCAACCACTTGTTGTAGTTTTTCTAGTGTAGTCAACAAGGGCAGGGGTGGACTTACTATTTCGAGTCCATAGTCTTCACGATCGTCGGGTTCCAGACTCGAGTCAGGTTCTAGGATCCACAGGTCTGGCTTACGAGTGGCCTGATGATACCCGCTACTTACTTTGACCTGCATGCCAACGGCCTTGCTCAAACTGTCGCCAATTTCTTCAGGATCTCTCGATCCGCCGTTGCCACCACCGGACATGTAGGGCCAGCCCAAATCATATTCGTTTGACACATCGCTCATCCAGCGTAGTCCTACATCGTCAAAAAATCCGCGGTCGTCATCTATGTAAAAGTTATCACGGAAGCTGTCCAACACACTGTCATAGAAACCATCTTGCTTGGCTATGGTTTGTTCCACATCTTCTTCTAACACATCTTCGGCAATGCTACGAGCTTCGCTATACTTTGCAACCATGTCCAACTGTTCTTCTGACATGTCTGAACCTTTGATTTCACCCTTTTCACGCTGGGCATGCAAGGCTTCAACCGCATCGGCTTCTTCATCGGTCAATTCCAACCCATCAACTAAGGCCGCATGTATGCGTTCCGTCATGGGCTTGTCTTCTAACCAGGCTTCTTTAATCAGCTCGTCCTGCTCGTCTTTCCAAGCGGCGTACATTCGCTCATCGTGCCACTCGTAGTATTGTTCGTCTAGGCCCTCACGCAAGCGTTCAGCCTGGCGATCACTGATACCATAACCATAATCATCCGTTTGGAAAAAGTCCACCACTTGATCTATGCTACGGCAACGCTCGTCCTGATCATAATCGGGTTCTTGATCGTAATCTGAATCTTCACTGGCTGTGTCACGGAATATCAACTCGGCTTCAAAGCCGGCACGGATACCCTGAGCTTCAGGACTACCGGCCCACTTCATCAAACTGCTGGGACTCATTTTGACTTCGTCCAGCTCTACTGTTTCACTCAGACGATTTTTCTTTTTGAACTGATGGTATTCGGCCATCATACGGTGTACCAGTCCATCGGGTCTCAGTTCCTGCGGATGACCCTGTGCATCTGTGTCCAACAAGAAAGCATTGGCCGCACGACCTATAGCACCCGGACGCACATCCCGAGTCAAGGCCATCTTAAAGCGTGGATCATCAGCTTCGGCCGCTGTGGGTATGTATCCGGTGGCTTCGGTCAAGTCATGTGCTTGCCCTATGGCAAAATAGTCAGGGTGCAGTCTAGCATAGTCACGCATGAGTATGCCGGCTCTAGCATTGGCTTCATTTTCCCAAGGACTGCCGGTTTCGCCGGCTGTGGCTCCCATACGGGCACCATCGCGCTCGTGCTGATGTTTGTGTGTGAGTTCATGTGCCACTGTGCGTAGCACATCCATGATGTGGCGACCACCCCAGGCCACTTCCAGTAGATGTCGATCATTGGTGTAACGGCCAAAGGTCTTGTTCACCACAGGCCACTGTGGATCTTTACGCAACTTGATGGTAGGCAAACGATCAATTTTTAATTCTTTGACACAGAAGTGTATAAAGTCTCGCAAGATATCTTCTTCAGACAGTTTTGGTTGCTCAAGTTCTGTAGCCGGTGCTGTTTCCATGACTCTAGGTGTCTTGAATCCCCAGGTCAGTTTTGGCAACTTAACCGGAGCTTTTTCCTTAAGACTCAGCTCACGATCCTTGGCCGCTGTACGAGCATCATACAGTTGTTTGATCTTGCCCTGTGTGCGTAGCATTTTGAATACCAGGTTTTCAGGACCAAATTCTCCGTGTGCTTCCAGGCCAGTTTGACGCATTTTCTTGATCTTGTCAATCAGGCGGGACATTCTTTTTATGTTGCCCGACCGGATGGCTCGTTCAATCTGATGACCCACTGTTTCAAATTTATTTCTGGTGCTGGTATCATCCACCACACTCTTTACACGGCGTGGCACTGACAACCACTTGTTGTTGAGTACCGAATATACCCCTTGACTGATGTGTGGTTCTTTGTCGTCTTGCACATACAGTTCCACATCGGCACCGCCAATAGTGATGTCATGCTGTTCATTGTACTGAAACTTTTTGGCATTGAACAGTTCACGATAAACTTTATCGTCGGGCACATCGACCACCAGGTGTAGATCAATGTCTGAATTGGGTGTGTAGGTATAGGCCGCATTGCTTCCGCTGATGGTTATGTCCCGTAGATCTAGATCTGATATGCCCAGGCTTTCGCGAAAATCTTCAGCTATGCGTAGCAGTTGCTCACGCACTTCGGGGCGTAGGTGCTCGTCGGCAGTCCACAAACGAGGATTTAGATGATCATTAAACTTGACAGCATCTGCGAGGTTGTAGGAATCCAGCTCTTGAATGTTCATAGATGTATTTACCGGGCAAACAAAAGCCGCTGAGATAGCGGCTTGTGTAGTTTAGGTCAGGTGACTGTTACTTTTTCTTGCTTTTTTTACTGGATGCCAAAACTTTAGCTTCCACTGGTTTCGCAGTATCAACCGGAGCAGCAACTCCCACAGCACCACCCAGGGCAGCACCGTTTTGCAAGGCCAAGTTGTGCAGATCCTTGTACAGCTGATCCTGTGTTTGGAAGTCAAACACATAGGTGCCGGTATGTTTGAGTAACACACGCTTGTCAATCCAGACTTTACCGCCTAGATCACGCCAGTTTTCACAGAATGTCCAGTCCTCTGAGTAGTAACGATTTTCACGTACTGCTGTATCAAAGTAGGTCTTCATGTAGGGATTTAATTCTACAGGTAAACCAATGTCGTTCATGAACGGCTTGGTAGCAGGGTGAGCATCCAACTTTTCAAATACACCACGCTTGATCAACAAGAATCCTGTGCCGGTTTTTGATACTTCTTGCAGACCATCTGGACCTTCTTCAGCACCTTCAAAGCCGTTGACACACCATTTGACTGGTAAGGATTTCATTGGGTAAAGTCCACCAATAACATCCACATCACGGTTCAACATGACCAATAAATGCCATGGCTCCCAGCCGATGTCGGCGTCGATAAACATCAAGTGTGTTGACTCTTTGTTGTACAAGAACTTGGCTGTGAGTGTGTTACGAGCACGGCTGATCAGGCTTTCATTGGTCATGGTTTCCATGGTCCAGTCAATGCCCAACTGACGACAAACATTGGCCCACTTGATGTAGCTCATAAAGCAACTTTCGGTCAACATGCCGCCATAGCAAGGCATACAGATGTGTACTCGAGTGGTCTTTAGGAAATCAACATTGACCTGGATTTGATTGGCACCCGGTTGTGGATTTTCAGTTATTTGATTAATCTGTGGTTGAGGCACCTCAGGTAGTTGTGTAGTAGGTACTGCGTCTTGATCAGCCATGATTTCCTTTGTGTAAAATAGTCGAATATTTACACTAGTTTAGCACACCAGGTTAAATTTTCCTAGGCCGTTTTTCTTCAATATAATCAATGCGAAGATCTTCTATCATTGGATCTGGATGCGCTTTTTGTTCTAAGATCAATACTTGTTTGAGCCAAGCTATACTTCTTTCTGTACGTATATTACGAGCTTCTTTGACAAATTCCTGTGCTCGTTCCGCAACACCCAATTTTTTATCAAATATATTTTTAAGCTCGGGATCTACAGTTCCATATAGATCGTGTATAATTTGTTCACGATCAGCTTGATTGCCCTTGATATACTGCTGTCTAATCTCAGTGGCACTGTTGGCATCGGCACCGCGTACTTTAAAATTGACCGTTGGTACCACAGTTACATAAGCATGTTTTGTTAATGGCTCAAGCTGTTTGGTGTTGTCTGGCATGGGTTGCATATAGCTGGGATTGCCATTACGCTTGGTGCCAAAGGTAAATCTAGGTTTCTTACCTTCTTGGTCTTTGGCACTGACCGCAAATATCAATACAGTATTGGACTTTTCTTCTTCGGGCAGGCCTTTGATTATTTCAGTAGCCTGATAGGGATTGGTCACTTTGACGATATGACTAGACGGAATACCCAATTTGGTCATCATGGAAACCTTGTCGCTATAACTAAAAGGGCTGGTTATAGGCGCAGTTAATTCACTGGTAGCAATGTACACATTATCAGCCCCGTATTTGCGGGTTAAATATTCATAGCTGGCTAGATGTCCTCGATGAAATGGATGAAATCGTCCGGGATAGATTACAAGATAGTTCATTGTAACATATTTAGTATTACATCTTTTCTAGCAGCCACAGGTAGATCGGAGTGGTAAATTTAAGGCTTACTGTACCGTTGCACCCCATCTCTCCGTAGAATTGTTCAACAATTTTGTTCTGGGTACCATTAAAATCATGAGTGTAAGTGGACTGATCAATAAAAATTTGCCCCAATTTTATTTCGTCAAAGGCCAGATCCGAAACGGTCAATCTAGCATCACTCAGTATATTGCCGTCGCTATCGACCGTGGTATGTGACAAGTCTTTATTTTTCATCACAAATTTTAGTTCGTGTTCGTCTTCGTCTTCTTCTAGATCAAAAGTCAACGATGTCAGTTCTGCGATTTGTTCTGCATGCCATAACTGTTGATTATCAAGCCAAATTTCTAATGCCAATTTAGCAATAGGGTCTGTAGTTCCGATAGTACATGAAATTTGATAGGTAGTCATAGAATCTTTCTAATCAATAAGAAGCAGTCACAACGGTGATATTGCCGGCTGTAAAATCTGTTACCGCAGCTCTGAGATAGCTAAAATTGCCCATAACAGAATTGGCATGTGTTCCAGTAGTGGGCACCGTGGCATTACCATACGAATCTATGTCAAACCAGGCAGCCTGCGGATTGTTATCGTTCAGAGTGGCTTGTATGGTAATTACTCCAACAAAACCATTGGTAGTATAGGTTAAGGTTTGTACTACTCCTTGACCAGCATAGTAATTAGCGGCCGGAACTACATTACCTATAAATGTGGTGTTGGATCCGTTATAGTTGCCCGAAGGTGTGCCATAAACGGTCGAGGGTAGTAGAGTTAAAGTGGTGTACTGTGTCATAGCTAACTATTTAGTTGCAATTATCTGCATAGTTTTTCTTACAAGTCCTGTACGCACTAGGCTCAACATGGTTAACCAGGTCATTTCATTGTGATCTACAAAAAAATAATCCTGGGTCCTATGAAACGGTGTCAGCATCCAACCGCTCAAGGCTGGACTGACCCTGATTTCTGTTTGCATGGTTAAAAATGCCACTAGATGGTCTTTTTGTTCGGCAGTAATTTTGGTCGATTTAAAATAACTACGAAACTGATGCTGTGGATTTCTCAAACTGATTGTATCTTTGGCCCGAGTTATCACAGCACGACGATAAATTTTTTGTTTCAACGATCCTAGGTCACTTAATTGATCTATTAACTTGCAATCATTGGTATATACATGACCGTAATTGGAACTCACAATCAATTTGAAATCTGCTGTAGTGGTCAATAGATGTCGAGCAAATTCGTGTAGGTCGTTGACTGTTTGGCCAGTGATTTCTTTGGTACGACGAGTCAGTATATTGCCAAATGTGTTGTTGGTCTTTTGCCAACGCTGATGCGCTACTTCACGCCAAACCTTGCGCCGCTCTATCATGGTGTCGATATAGGTATGATCTAGCTCACGCAGGCAACTGGCTTCGTCTAGTTGAAATCCAATGGTGTACTCAAATCGACTGTAAAACAGTCGATCTTTAAAGACTATTTTAAACGGGAGGATCGATTTGGTCAATTACAATATATCCTTGGTCATCGACAACGGACCCGGTGTTGGCATTATTGGTAACAAATTCAATTTGATCGCCATTTAAAACCGCACGGATAGCGCAATTTTCTAAACGATCAAACAAGATACGTTTACTTAATGGTACACGAATTAGTTCATCAATCTTGCGACTTAGAGGTCTGGCACCCATCCGGCTGTCATAGCCCTTTTCGACCAAAAGATCAATTACGGGTTCAGTCAAGGTCAAATCAACATGACGATCTGCAAGCGTAGCCTTTAGTTCATCTACAAATTTGACTACTACCTTCTTGATAGCCAAGTTGTCCAGTTTAATAAACTTACAGACTTGATCAATGCGATTACGTAGTTCAGGCTTAAAGAATTCTTTCATGGCCTTATCTTCACTGCCGGTTTTTTCTAAACTTTGTCCAAAACCAATGTTGTTTGTTTCGTTGTCTCTAGCACCCAAGTTCGATGTCATGATAATGATGCAATTTTTAAGATCTACCACTTTACCATTACTGCTAGTAATACGGGCTTCATCTAACATTTGCAACATGATATTGATTACATCGGGGTGAGCTTTTTCGATTTCATCGAACAACAAAATACTAAATGGATTTTTACTAATATCACTAATCAACTTGCCGCCGCCGATATTGCCATCTTCGAATCCTACATAACCCGGAGGTGCACCAATTAGACTGCTAACCGTGTGTCGTTCTTGATATTCTGACATATCATACTTGAGCAATTTCATATCTAGATTTTCAGCCAACAACTTGGCTAGTTCTGTTTTACCAGTACCTGTGGGTCCCAGGAATAGGTAGCTGGCAATAGGACGACGGCCATTCCCAATACCACTAAAATTAATATAAATGCGTTCTAGTACTGCATCTACGGCAGTATCTTGTCCATAGAGCTTTTGTTTAATATTGCTTTCTAGTTCGACAATATTTTGACTGCTCTCATTTTGCAAACGATCTAACGGTACTGAGGTCACACGACTCAGCTGTGCCATGATCATGTCTTGATTAACTGTGACTGTACCTTTGTCTTTTACACGCTCTCGAGCACAGGCACCGTCAATTAGATCAATACTCTTGTCGGGATTTTTACGATCATGTATATATCGACCACTTAATTCTACAGCAGAAGTGATAGCATCAGTACCAATTAACACATTGTGAAATGACTCTAATCTTGGGCTAAGTCCAATAAGAATTTGCTCTGTTACTTCGGGTGTGGGCTCGTCGATGGCTACACGATGAAAACGACGCATAAGTGCGCGATCTTTTTCAAATGACTCGTAGTATTCTTCCCAGGTAGTGCTTGCTACTACTTTTAAATTACCTTTAGTAATGGCTGGTTTTAACATGTTGGCAAAATCCAAGGTACTGTTGCTAGAACTTCCAGCACCCATCATGGTATGTGCTTCGTCAATGAACAAAATACATTTTTTCTTGGTTTCAAGTGCGGCAATGACCTGTTTGAATTTTTCTTCAAACTCGCCACGATATTTGCTTCCGGCTAACAAACTAGCTATTTCTAGGCTCCACACTTCATGATCTTTCAAGAACTCTGGTACACGACCTGTACTAATTTCTTGTGCTAGGCCTTCAATAATAGCAGTTTTGCCCACCCCAGGATCACCAACCATGAGCACATTGGCTTTAAACTTGCGTGCCAGAACTGTGATCATTTCTTCTACTTCAGCGGATCGTCCGATCATGGGCTCTAATCGATCTTCTTTAGCCAGCTTGGTCAAATCCAAACAGTGTTGTGTAAGTATTTCAGAGGCCTGCTGATCACTCAAAGTTACATCGGCATGATTGTAGTGTTGTTGCCAAAACTCCATAAAGTCTTTTTTCTGCACGCCATACTTGAGCAGAAAATAGTGTGCATGACTATTGGTCTCGGCCATCATGGCCTGATAAAGATCAGCTGTGGCCACCTGACGGCGTCCGGTAAACAACACCTGGGTCAAAGCTCGGTTAAAACAACGTTCTAGTGCATTAGTTTTTTTAGGTGGAGCATCTTTGTCAGTAACCAGATTGGTTAGGCTGAGCAGATAGGCCTGAATCTCTTGATCCATAAGATCCGCATTGGTACCGTATTTTTCTAAACATTTACGGAAGGGGTTGTAACGTATCAGAGCCAACAACACATGTTCGGTTAAGACATATTCGTGTTTGTATTCGCGGGCCAGACCAACTGCGTTTTCTAGGATCTGTTCAATTTCGGGGCTAGTTTGCATGTGTTCCTTTTTTAATATGTTAACCGAATGTTTATTATACTGTATTTTAATACAAAATGCAAGCTATAGGATTATTTATTGACCACGGATTTGAGTAATGTGGTCCAATAATTCTTGCGGAATAATATCAGGAATTTGTACTTGTAGTTTGACCAACATATCACCGGTGTTGCCTGCCCGATCGGTTAGTCCGCGACCGCGCAGGCGCAGTATTGTGTCAGGTTGTGATCTAGGCGGCACAGTTAAAGTTAGGCTATTTCCCAATATGTCACGAACAGGTAATTCTGTACCTAGTATCAAATCCCAAACAGATATGTTTTCTTTTGCATGTAAGGTAAGGCCGTTGCGATTCCACTTAGGATCCTGATGTATTCTGTAGGTAATCACTAGATCCATACCATTGGGACCAACACCACCATATTGTACATTATCGCCATCATTGATTCCTTTGGGTATTTCTATTTCAATTGTGGAGTTTCCCTGAGGAGTACCTACGCTGACTGTTTTGCGACCACCCAGGGCCACATCTTTCAAGGTAATCCACAAGGTCATAATGGCATGTTGTGCTCGGCGTTGTTGTTGATGCGGATGCTGAAATCTGGCACCAAAAATATCAAATATTGATTCAAAATCAAAACCATTGGGTTGAAAACCAAATCCAGGGCCACGAGCACTTATAGGATTGTCATATTGAGCTCGTGCATTGGGATCACTTAGAGTCCTGTAGGCTTCTTCAACTTCTTGGAATCGATGCTTGTCTCCGCCCTTGTCAGGATGATGTTGGCTGGCTAATCGTCGATAGGCCAGTTTGATTTCATCTGGGCTGGCCGTGCGATCGACTCCTAAGGCTTCGTAATAATTTTTCATGTACTATACTAATTATACTATTTTTTGTCAACCAAGTCAATACCCCACGCAATCTTATTCCATACTCGCTCGTGGGCCCAAAACAAAAAGACCTTGGTTATAATTTCAGTAAAGGCTATACCACTGGCCAGTAACACCTGACCAGTAATCAACCAGCTGATAACAAAAGTGTCAATGGATCCAGTTACTTGCCAACTGATGGCTTTAACCAAACTTTGTAAAGCGGTATCACTCAAGGCCCATTTCTCGACGAATTTTGGTAGCACTTATGTCAGTAATGCTTTCGTCAAACGTTTCTTTGCCCGACGTATAACCAACTCCACGGCCCCATCCAATATGTACAATGTTAGGAACTACTTGTATTTCGTATTGTCCTTGATAGATTGGATCCAGGTCGCGTCGAATAAATTCTTTAACTTTTTTTATTTCAAATGGGTTCGAACCTTGCCAGCCCTGGCAATCACGAATTTGAATTACTACCTGCCCGGTGCGAGCAATCAAGCGTTCAAACAGGGCACGATGTCCGTCATGCCAGGGTTGCCAACGGCCCAGCATCTGTACAGTTTCCTTCTGCCAATCAAAGACCGGACGACGACGATTGGCTACAATGTGTTCACCAATAAATTCAGCCCATTTTTCTGCATTCTGCTCGATAATGCGGAAGTCGTACTGTTCAGGTTCCACAAAGGCTCGATTGGTATCAGCATAACGTCCTTCACGGATAGTGTCTACCCAGATGGTCCAATCAGCCTTAAAGTTGTTACGCTGTTCTACTAAGGGTGCAACAAAGTCACAGATCACATAGTCGCCTCCGGACTCCATGCTGAACTGAAACATGCGCAGGCTCTGACGAATGCGACCATCCTGACTAAAGTCCCAGTCGTTGTACTTGCGACGGACATCATCAGCATTGAACCAATTAACCATGACTCCGGGTCCGATGCATTCGTTTAATGCTCGAGTATAGTTGATATCGCCATGCTCTTCTAAGTATTTTTTTAAAACACCTGCTAGAGTTGTTTTGCCCGATCCTGGTAAACCCATGATTAAAATTCGTTGTGTCATCGCCATTTCCTTGAAGTATGTTTGGCCAAATCGTCTACCCAATGATGTTCTACAGGTTGAAAATATTTGGTATTTGCGTCTTCCTTTATGATTTCGTTAATCCTGGGATCTGTATGAACCACAGGAAACTCGAGTATGGTATTTAATTGTTGTAGATAGTCACGGCCATATAAATGCAACAATTCGTAACTGAGAAATTGTGGCATCTGCCCAGATAGTTTGGCCAGCTCGTTAACAGCTAGATGCAAGGTAGGCTCTCCACGCACACGAGTTTCTTGCATTTCAAGTATGTTGGCATCTCGGCCTAGAATGGCAAATTGGATCTGTACTCCGGCTGCCCGAACTGCCTGTATGAATGGACCAAAACGAGGTATGGTACGTTCACCATTCAGCATGTAAGGCACGCTGATACTGGTCACAAAGTAATCGTGACCAGACCAATCAAAGTCTTTTAATTTTTCAGGATCTTCCCAGTATTCAGCAAAGGGTTCTTGATCATGCCCAATCCAGTATTTGTCCAGCAGAGCCTGCCAGCCAAAGGTCCTTGGATACAGAGCAAAGATTTTTGACCACATGTGATTGCCTGCACCCTGTGGACCGGTCAGGATCAACAGTTTTTTTGTTTGTGTCATACCTGATATCTGGCTTCGGGTCCTGCGTATTCTAATAATTTTCTAGTGTGTTCGGTTTTGAGTCCAGTGATCTGTAGCACCGGGCGCATGTGGCGACTGGCATTGGCCGTGGCATGTGGCACATTGGCCCAATCAAAGATATGAACATCTCCGGCACGCCAGTGTGAGTAGTTACAGGTACCGTAAGAGTAAAATTGTCCAGGTGCCCAGTCGGCTAGCATGATGGTCATTCTGATCACTTGTTCAGGATCTTCAGGACAACGATCCTGCAATTTGTCTATGTGCAGGTTGAACATCTGCCCTGGTCTTTGATAATGCATGCGAATCTTGGCATCTGCTATACCAAAGTATTCACTCATGCGTATCAAGGTAGGATAAGGCGTGATATCAAATACTGCGTCGGTCAGTTCAAGATCTACCGGAGCACCTGTAGTTCTAAGATCGTTTTCTTCTTGAGCTAACATGGGACTTACGGTATCATCGTCATTGCCGTAAAATTTACGGGTAGCCCAAGTTATGGGTTTTCCTTGAGCCTGTGTCACTTCGTCGGTCCAGTTGCCTTCAAAACGACCCAAGACCCGAAACCATTCACCAGGCTGGTCAATGCGAGTGTTATCAAAATGATAACAACTGTGATCCACACACCATTGCCAACTGCTGTCGTAATCTGCTTGATTTTTCATATTACCTTTACTCCTAGGTCCGATTGTCTGTAGTCTTGAAAATAATTATCAGGCGGCAATTTGATTCCTAAAATATCTGCCAACGCAAGATTATTTGGAGGTATTTTACCCTTGTGATGATCCCATGCTTTTTGTATATCCTGATTTTGATTGGCAATTATGCCAGCCATGGTTCGCAGATCTCGATAGTACTTATCATATAGCGGGTAGGTAATATTAAAGTGTCCACACTTGACCCACCAGCCCAGTGCGGCATCATTGTTGCGATGTGCCAGGATAACAGGGCAATCAGGCCAGGTCTGTTTGATAAAATCTATGTGATGTGCAAACACATGGCTTTTGATGATACGAATACCTGTGCCCGAAAACGGGCGGTCAAATTCAGCTTCACATTCGGCCCGAGTATATTGGTCCAAACGATCAAACCAGTCGCCAAACTCCATGCCAGGATCAAAATAAGCACCTAGGTGCATGAGTTCCAACTGTCCCGGAGCATCGTGCCAGTAGGTTCTGTCATCCGAATAGTCCGAACGATCCACATCGGGGCTGTAGTAGATGTTTTTGATTAGACTGCTCCATTTTGAGCCAGGTGCACCTGCACAAAAGATATATTTCATTCTTTGCTTAAATCAATAGTTTTCAACACAGGCAAGAATGTAGCACGCAGTTCCTCCATGTGCCGGCGTAGTCCAGCTGGCTTTAGTTCAGACTCATCCACAAAGACCACATTTTGTTCGCACCACTTTTTATACTCCGCACTATGTACAGCCGCACTAAACTTCTGCTGATACCAATCGACTACTTCTTGAGGCGTGCCTTTGGGTAATTCTATTGACCAAGCGGCATATACATTGATACCGGGAACCCATTCATTTAACAAGGGAACATTGGGATATTGTGGCATGCGGTGTGTGCCTGTAAATCCAATGGGCTTGACCTTGCCAGCCTCAACCAATGGCCGAGCCACAGCAATGGGCATAATACCAAATTCTGTTCCTCCGGCGGTATCAAATGATGCAACACTGGTCACTGCCGGTAAAGGACCATTGAACTTGATAGGTTTGACCAGGTCAGCGTTGCCATGGGCCTTCATCATAAGATATTCGTAGGCAGTTCTATGAGCACCACCGCCTACCGCAACATTAATAGGACGGGTAGTTGTAGCAATTAATCTAATAAATTCAACCGGAGTATTGATCTTGCTTTTTGCATTGGCAACCAGGACCAATGGACTCTTGCCCATGGTCATGACATCAATGAATGAATCGTAGTTAAACTTTTTGATCTTGGCTTCCCAGATGTCATTAGTCACATAGGTACTCATATGGCTGGGTAGATTGATGGTGTATCCATCGGCTGGTTGCTGTAGGAAATAATTTTGAGCCACTACTGAATCAGCACCGGGTTTGTTTTCGACCACATACACAAACTTGGGATTGTTTTTTTGCACAACAGCTGCCAGGGCTCTAAAGGCAATTTCGTTGCCAGCTCCGGGAGTGTTGCCCACAATTACAGAAACTGGATATATAGGTTCCCAGGCCATGGCCAGGGTTGGGATTAATAATAATACCGCTAATAATTTTTTCATTTGTTGTCCTTGAATATTAAATTTTGTATTTCTGTTGGCAACCAGGGGTTTGCCATACGTTCTGGATGCCATACTACTGCTGCTACCAACCCATCAATCCAGGATTCGCAAGTGCCATCGGGGTCTCGAGCCAGTACTTGTGCTGTGGGTGGTGCCGATTCAATTGCAAGTCCGTGAAAACTGTTGACCACATAATCCTGCTCACAATACCGGACCACATGTTCAATTCCATCTCTATGTCCGTCTTTACGACCGACTATACCGCCAAACACATCAGTCAGCAAAAATGCTCCATGACATACACCCAAAATAGGTTTTTGTTGTTTTATTACTGCTGTGGCTAATTGTAATTCTGTGGTGCGTCTGATCAAACGATCATCGCCACCGGTGATAATAAGACAATCTACTTCTTGTGCTACTGATTCAAAATCCTGATCTAATCGATTGGGAACAAAAACAAGCGTATGCTCTTTCAAGTAGGAATACCAACCATGCTCAATTGAGTCATACGCCCGCCCTCTGAAGTTTAGGATCCGCTGAGTGAGTCCTATTTTCAAATTACCAACCGTATGCGTCTGCCACTAGCTCTTTGCCAGCTTCAGCTGCTACAGTGTTCCGGCATGAAATTTCATACAAGTCTTTACGCATAGCGGCAACCAATGTTTCAACTCGAGCAGCAACTTCTGCATCTGTAACTAACTGCTCTAGCTTACGAGCACCAATCTTGCTGTGGAAACCTTCATCCCGGGCAATTTTGGCATAACTTTTACTAATAAATTCATCTTCAATGCACTCGGCCATAGTGTTCCAAACAGCTTCGGCGCGACCTTCGGCAACCAACTGATAAGCGGCAAGAGCCACTCGATCATTCTCTGCACCGTACTTGGCCAATAAACCAGCACCTTTGGCAGTTGGTTTAGCGGCTTCGCGAGCAATGGCGGCTTCTACATCAACTGGTGCACCTTGAATGTGTTCAATAACTTCTTTAACAAGACGGAAATGAACAGCTTCGTCGGCAGCCTGTTGTGTCAACAACTGTAATTCTACAGGATCTGCATCGGCAGGCATGGTAGCAATAGCTTGGCTGATCTCAACCATGTTCATACGCTCATTGACCATACGGCCAATAAAGTGCTCTACCAGTTCTTCTTGAGCTGGCTTACTGTCAAAGTAAGCCCGAACATTGTGCTGGCTTGCTTGAAACAGGGCTTGGTTATCGGCCACGATCTTGGCAACAAATTCTTTTGAGTTCATAAAATCTCCTTAAATAGTTATATGAATTTACAAGTGGCCTAAAATTTTTAAGCTCTTTGTAAAATTATTTACCTAAAACGGAAAATTTTTAATGAATACCAAAATTTTTAACCTAATTACAAAAAATTTACAAGATACTTTTAATTTACCCAAGTATAAGAATATTTCTATTGACGTCGACACTGAGGTAGATCAACTGCCTTGGACGCCGGCTCGTTATCGCAAGTTCAAGGATACGATAGAAGCTGAACTCATGTTGGAAGACTGCGGCTTCAACGGCCCGTTGCTCAAAATTGTAGACACCATCAGCGAACGCTACATTCTGCGCTTTTTTGGGGAAATTTGGAAACCGCGTACGGATGATTACAATCACACTGGTTGGCAACTAGCAGAAGAAATCAACAAACTCAATCCCGAAGCTGTACTGGATGTGGGCTGTGGGTATCATCCATTCAAAGGCCGTATTCAAAATTTAGTGGGCATTGATCCTTACAATGACGCAGCTGACTATCAGGTAGATATTCTCGAATACCGTGTAAAGCACAAGTACGATGTGATCATGGCCTTGGGATCTATCAATTTTAACAGCCAAGATGAAATCGAAGCTCGTTTTGGACACTGCGTGGATCTGCTTAAAACGGGTGGACGTTTTTATCTGCGTGCTAACCCCGGAGTGACCCATAAAACAGGACCGTATGTGGATATTTTTCCCTGGTCGTTTGAGCTAGTAAATGAGTTTGCCGAACTGTTTAATCTCAAACTATTGGAATTCAAGAAGGATGCTAACAATCGCCTGTATTTTGTTTATCAAAAACTTTAATCATAAAATCAGATGCGGCTCGGTGTGCTTCTTCTAAAGGATGCCAAGCCGCAGTTTCTGGATAATCATTGGCCCTGCTCCATTCTAAAAATGTTTGTCCATCAAAATTTTTCATAAAAGGTTGCACATAGGTTTGTAGTTCGATCACAGCCGGGGTAATATGCCACTGCTGATCAAACAACAGTTGATCCATGTAGGTCATCACAAAGGGAATTTGTCGTTGTTGTAATGTATCAATGGCCAATTTGATATTGGCCAAAGAAACAAGTTTGTCACGATATTCTGAATGTAGATTTCTATAGTAAACTTGAGCTACTGTATCGGTATCTACCGGCATAATAGTACGCCAAGGACTGCGACTAGGCGTGTTGGGATTTGTTGGGTAGTAATCAAATCGATCGATCCAGGTCCATCCAATAACAAATAAATCCGAACTGGTACTGGTGGCTGCTTGATTTAAGATACTTTCTAATATCTGTAGATTCCCAGACCCTGGACGAGCATAGCATTCGTATTGACGATTTAAATAACTAGCTAAATGTGCAGGCCAAGTCAACTGACTAGGCGTAGCATACGGTCCACCATGCCCATCATCGGCCAGTTCTGAACCAAAGATAAAACTACATCCAAAACTTTTTAGTTTCATAGGCAATTATATACCTAGATTACGATAACACTATGATTTTATAGTAGGCCAGCGGCTGATTGAATAGATTGCAAGGCCGGGTCTTTTCGATCGTAGTGGGTGACCACCGGGACTCCGGCAGCTGTGCGCATTTCGTTGAGATCTTGCTCGTAACGCTCACGGTAAGCTCTAGGACTTAATGGTACCAACTGTTCAAAAGTTTCCATTGTAAATGGAATTGATTCGCCCTTGTAGTGCATGGTCCAGGCCGAACTGCCTTGGTGTTCGGTCAAAGTATTGAGGTCGTTTAAGAGTTGTTCCACATGTGCCCCGGCTGTGCTACGACGCCGAATTTCTACATACACTAGATAACGATTGGGTTTGATTTCGCCTGGACTACGATCTGCATCCAACACAAAATCATAACCTTTTTCAAACCAGGTCATTAGATCCTTTGCGGCCTGAGCATCACGCACAAAAAAACTGACCACAATGATGTCATCGTCGTCGCCCATCTTACTTGAAAATTCATCCACATGAATTGTAGGCTTCATCAAGCCTTCCATTTCTTTATAGTCTAGGCTTTCAGAAACCAGGCGTTTGAGGTTGGCTAAGTGATTGTTGTGCATTTTGGGCTTGTTGTTGATTTTGTAATTCGTCTTTATCTAGATCCTGTTCGTAAGCATCATCTAGGTCAGCCAAGTCAATGTCTTGGTCTTCTAGTTCTACAGAACCGGTGCGTATGTCGCTCATGAGACTCTTGGGCATGGTTATCTCTACCAGCCATATTTTCTTTTCGGTAATCTTGGCCTTGTGTGTGCCTGGGCGATAGTCCGACGGATCCATAATCTTGACTGGAATTTTCATTGTGGTTTTTTTGTATTCGACCTTGCAGTCAAATGGCAAGAGTCTACAAGCACCACGCGGATCTGGCATGAGTTTTTCAGGCCACATGAATATGCAACTTACACGATACTTGCTAACTGTGGGGCCCTGTACCAGTTCGCCTATGCTCCAGTTTTTGAACGCATAGATATCTAGTTCATCTAGCACTCGTTCAAAATCCAACAGAGTAAGCAGACTACCTTCGCTCATGTAGATGTCACGAATGTTTTTGGCAACTTGCCAGTAGTCTTGATGATTTTTAAAAATTTCTTGATCCATATGATTATTTATGGTTAATTTACAACTATGAACAGTTTGGAGAGTTGAGTGTACAGTCTAATACTTATACTAGATTTAAATCATTTAGTACCCATACTAAACTTTTGAGTATGGGTACCTAAATAATTAAGACAGCACGGTGCTGTTGGAAGTAATCTAACCCACTACACGGAGTATCATGAGTAGACAAAAAGTAGTTAGCAAATCACAAAAGCGTCAGAAAATGACATTACAAGAAAACACAATCCGTTTTGATCAACCAAAACCACAAAAACAACGGCCTATTGATATTGTACCACGTACAAGAAATCAAGAGCGGTTGGTTTTGGCCTTGCAGGACAAAAATCAGTCGATTGTGGTTACAGCAGGTCCAGCAGGAACAGGAAAAACCTATTTGGCCATGCTGGCAGCAGTAAAAGCATTTAGAGAAGGAGCAGTAGATCGTATAGTGTTAACACGCCCAGCAGTGGGTGTAGAAGACGAAAAACATGGTTTCTTACCCGGCGACCTCAATCAAAAAATGGATCCTTGGGTACGACCATTGACAGATATTCTTCGCGAGTACTATCGTCAACCCGATATAGCCGCTATGATAGAAGAGCAAACTATAGAGATTGCTCCGCTGGCTTTTATGAGGGGCAGAACGTTAAAAAATGCATATATTGTAGCTGACGAAATGCAAAATGCCACGCCAGCACAATGCAAAATGCTGATGACCCGTATCGGCCAAGACAGTAAGATTGTAATCACGGGCGACGTAGAACAGGCGGATCGCAGCCGCGGCAATAATGGTCTGATAGACCTGTGCCAAAGATTGCAGAAAGGGGGTGTAAAAGGAATAGCTGTATGTAATTTAGATAATCGCGACATACAGCGGCATGCTATCATCGATAGCGTGCTAAATCTTTATGCCGAGTAATCAAATAGTAAATATAGGGTATGACCTACCCTATATCTCTTTACTTAACCTTAGGTTGTGGTGGTTCTAGAACCGACTTTGTTGCTGGGTGGCTTGGTAGTTTGCCAGGATCAATCAACAATGAGTGGATTATAGACCCCCTAACTGGCCGTAGTCACGGTGTTCAACAGGCAATGAGAAATCTTGACAAGTTGCCGGATATTGGCCCTAATAATCTCCGTGACTATTTACAAAAACAAAATTGGCATTTAGATTCCAATGCTGAATATGTTTATTCGGGCGCTTGCCACGGATGGCATATTAACAATCAAATATGCACAGACGATTTACCGGCTATAAAAATTATTGTGATCGATACCACCGGAGTTGACTTTGCAACTTTATGTTGGGAATTTTGTGTCAAAACTTTTGGATTTTATGACACCCGTCGGCATGCTATCGAATACAATTTACCAAAATATCACATAGATTACCAATTCAAAAATCAAATAATAACAAACCAAGATCGATGCAAGATTTTCAAAAAACAACTATCTGTGAGAAATAATTCAACTCCTTTTGTAAATTTTCCGCACGTGACTATACCTTATAAAGATGTGATATCGCCCGATGGTAGCAAACGTTTGTCTGAGTTACTCAATATTGATATCGCTCCATGTTATCATAAACTATGGCAAACAAATTTGGAAATGGCAAAATCGCCCGACTCTATAGATTTGTTTGGTCAGCATTGGTCTAAAACCATGTGCGAATCTATACTACAATAAATATAAAAATGTACTCCTATTCCGAAGTCAAAGAAATACACTTAGAAATTTCCACTCGATGCAATGCTGGTTGTCCTGGTTGTCCTAGGAACATGGGCGGAGTTGACGTAGTTGACGACTATCCTATACACGATATGACTCTTGCAGAGGCCAAAACTATTTTTCAACCAGAGTTTTTACAGCAACTTAAAATCATTAACATAAATGGTAACCTTGGAGATTTTATTACTTGTCGTGATGGATTAGAAATTGTACGATATTTTTTAGAAAAAAATTCCGCTCTTCATATTGTGATATCCACCAATGGCAGTGCCAAACCATCGGTTTGGGAACCATTGGGTCGACTAGGCGTTACCGTACATTTTAGAATAGAAGGACTCGAAGATACTCATCACTTATATAGACAATACACCGATTATCATTTTATATTAGAAAATGCTCGTAAATTTATTGCAGCAGGTGGGCATGCAATTTGGTCAATGATTAAATTTGATCATAATTTACATCAAATTGATGCTTGTCGTGAATTAAGCCAGCAAATGGGATTTGAAAAATTTGAATTAATTGATCAGGGTCGTAGTCGTTTTTCAGTATTCAATCGCAATCGAGAATTTTCACACGACATAGGCGACAACATTGAACCAAAAAATTGGGAAGACAAAATCATGTGGTGGGAAGGATCTCGCAGAAATAATCTTATAGATCCTGTAACAACCCCCAAGAGGATCGATTGCAAAGTTGCAAAATCAAAATCTTTATATGTCAGTGCTACTGGAGAAGTATCTCCCTGTTGTTGGTTAGGATTCTATCCTAGACAAATGAATCATACAGGAAATCCTGGGCTTAAACAAATCTTGCCTGAGTGTAACAATGCCAACCAAGTTGGTATAGAACAAGCTATGACCTGGTTTGATCGTATCGAAAAAACCTGGAGCACTGATCGTCAAATTTACAACTGTAATACTGTTTGCGGCGTTACTGAGTAACTATTTCGTAAATATGTTTCCAATTTTTGACCAGCTGTATATGTTTGTGATTATAGTTCATGTTGTGCCCGTGTTCTACTAACAAACATTTTAGTCCTGCACGATAGCCTGCTTCGGCATTAGCTGGCTTATCCTCAATCCACCAGCAACCAGTGCCTTCGTATTCTTCAAGTACTTCGTCTTTGTGTGCTCCGGTATCTAGACATACAATCCGTTCAAATGCGGTAGGACCAAACAGCTTGTGTATATTCATTTCACGCAGTTTGATTGCGTTGGGATCTAGGCTTACGCTAGTAATGGCATGGAATCTGAATCCATGTTCTTCGTGTAGACGTTTGATATAGAACATGGCATCACGCTGTGCCGGAAGGAATCCAATCGCGGCACTTTCGTTAAATACCTTGATCAGTTTGATTACCTGCTCTCTAGTGATACCATACCGCAAACTCATGTCATATTCAAATTTTGAACCCTCTTGTTCAACGAACCCGTGTTCTTGCATCCAGACATTGAATGCCCATTCCCAATCTAAACAAACGCCGTCGCAGTCGGTCAGGATCAGTCGTTTTAGGTTCTTAAATTTTGATTTCATAGTATTATTATACTACGAAATGACTTTTTGGTCAACCGGCGGTAGCGGCGGCCGTAGCAGGTGCTTTTATGTCTAATTCATGCCCGTTCTCCTGGAACAGGCGCTCAATGGTGGCCGGATAGTGTTGATAGTAGTAGCTCACAATGGTGTCCCAATCCTTTTTGGCTGTGATCCCCGACACACTGCACAGTACAACCTTTTGTTCTTCAAAGTCTAAGATCACATTAGTGGTCTGGAGATCTTTGCGACGTATCCGGTTAGCGATAGTCATGACTTCATCGATCTTGCCAGTGGGTTTTTGATAGTAGGTTAAAAATAAGTATCTCATAAAAAGTTTTTAGTGTTAATGTAATTAGTTATTTGCTCTGCCATCCATTGATGACTTTTTATACCAGGATGATGTCCTTCGGGACCGACGTCGATACTATTCTTATAAAACGAATCAAATAGATTGACCCATAACGATTTATCTAGTTCGGTAAATTTTTGTTGTAGTTTAGAAAAAAATAAAATAATTTCTTCATCGTTGCGATCATCAAACTCTAACATGTTTTTTGTATAGTCACTCAATGACTCACTAGGATTATTGGTATCAAACGGCTTGATTAAATCATCTTGCCAAGGAACCAGTCCATTTATAAAAACAATTTTAGTAGAATTTATAATTGCCAGATTCGATAAAATGTCGCAATAGGTGATTAAATCAAATATGTTTTGATAATTGTGATTTAATAATGCCACGGTTTCTTCAAATTTTAATTTGTCTTTTTTGCCCAGGTAAATGTCGCGATATCTAAATTCGGTGATGCTCTTGTTGATCATGGCAACATACCATACTTCCGGCCCAGGGCTCAACCACAGTCTATTCAACCCACTCCACTGCACAAACACAATATCATATTTTTTTTCTTTTAACGCCTGTACCGTGCGCATAAAAATTACATGATTGCCAGACCCAGGTTGGGCAATATTTGTGCTGTTGAAATTAAATTTTTTAGTTAGTAGTCTATCATAAATGTAATCATCCCGCAGTTGCTCAGGAAACCCTTCTCCAACAGTAAGACTACATCCATCGAAACAAACATTTAAATTTTTGTTTACAGTTGACATAATTCCGTGAGTGTAGCACTTAGATTTATTTCTTGATCAACTACCATGGGCACATTGACCAGGCCGTTGCGAATAATTACAATCGCTTGATCCTGCTTGTGCGGATCAGTTGACCAAAGATCTAAATTGTCATACATCCAGCGGAATATGTCATCGGCTTCCTCAGGAGTGCTCTGTTGACACATGAGTGTTCTGGCTTCTCGCATCTTGCCATCTTTGAATAACTGTACACAATCCAGTTTCCAATCACCTACACTCTTGTCTGTGCTATTGGGTGCTGTCAAGGTGCCAGATTGGCTGTTTTGTTGGACTAGGTTTAGACATTTACGCAGATCTGGATATGTAGCACGCACATAGCTGTCCAAGGTATCCAAATCAAATTCTACCGCTTCGGTGACCAAGACAGTGGCTACCCTGGCTGTGAATTCTGTTAGATCAGTTTTGACAATGTGTAGCTGTTGACAACGACTATGGATAGGTGGAATAATCTTGTTAGGATAGTTACAAGTCAGGATAAAACGCACTGTGGCACTGTAGTCTTCCATGAGGTTACGCAAGGCTGGCTGTACCGAAGCAGGATTCATGTAGTCAGCTTCGTCGATCATGACCACTTTGAAATCACCATAGGGCATGGTCTGACAAAACGAGATCAACTTGTCTACCCATTCAATCTTACGAGCTTCTTTGGATCCGTTAGCCCACATGACATCATATTCATCAATGCCCAGTTCCGAAACCAACATCTTGGCCAAGGTGGTCTTGCCTGTGCCGGGACTGCCCGAGAACAGGAGATGTGGAATAGTTTTATCTTGTATCCAAGCGGCAACCTGTTCACGCTGTGCAGCATCCACAAACACATAACCGTCCATGGTTTGTGGTCTATATTTTTCTACCCAAAGTTCTTTCATTTTGATCCTATTTTGTTTGCAAACTTTGCCGCTGGTCGGCGTTGTTTGTTTTTGGGGCGTCGTAACGCCCGTATTAATTCCTCTTGTTTTTTGATTTTACGCTTTTCTTTGAACTCTTGCAACCATTTAGGTGTTTTTATTTACAATTCTTGTCATGTAAATGATCTCTGCACCAACGGGCAATGCCCATTGTTGTAAAGGGTGCAAAGGTTGATACTATCGTTCCAACCGTGACTACAGTAAGCGATTAATCATAGTAGATTGCATCTGCAAAATTTCACTAGGCTGGCATGGTTTTGCTGTCAATATGTACTGCGGTGCTAATGCCTTCAGCATCGGGACATTCTTCCTCATCGGATATCATCATGATACAATCAGGATCGACCTTACGGATGGTGGTTTCTCCAGATTCGTCTTCAATTTCTAACCCACGGGTCCAACGACCATGCTCGACCATGACCCATTGCCCAACTCTTACTTCCTGTTGTTCTGGACCTACGGCATACACACGACCCCATCTAGGGCGGATGCCGTGTCCCTTGCCGTTGTCATTTGGTATCCAAATACCGCCTTGGGTAATACGTGTATCAAATGCCATGTCGTGTACTAGGATATCATCATGCAAGGCTTTAATTTGCCGACGGTTTAACTTGTGTGGTGCAAAAGCTGGTTTTTTCATTAAATCTTCCTTACTCCTGGTGTATCTTGTTGTAGTTGTCTAAAAGTTTTTTCTTTTTCTTGTTTGATTGTTTTGGATCTTGCAATAGCTGCTGCTAATCCGCCGCCTGTAGCGGATGTAGCTGGAGTGGACTGTGCAATTGCATCTGCTATATTTGTTGGTTCGACCGGAGACGGCGCTGTCACGAGCGGTTCAACAGGGTCTGGCACTTCTACCAGTGGTTCAACTGGAACCATAGACACTGATGTTGTTTCGGGCGTAGTGTCTGCAGGTACAATATCCGACACTGTATCTACCGGCATGGTCTGGGCACTTGCAACAGCCGCTTGGCGAGCTCGTCGTGCCGCTGCGCTACTGGTATGGACCACAGCATCGGCCACGTTGGTTAACTGAGCATTTTGCCTCTGTATCTGGCGACTTTTGGATTCAATCACTTGATTATTACTATCTACTACGTCGCCCCGAGCATTTACATTCATGTTGCCCACAGCACGCACATGCTCGTTTTTCAATTTAATTGTGCCCAGATCAACACTCTGACCCTGTGCTGATTTATAAACTTGATTGGTCATAATAGTTCCTTTAGGATATGTGTATACTTATCGCAAGAATTCGTGTATATTTAATTTGTAATAAAGACTGTCAATGCGGTGCACACCCAGCTTAAACAGCACATAACTAGCCACGCTTGATCCACGCCCAACACCCCAAATGATTTGATTTTTGGTCATGACGTCTACTAGGTACTTTAAGTAGCGTAGCAGATCAAATAAATTGCGTTCCTGATATAACAACAACTCTTGCCCACAGCGTTGTAATTCTTCTTCGGTGATACACAATCCAAGAACATGTTCAGCTATGTCTAATATCTTGTATTCTGTGGGCATGTGCCAATGTGACTGTTGTTGTTGGTGAAATTCTGACACTGTACAGTCGTGAGATTTTTGTTGTAGGAAATTAGGCGCAGGATTTAAGGTATCGGGCCAGCAAGTCAAATCTACCGTTTCGTCTACAATCATTTCTGAAAGATCTGCCACAGCGCAACCTTGCATGATCAAGTCACACACGTCAGATTCGTTAAAAATCATTTCACCAAATTTATTTTGTATCATCACTAGATTTAAAGTCAGCAAAAACTATGGTATTACCTGAGTCTGTTGGAGTACTATCTTCAGGCCAGTCCAAATCTAGATCTTTCCAACGAGTAACAGATCTTAAACTTACAATATTTTCAGTGTTTTCTATAATATCTGAATGTATCAGATCTGCGGTGGACCACCAATCGGGTTGTTTAACATCATCTGAAGTTTCATGCTCGCCGTGTAGATATATTACAGCATCTCCAGCCGAAATTTCAACCTCAACTACACTGATACGACCTTCCATGATAGCATTGAGTTTGTGGAACAACATGATACCAATCAGTTGATCCGCCGGAACACCAGGCAAGGTAGTAATATTGAGTCCAGCTTGTGACAATTCGGCACATTTTTCTGTCTCAGCCGAATCGATGAATACTGTACTGTTGAGTTCGTAGTGAACAAAATGTTTTATCCTGCGAAATGCAATGTTTTGTTCTAATTCGCTCATGCTTTGTGTGATCATCCACAGTTTTATATTGTACTGATTCATCTCTAGGTAGTCATCATACCACCCGCCAGCTGTAATTGAAAACGGTTGTGCAATTCTTACATTCATGATATGTCTATGATGTTGTCAAACCCCTCATCGGGTTTTTTGCGGAGCTTTTCTTGGTATTTGTTTTGATAAGTTTCAATAGCCATACGCACTTGATTGCACAGATGTCCGTTGCCAGTGTTGTAGGCGATGGCCAATTTTTTATTGAGTTCGGTTATTTTGTCCAAAAGTTGCTGTTCGGTCAAGTCATCAAGGTTTGAAATTAATGGATGTTCCATTCCTTGAGTATACAGCTAGTTTTGATTATTGTCAACCGTTTTGGTTTAGGCAAAAGCAACGCCGTTGTTGCCAATGCAGAACCATTTGTTATTGGTATATTGCAAGATGCAACTTTGGCCAGCAGACGAAAATGTGATTGTGCCGGATCCGGCCCAGGCATGGTTGGTTACAGTGATTACCATGTTGCCCGAAGCCGCATTCATGCTGAACACTTTGATTTGTCCAGCAACACCAGCGGCCAAGGTAGCAGTGCTGGCAGAAACTGTAGTAAAGTAGCTGGTGGTCACGGCCAAGTTGGCAGCTGAAGCACTGCTGAGCAATTCGCTGGAATTATTGAATGGTACAAGTGAATTGTTGTCCTGGCTGATAGTCACAGTACTCCCGCCATTTACCGTAGTAAACGCAAAGTTGTAGGTGCCTGATGCAGCAAACTCCATTACATTGGTAGTGATATCAAATCCCTGGATACCAGCGGTGTTGACCGATACTGCTGTGGGGAAAGTGATAGTGTGTGCTGTACTGGCCACTGTGACCTGCAGGGCTATGGTTCCTGAAACACCGGCCGCTGGCAAGTTGCTGAATCCCAATGTGATAGGACCATTTGTGGTCAAGGTCTGTACAGATCCGGTGGCAAAATTTAGCACTACAGAACCATTCAAGGTACCCAACGGTATCACCGTTTGAGTCATCTGTTGGAGCTGTGCATTGTATAGCAAGCTGCCGTTCATGTTGTTGTCTAAGGCCGTTCCGTTTAGTGCGGCTTTGAGCACGGCTTTGTTCTGCAGATCGGTAATTTCGTCTGCGGCATACTGAAAATTGGTGGCAGTATTGGTAAAATTGTCGCGGAAGCCCTGACTGTTGTTGTCTTGTCCGGCTACTGGATAATTACCGTCAATGTCATTTGGGTTGATATTACTGGTCATTTGTGTCTTTCCTTAATCATTAGTTGTATTTAGCCGGGGTGTACGTTAATATTGATAAAATCTTTGGCGTATTTAAGGAACTGGACGATCACTAAAATCACCATAGCCAGGTCCGGGAACATAGGATTTATTTGGAGTAAGCGCCCTTGCAGCATCGGCATCTTGGCTTGCCGCAGTAAAGATAGCATTAATCAACCCCTGAGATGATATCGACCACCCATTGTTTACACAAGCCTGTACCCAAAAACTTATACCGCCAGACTCGCCCCGTCTGTACAACCCCCATCTGGTTTCCGGAGTAGGAGTGTAAGTGACTGTAAATGCGTTGTTAGATTCGTAATAAGTTTGGTTAATCTGCTGAGCTAAAGTTAAATTAGAACCAGTCCAACCGTATTCTTGTGTAAAACCATTAGTATAGGTGTAGTTTACAACATAACTAAATGTTCTAGTATCTCCAGTTGCGGTAAAATAAAAACTAAAATTGTAATATGCAGGTTGTTGCGGAAGCACAACAAAAATAGCGGTACCGTCGGATCCTATGTTATTATTAACACTTGGACTAACAAAGAGAGGCGGTCCGCTAGTTTGGGTAACATTATAGGTTGAATTTGGTGCTGCCCCTGTAATTTGCATATTCAGTTGAGTTCCACCGTTGCCGCTGGCTGGACCAGTAATAATTTCATTATACGAAGGTGGAGGAGAATACACGTCAAATGTAAATGCCTGTGGAGTAGACACATTGTAAATTGAAGTTGCTGTAATAGTTGGATAAGTTGTCTGTACTGTTCCGGGTGTGCCTGTTATTAATCCTCCTGTAGTCATAGAAAGATTATTGGGTAATGTTCCACTGGTCACTGCATAAGTCACGGCATTAGTAGCATTTAATTGTAGACTAAACGGAACAGTTTGTTCCATTGATTGGCTAGCCGAAGTAACCCAGGTCACTGCTGGTGCTGCGGTATTGCTGGCACCGTAAAAATCACTGATAGATATTTTTCCACTTGCAGGAACATTTGGGGCAGTGGACCACGGATGCACATAGGCGCCACCTTTGTAATAATTACTAAGTGTAACTGGATGAGTGCCACCGAACTCCTGCTGAATATCGGCCAAAGAAATGGGACCGCTTGTTGGCAGAGTCATTACAATGTTCCAAACGCAGTAACATTTCCGATGGTGACAAAGTTGCCCGATGTATCTAATCTGGCAATATTGGCGCCATTAAATTGAAAATATAAATTATTACCAATCTGTGCAACTGACCAGTTGGTACTTAATTTACCAATTGAATTTGCCATTTGATTACTAACAAATGCTGTAGTAGCTACCTGGCTATTGGCTGTGCCGTTTGCAGCAGTAGGAGCTGTAGCACCGCCTGACAGTTGTGCGCTTCCGGTTACAAGTAAGTTTCCACTGGCAGAAATATTATTAGCAGTAAAATTGCCAGTATACGTGGGCAAGTAAGCGGCCACATTGGCATTGGTATATGTGCCTATACCAGTTAATAGGCTACCATTGCCAACAAAATAATTGCCAGTAACATTGCCATGGGCACTGATTGTATTGATGTAGGCCGTTCCCCAATAGTTGTTTGTACCACCCAAGGATAATACGGCATTACCAGTTGGAATTACAGCAATGTTGCTTTGCCAACTGTTGGTAGCATTGTTAAACCGCCAAGTAGCAAGACTGTTGTTGCCTACCGCCAACCCAGCGCCGTTTAAGGCCAATCCGCTGTTTTGATTGTTGCCCAATACCAACAGAAGATCATTGGTGACTACAGTATTACTGTTGATGGTTGTGGTGTTTCCATAAACTGTGAGATTTCCGTAGAGTATAGTATCGGAATTTACCGCCAGATTTCCCAGGCTGGTATTGCCAGCGTATGTATTGCCGGTGACTGATAGGTTGGTCAATGTGGCCCTGTTGACCTGTAGATTTCCGCTTACTGTGAGTCCGGTTAGTGTACCTAACAAAGTAATATTGGGCTGTGAATTAGAAATCACAGTGTTGGCTGTGAGCACATTGTTGGCCACAACAGCAAAATTATAGTCCAACTCGCCCAATGGTATTGGGCCTATTTGTGAACCGAATGTGTATAGCGAAGTCATATTTTCCTAAAGTATTGTTTTAAAGTATCACAGCCGTAATAACTTTTTTGTCATCTGTAATGTTGGTCTCAAGTGCCTTGGCAAATACAGCCTGTGAGTAGCTCCTATCTCTGCCTATACTTTGTGCAAATCCTGCAATCGAACTGGTAACCAAGCTGTCACCTTTGGTCACAGGTCCTATGACCTGTACAGGAACACGACCACGTAAGGCCACTGGTAATCCAGCTAATCCTGAATTCATTAAGTGTGCTGGTTCAGTTGATATTGCTCCAGCCACACGCTCATCGGCAAATTCTGAAGTAACTGTTATTTCTTGATCTCCGCCAAAAATAACTATCGTTCCGGGATTGTAGGTTGCATCGGCTAGATAGTTTTCTGCCAAGTCCGCATACTGTGCCGAGGTAGCCAGGGCAAATACAGTTTTGAAATATGTTGTGCTTGAGCCAATATTGCCCACACCGTTGGCATTGTTGTTGACAATACTACCAACTGTTAGTGTGCCAATGTTACTAATACTGTAACCGGCACCAGCAATGTTGGAAGTCAATGTGCCGCTAAATGTTCCAGTAGCACCTGTCGCCCCATTTGCACCTGCTGTTCCAGTGGCTCCAACTCCAGTGGCACCTGTTGCTCCTGCACCTGTAGCGCCGGTTGATCCAACAACACCTGTGGCACCAGTGGCACCCCCAGGATCGCCTTGTGGACCTGTTGATCCTGTAACGCCTGTTGCGCCTGTTGCACCATCTGCACCTGCAACGCCCGTGGCACCTGTTGCTCCTGCACCCGTGGCACCAGTGGCACCTGTGGGACCACCACTGGGACCAGTGGCGCCTGTAGGACCGGTTGATCCAGTGGCACCGCTTACAGCGGCAAAATTAGCATCAAGTTCGGCTGCTGCCACTGGGCCTGATTGGTTAGCAAAAGTGTATGGAACGGTCATTTGGGTCCTGTTGGTAGTTTATGCAATATTTATGCGTTGGTACCGGTAAAAACTAAGGGGCGATCGTCAGTACTGTGCCATTCAATTGCAGAACCAGAACTGTTGACAAACAACAAAGGATTTATCTGTGGCACACGTTGCAGGATATTACGGCGCGGGAACAGCAGATACGAATCATAGGCGGTGGTATTTGAGTACATGTCTACCGGTGCCTCAAACTGCATGCTACCGCCGTCAAAAGTAGTACCAGACGGGAATCCATAAGTCCAATAGACTAAACCTCCGGTATTATTGGTCCAAGATACTATTTCGCTATAATTGTTCACCCAGGTTCCTAAACGATGATTCAGATCAAAAGTGGTCAACTGAGGAGGTGTTGGTGTCCATTGTTGCAATTCTCTGTTCCAATTACGAGTCAACAGGCCATCTAATTCGTAACGATCCACTTCAAAGTCAATCAGATTCAACTGTTGGCCGAAATGTGTTCTTATGTTGTAGGCAATTTGTCCGCTTTGTCCTGGATTGGTATAAGCTATGACCCAGGCCGGTGTGAATCCCAGGACCGATCCGTCTGACTGTTTACTTAACATCCACAAGGGTAAAATATTGCTTTCCTGGCCAACCACATCGATTACCTGTGTACGCATGTCAGTCAAGGCATTAGGATATACCGTTTGCACGTCACCCTCAACTACATATGGCAAATTCACCGACTTACCGACACTTTGGCCTTCATTATTGACTAGGTCATCTATAACTTCACTATAAACTACTTCATATATGACCGCACCAGTAACCGGATCGACTGCTCTGGCTGTTTTGATTTCGCCCAAGGTCAAATTTTTCCAGTAGTGATTGAGATTTAAACTAGCTACATAGGTATCCAACGTAGCCGCTGTGAGTCCGTAGGCATGACGATAGATCACGCGATTGGCCACTCCAAAATTAGGATCGTTGAATCGATAAATCAAATTAGATGGGAATATTTGTGTGTCCTGCAACAGGCTGGTTACTAGAGCACGGTCTGATTCAGGCGGCATGGCCTGCACGTAGAGATTGTCGTAGGGTTGGTTGTATTTACGGATCACCCGTATTGAAAATACCTGGGTAGCATTGACCACACCGTTGACACTGGTGGCCTGCACTGTGAATGAGCATACTAGATCAAACGTAGTGGGTTTGGGAACCACGGTAGTATCGGCATTGGTTGTGGAATCAAATGTGGTGGCGCCACCGTCCACAGCAAAAGTGTCAAAGCTGACTCGACCTGCAATCAACCCATTGGGCAACAGTTCTAGTCCCTGCGGCAATCTGCTGTCGCTGCCTGATAACAACTGATAGCTGAGACTTTGTCCACCTGAGCTAATTGCAGACACATAAAAAGTGCTGGTTGATCCATTAAAGATAGATCCTAGGTAACTGGGTGTAAGCCAAGTTACATCTGACCCAACTGGGCTGGTAATAGTCAAGCTGTAGTTGTAAACAGGGCTAACTACTGATCTATTGTTGACTTCTTGTGCATACAGACTAAAAGGGTACACCGTCGAGACAATGCCGCCAGCTGGTATATAACCATACAGCCATCCTGAATTTGGATCCAGAGTCAAGCCCGGTGGCAATGTTGTATTGGCTACAAATTGAAACTGATTGTAGTTGAAATCTATGCCTGTAAACTGAAATGCAAAGAAATTGTCGCTGCGTGTAGAGCCAATTGTGCCAATAGGTGTGGTAATAATAGGCGGAATTGGTGGTGATACATCAGCTGTGATAAATGTGTTGTCGGCAGTTATCTTTGTAGTGTCTGCAGTCATGGTCTCCAGAGCATACACCAAGATACTGAAAGTACGGGTATCTGTGGACTGGCCGTTGGTAACTTTTAAAGTAAATTCATAATTGGTAGTGACACTGCTTGTAGTAAAATCAAAAGCATACACATCATAGCCCTGTGTTCCGGCATAGCTAAAACCTGGAGTAGCCCCTGGCGGTATGGCCGGTTCTATATAGCCTGAAATCACGCCTGTAGAGGATATAGCAAGTCCAGGTGGTAAAGCACCACTGATCAGAGTTACCACGGGCTTGGCATAAATGTCAGTGTCTTGATAATCAACAGCCAACGCGGTGATTTGATTGCCATCATAATAGTTACCAATATTGCCGGGCGGTGTAACCCAGTTTACTGTGTTTTGTCCTGTAACCGTAATGGTAAAAGTACGGTCAGCTAATTGTCGAGTGTTGGTATAAGCTCTAACAGCAAATCGGCTGGTAGTATCAGCAACCACCGGCAACGGAACACCAGCAGCCGTGCTCTTGGCCATAGGATTACCAGACAATACACCGGTTTCGTCAATGAACATACCTGCAGGCAAATTTCCAGCAATCAGTTGATAGTATACCGTGGTGTCAGCTGCGGCAGCCAAAGGAACCGAATAAAAAACACCCTCGGGTATGGTTCCTAAACTGCCAGGAGGAGTGATCCAAACTGGTCGAGACATTGTTTAAATTCTTCCAACAACTATTTCAATAGTACCTGTTGCACCATCAAATGCCCGTACAGCCTTGCCAATTACTGTGCCCATTGCTGGGTCAACTTCAGCTCTAGCACGACCATTACCGGCCGACACCATCATGGCTCCTGCAGTAACAGGTCCTATTACGTGACATGGCACACGACCTACCAAAGCCACAGCTACCACATGATCTCCAGATAACTTAGAATTCATTAGGTGAGCCGGATGAGTACTTACTACACCAGCAATCTTAGGATCTGCATCTATATCACTAGTGGTAACTTCTGCAGTACCCCCAAAACTAACTACAGTTCCAGGGGTATAGTCGGCATCAGCTAGATAACATTCAGCCAAGTCAGCATACTGTGCCGAAGTAGCCTGCGCAAAAACTGTGTTGAAATATACACCAGGCGATCCAATATTGCCTTGGGCATTTGCGTTGGCATTAAGAATATTGCCAACTGTAATGTTTCCTGTGGTCGATATAGTATTACTTCCAAATGCCGCCAACAAAGTGGTCACATTTGAATTTCCGTAATTGGCTGGCAATCCGGTTAGTTGACTTCCGTTACCAAGTATGTAGTTGCCAATGACATTGCCGATGGCAGAGACAACTCCACCAGTTAACACATTGCCACCTGTGATATTACCTGCGGTTACAGTGCCGGTAGTGCTGACAGTGTTGGAACCGTACGCAGATAAAAAGGAGGCCACATCAGTATTGCTGTATGAAGTTGGCAATCCAGTAAGCTGTCTTCCATTGCCAATAAAATAATTGCCAGAGACATTTCCTACAGCACTTATTAGACCAACAGTTGAAATATTGCCGCCGTAGACATTGCCAATGATACTGGCTATATTGGCATTGACATTGACGGCCGTGACATTGCCGCCAGCATTGATATCTTGCCCAGCACGAATATAGTTACCACTTATGTTGCCTGTGGCTGAAACCAGACCGCCTGTCAACAAGTTGCCACCGGTAACATTACCGGTGGATGTGATCAATCCGTTGCTGATCAAATTTCCACCACGTATGTTACCTTGAGCAATGACACTAGTGTTGGTATTGAGTGATCCAGCCGCACTAATCAGTCCACCGGTTAATAGATTACCACCTGTGATGTTAGCAGCATACACATTTCCTGCGGTAGTGATTAGTCCCACAGTGACAATGTTACCGCCAATGATATTACCTTGTGAGCTAACAGTTCCCAATACTGCAAAAGTATTGGTTCCTTTGTTGTAGGTCATGCCAGCTACCGCATCAGAGTTTCCATTGGTATTGAACAACACTTCAGTGTTTGAACCAGGTACCACCAAATTTCCAGTGATATTGCCGGCAAAGTTTCCAACAAAATATCCAGCAGTAACAATATTGCCTGTGGCACTGATGATACTGCTGGAAAAAATATTATTGCCAACAATATTGCCCGTAGCTGATAAATTGTTGCTTGATATGTTGCCCGAATATACTGGCAAATAATTAGCCACATTGGCATTTGAATAAGTGGCCGGTAATCCAGTCAGTTGACTTCCATTTCCCAGTATATAATTTCCAGAAATATTTCCAATGGCACTGACTACTCCGGCTGTATTAATGTTGCCGCCGCGTATATTACCAGTGGCACTGACTACACCACTGAGAAAAATGCCGGCATTGCTAAAAACTGCCACATCGCTGGTGCCATTAATATTGACTGTGGCATTGGCATTGACTCCTGCAATTGATATATTGCTGGTTCCATTGTTAATGGCCGAAACTGAAACATTACCAGCTTGTGTAATTTGTGCCCAAATTGTTGTATTGCCGGTATAGTTAGCAAAACAATAGTAAAAATAAGAACCGCTATAGGCATACATGCCAGCAAAATCACCGGGGCTGCCTACCAATGTTGGAGGAGGACTGGCTTGCGGTATGCTAAAAAGTGTGCTAAAATTGGTGTTAGTTTTAATAAACGCCGTGCGGATGGGATCGCCATCACCGTCGTTTGGTGTTGCTCCTACATTGATGTATACTTGACTCATAGATTCAGGACCCCTATACTGTATTTAGCATAGGGTTAAGCTAGAGTATTCTGGTTAGTAAGGGCTAAAGCTACTACCGCAACCGCAGGTGGTTTGAGCGTTGGGATTGTTGATGCTGAAACTGCTGCCGTATTGATCTTCTCGATAGTCTATGGTGGCTCCTTGCAAATACCCACCACTCATGCTGTCAACTAGCACATGGACACCATTGACATCCAGATCCCAGTCATCTTCGGCCTGCTCTTCGTCCAGAGTAAAACCATATTGCATACCACTGCATCCACCACCTTGTACAAACACACGAAGTTTAAGATTAGGGTTGGCTTCCTCTATCAGAATATCTTGGAGTTTTGATACTGCTGAATCTGTAATTGTAATCATATTTCCTCTCTTGGCCAAGCACTTGCTTTGCCGGCTTTAATCATTTTGGTTACTACAGAATTGAAATGTCGTTGTTTATTCTGTTCGGGTGTTAATGCAAATATTCCTGTACGGTTTTCCTTAGCATAGGCGCCACCTTTTTTGCCGCCTACCTTTCCAGCGATCGAAGCATGACCCAATTTAAACCCGCATTTTCCTTCTGCATTGGCTTTGGTTGCGGCTAAGGATGCCAATCTACTTTTTTCCTCTTTGCTAACTTCCATTCTTTGTGATATTCTAAATGCCGCAGCGTAATCGCCCTGTTGTCTATGAATTTCAAAGTGCTCTTCGATAGTAACTGCCATTAAGTTTGTGATATCATTGTTATCGTGATTGCCATCAATATGATGTATTTCAATAATGCTTGGCAATCTTACATTATAATAATCTTCGTAAATGCGTCTGTGTTTTTTGGTTGTTCTCATGGTTGCGTGTTCCCACGAGTATTTATGACTACAACCGTTCGTTGCAAACATCCCAGTTGATAATCTTCCAGATGTTATCCAAATACTTCTCTTTGTCCCATTGATAATCCAAACTCCACGAGTGCTCCCACCAGTCAATCAAGACACAGATATCGGTACGAACAGCATGATTGCGAATGGTTTTGATTTCGCCACCGGTTGATAGATATATCCAACCACTTCCTTGGATCTTCATGGCCACTTCTTTAACTGCTGCTTTAAAGTCTTCGTAGGTTTTGAACTTGGTTTCAATCAGTTCCAATACTGCACCCTTGGGTCTATTGGCACCGCGAGGTTCACGCAACTGTGGGAAGAACTTGTTGTGCAGGAAACTTCCAGCACGATTAAAGTCAGGGTCGCCTTCGCCTGCATTGTATTTCTTTGCATAGCCCTTGGCCAAATGTTCGTAATGATACTCAATGGTATCTGCACTCATAACCGGTTCCAAGGCCTTGTGAGTGTAGGGCAAGGTTGTGGTTTCCAGCTTGGCTGGTCGGGTAGAAGCTTCTACTAGGTCAATTATTTCACGCATACAGATATTTATCGGCGTCGGGTAATACGACCGCGAGTTAGGTCGTAAGGGCTAAATTCCATTTCTACCGTATCACCGGCTAGCACTTTGATATTGTTTTGCCGCATGCGTCCACTTAAAGTAGCCAAGATAGCTCGTTCAAATCCTTCAATTTCCACACGGAACTGGGTATTGGGTAGCACTTCGGCTATTAACCCGTCCATTTTGATTACTTCTTCTTTTGCTATGACACTATCTCCTTTTTCAGCGACGCATTTTACTTATATCTTTTGCTTCGTCATCGGAGAAAATAGGCACAGCATTGGATTTGTGCATGGTGCCAATACCTTTTACTTTGGTACCGGTATATTCGGTATCTTGTGCTTTTACGCAGGCAACCCAACCAGTATCCTGACTAGGGATAGCAACTGTTTCGCGCCCTGGTGGAGTTTTTGGTATAAAGTCGTGTATTGTTTTTCTTGGAGCATTATAAGGTCCTGTACTAAATTTAGGCGCCATCTTTTCAAACTGAATCAGTTTACGATCCCATTCAGCCTGCCGTTTTTGAGCTAATTGTTTGGCTTCGGAACTGGCCCATTTACGGGGGCCTCGCTTTTTGCCAGTTGTGCTTAACCACGGTCCTTCAAGATGGAATGCCATTATTTCGACTCGCAAGTGTTATTCATACTACAATTATAACACCTTGCGAGTTTTTGGTCAACCACCCTGTTGAACAGGTGCGTTTCCTTTATAAAATATGTGATTTCCTACCCGGCCAATGCGCTTTAAACGCCAGCCCGGATTCACATACACCGCATGGAAATTCATGGCTTCGCTATACTTTTCTTGCCATGTTTCGTAGCCGCCGCGGGCCAGTTCTTCGGCCACAGCGCGGCTTTCGATCCAGCGCGGATCATCTTCGCGTATGCGCAGATTGCGTTGTCCTACCCAACTAAACTGATATATGGCACGAGTTACCCGTTGAGTTCGAGTTTCCACCACCTGCCGGGGTGGTAGTAGCCAACCTTCTTTGACTGTCTTGACTTGAGTGACCTGTTGTGGTACTGTGATCACTGTGCGTTGTTTTACTACTCCGCAGATATCTTGTGGGTATCGATCGTCCTGGGTTCTATTGATTGTGACCATGCCCACGGCCACCTTGCCCTCTAAGGGTTCCGATCCGGCTTCGTAAAATATGTTACGGGCCAAGCACTCAACATCCTGCTGTGACAAGAATGGTGCTGTTAAGGTATTGGCAGTGCTTCGAACGAAACTAGCGGCATGCTCCGCCATCTGACCGCTGAAAGTCGTGTTGTCTGCCAACACTACCTGATCCTGCCGTACTTCTGCTGCTGTTGCCAAACTGCTGACTACTAGTAATAACGATAATAAGATACGCTTCATTGTCGTCCTCCTTCGGTTCAACTGGACCGTTTCAGCGGATGCCCGGAATGGGCGCACAGACAATGGCGGTGGGTAGATATTTAGACAGATCAAGACCTCGGGCCTCAGTGCCATACTCTCTAAGCAAACCTTTGTTTCCAGTTTGCCCATACCATTTGTCAATGAAGAGGATTTCCGAAGTCCTCTTTAATACCGGTCAGCTTTGCGGCACTGACCCGTCCGTTGTGGAGTAGATCTTGATTTGTAATCCTCCGCTAAACGCAATGTTAGCCTGGTTGTTTTTTCTACTCTCTAAAATACTTAGTATTATATAACTTGTCTGGTTTAAAATCTACAATTTTTGATACTTTTTGCCATTAAGTAGGTATATTAAATCCATGTTTGCTAAATTCCAAAACTAACCAAGGAAATACTTTGGGCCAGCTGGTCTTTCGACGACGATCTATTTCATTCAAAAAATCAAACAGTTTTTTTATTTCAGGCAAGTTTGGAGCGCCGGCAACCGATTGCTTGGCAATGCCCAATAGATAATTTTTGCTGGCCTGTTGTTCTGGGGTAGCATCGGGTTTGAGTTCCAATGCACAAGCAAAATCTGACTGAAAAATATCACCAAACATATCAATAAACATGTAACTGGGTCCATTAACACTGTTTTGATAATGATGAACTGGTCGAACTTGATTCCATTGATTGATCCTTTCCAATAAATCTGGCAGAGTTTTTATAGTTAACGGTGTCACGGTACTGCCTATAATCAAATTGATCCAGGATTCTGACAGTAGATATTCAAAATTTTTCTGCCAAGATTCCAAATTCAAAGGATAACGAACGTACTCCTGTGCCGCACCCCAGCAGTCTAAGCTGGCTGTAACTTCAAATTCTCTAATACTATTTTGATTGACTAACTGTTTGACTCTGGAAACTATTTTTTTTAAATGATCAAGTTTGGTATTAAGATTAGTAAAAATTTGCAACTTGAGTTCTGAGGCAGGATACTGTTCAAACAGATCTAAACACTCTTCCAATTCGCTCTGGTACAAGGGTTCCCCGCCCAGTATATTGAAATTGGTCAAATACTGTCCGTTGACTCGTAACCAGGCAAAAATTTGTTGTTTGTTTTTGTCTATATTTTTGCTTTTGATAAAGGCCGGTTGTCCAAACTGTCGATTTTCGGCATCCCATAGGCTGCTAAAATGTGGACCACAGTAGAGACATTTCAAATTACAGGTATTATCAAAATACACTTCTAAAATTCTAGGGGTAACTTGTATGGCTTGAGGATTATTGTCTAATTCAGGCGGAGCATGTATACCCGAAAAGTTCAGGTTGGTCATACGATCACTCTGCCCCCCTGCTTGTTCAATGTTGTGACAATATGTACATCCTTCCTGAGGCCATTTGCCAGCCAACATGCGATTTCGATCATCTAATTTTGATGGAGTATTATGAAAATCAAATAGATCGGTATCAAACTTGTGATGATTGGTCCTATGGCAACTGGCGGTTTCCTCTGTAGTAAGAAATACGGTACTCCAATTCCATTTCAGCTGGCAGGCCGTGGCTGTTTTTATTGGGAAAACTTGATTTTTTAATTTGGAGATCTTGGAAAATGCACCAGGCACATAGCCAAATTTTTCTTGGCATTCTTGTTGTATGTGTTCAGGCAACAAGGCAAACTGATCTTCAGTTGTGCAGTCGGGCCAGGAAGAATCTCTAATTTGATCGTAAAAATCAGACCAGGTTGTCATTGATCAGTCACCGGTGGTGGCATGGCCTTCAAACGGTCCCATGTAGCCTGTTTGTCCTTGATGTGTTGCTCAAGTTTGCGGTATTGCTCGCCCAATTCGCGTAGTTCTGCCCATTCCGCTTCTAATTCAGTATTTGGATGTAGTATGTTTAAGCGTTCTTCAATCTTTTGTATCGCATCCATTAGACTTAATCCATTAACTTCGATATCGGCGTCTTCGCCGTTCAGTTGGATCTTTGAACTGGGTGTAGTAGCCCACGGAGAAGCAGTTGTACCTGTAGTATAAAGACCAGTGCCACCACTTACAATGTATGGGCTAGTGACAGTAACATTACTATAAGTAGACATGGTGTTTTGTAAATTGAAGTCAAACTCAGACAAAGTGATTGTGTCAATGGCATTGTTTACTGTAACCGTTTCGGCTCCGTATCCATTAGGAATAGTGATACAATCAGTTGCGATCGAACTGTCTAATATTTTTTCAAATGTGGTATAATCTTTAGGATCCATACTGTTATTATACAGTGTAAATTGCATTTGTCAAATTGTAATATGCCGTTTGAGCCAAGGATCCCAAACTGTTACATTATCCCATCCGTGTGTCCAGGTCACTATAAACAGGCTTAGGGTATTGTGATCATAGATATGCATCTTGTTTTCGTCAACACGAGCTTGGATACTACGACTGGAAGTGGACCATTTAACCAATCGATTTCGAGCATCAGACTCTCGCAGAATTACTGTATAAAGGGCATCTCCGTTTTTGAAAATAGGTACTGTCATTAATGCAGGAGCTGATCAGGCGGTCTTGGTGTGTTGATTTCTTCCACATATCTGACAAAATTATCATCCAAGATCACCCGTTCATCATCATACTCCTGGGCTACATCATTGGACACACCCAACAGGCGCATGAGGCCGCCGGTATGGATTTCGGTGATGCCTTGATCGTATAAGACCAGCATGAGATTATGAATTGCAGTTCTAATGGTAAGATCAAGTTCGTCAAACATATCAAAATACTTAGCCAAAATGGCCAAGTTACCAGCGATAACGAGCTTGAATTTCTTCTACAGTTGATGGTTTGGTGCCAGTATTGATTATTTGTATTTGAGTTTGAGCTTGATTCAAATCTTGGCAAACCGATTGTTCTTTAAATGCTCTACCAATCCTGCAATCTTGCCCGCTGATTGAACTTACTGTATGATCTGTAAGGGTTTTGCCTGTGGTTTCGTTTACTGCTACACCAGTGACTCCGAGTCCGGTTAATACCAACGGAGCCGCTGCGCAACCGGATAATAAAAAGAGAAAAGATACGGTCAGTATCTTTGTCATGATATAAGTTAGGGGACTTATAGTTTGCACCTGCCCCACTACCTATTAGGCTGTTACTTTTTCTACTTTAACAGACTTAATAGCCTTACCTGCAACCTTAATTTCGGCTTTTTTAGCGATCTTGGTCTTTTCTGCAAGTTTGTTGGCTACTGCGTAACCCGCATCACCTGTGACACCCTGCTCTGTCAGGTACTGAAGAGCCTGGAGCTTGGTCATTGCTTGTGGCAATTCCATAAGGTTGATATTGGTGCAACCTGCTTTGTTTAGGATCTTGATCCGAGCTACCAAGTCGTTTGCAAAACGTGCCTTAACTGTGCCATCGGCGTTAGTTGCTGTACCTGCTACTGTAAATAATTTTTCTTGTGACATTGTGTTGCCTTTCTAAGTTGCCTATTAAGTTGATTTAAACTGCCTTTACTTCTCACTACAATAACTATTATACTTGAATTCGGGTTTGAAGTCAACCATAATTGCTATATTTGGTTATCCAAAAGAGCCTTATTTGGCGGCTTCTTTGGATACTTCCTGGACCTTGGCTACTCCGTTGTCTAGCATCTTGGCAATTCCGGATAGACCAACGGTACAGATCAAAATACCAAAAACGGTTCCTAATACGAATGCTTTCATGCTGTCTCCTTTGTTTTGTCCATGAATACTGTAACGGCTTGTTGATCTTCGGTGGATAAGAGTCGATAGTATTTGACCATACGCTCTACCGCTGTTAGACTTTCAATACCGTTGACCACACTGTAGGCAACAATTCTAGCACAGGCTTGATCTAAGGTCATTAGTCTAACCTCGATCCGGCGTAGGCCTTGAAACCATATCGTTCAAATACCTTTGCAGCTGCCTCAGCACCTGCTTCAAGAGTGTCGATATTCTGACATGCATAACTGGCTGGATTCCAAATTTGGTAACTACCGGTATAGCTCTTGCGAAGGCCGGCTTCTTTCATGGCACGACCTACCCGAGTATTGCCTTTGATACCAAAGATGTCTACCCAGGCAAAGCCACAGGAATATTTGTCTTGACCACCTAGCTTGTCCTTAAAGAACTTGTCTGCGGCTAGGTATGCTTCGTGGCGAGCTTCGGCTACGATTGTTTTAATTTGGTCTACAGTATAGTTCATATTAAACTCCACACGCGGTCAAGAAACGTTCGGTATCAAAACGAGAATTTACAGTTCTGGCCACTGCCGCAAAGGCCTCGGCTGCAATACGAGCTGATTCACGATCTGGCATTTGGGCAATTTCTTGGGCCATTGCTACGAAATGTTTACGGGTCATATCTGCTCCTAATTTCTAACTATATGTAATATTATAACAAATTGGGTATTTTTGGTCAATCGAATTACATGCTCCAGTAAGATTCACTTGCAGGCGAGCAAAAATACGGAGTGTCGTAACGCTCGGTAAACTCTCGACCGCCCATTAGGTTTTTTTTGGTCACAAAGGTTTCGTGTAGTTCAACTGTGATACCTTTGGTTTGAAGCTTTTCAACCACTGTGTCGATATAGTCACGGGTAACCGGATCAAAGTCACGCTTCTCAACCAATCTACGACCCGCGGTAACACGACGATCTGCTTTATAAATTTCTACTGTGTATGCTGTAAGTTTTGACATGTTCTGCTCCTTTATGTTCACTATAATAATAGTATAACAAATTGGGCATTTTTGGTCAACCTTTTGGTAAAATCGTAAAAACCCCGCTTTTTACGGGGTCAAAAGATGTTGTTTTTTGGCAACAGATCAACCCAAATATTGATCATAGTGTATGCCTTGCCCCACAAGGCCAACAGTTTGTGCTACGTTCTCTGGAGACTCAGAAAATCCAACCAATATATCTGCGCGATCAGCACCGTGATTTAGACTGTTAACCCAAAAATTGTAACCATCCACATCCGGAGCACGATGCAACACATTATTGTACAATGCTGTAACAAAAACACCATTGGAGCCATCACCGTAGAATTTGTTATGGAACTCTGGACTGTTTACAAAACCGCCAGCCACGTCATGTAATGATTCACCTTTATCTAAGGCATTGATCCAAAACCCCAGTCCTCCGGTATCAGGAGTGCGACCCAGGGCAGCGGTGTATAAACGATAGGCTTCTCCGGCTATCTGTCCCGGGGCCGAATCGAACGCAATCACGGTGTCACTAAATTCAAGTCGCTGGATGTTGGCAAGTGTATCTGTACCGTCCATTGGTGTAGTGACTGTGAGACTTGTAGAAGTCTTGGTAACTGTGCTTGCAGTTGAACTGGCATAGAAGACTTCGGTGTTAACTACTCCGGGATTACCTGTGACAGTATCGTTCGCTGGAGTACTAAAAAAATAATTGGGCAATGGATTGTTTGCAAAAGATTGGGCAATGACGGCTTCGACTGTGGAATCTCCCCAAAGATTATTGCCAAGTTGATTCATTAAGTTCCAAAGTTGTCCATTGGTGTTAGTTCCAGGATTTTGTAACCATGCAGCCTGTGCCCAGGGCATGTAGCCGTCTATGCCAACTCCGGACACTTGGGAAGCCATTAAGTGTTGAGCCACATACAAAAATGCTTGATATGCCAGGGCCTGTTCAACATGATTTGGTTGTGGAAGACTGGTCAATGCATTGGATCCGTTGTCCATCAATGTGGAAAATGCATAGGTCAGATTTCCTATACCGGTATTCGAAGCCTGTGCCTGAAAAGCATCCAATACAATTGGCGTTGCGCCATACTCTCGCACCATTGCGGCAATTTCTTGAAAATACGTGGGCCCGTTGGTCCATACCGGTGTGTGATAATACCCTTCTACAATCTGGGCCAAATTATAAATTGGTGTGGTTGAAACCACAGGATTTGGCAAATAGTCAATTTGATTAACCATGCCAAATACTGCATTATCATAACAGGCCTGATAGGCGATGGTTCCAGAATAAACAGATCGAACTGCATTGATTACTTGTTGCCACTCGGGTGCGTAGGTTGCAGAATCATATCCAAAATTGTTGCTACCTATATAAAAAGTTTCCGCATGATTTTGTTGAGCCAGAGTAGCTAAGGTAGTTTCGTAGCTGGCTATATTTTTAAATACAGTATCGATGCTAACACCTGCGGCCAAGGGTGTAGCTGATGAAATCGGTGTATCTGAAAAATTTGGAGTTCCGTTGGCATTATAGATCACTGTGGGCACTGTCAAAATATTGACAGATAGTCCAATGCTATGAGCGTAGGCCACGTCTTGCCAAAGATGTGCCGATGGCAAAGTGTTCAACCCAGGACTTGGATTCAGATCGATCTTGCCGGTGTTCATGTCGATACCCACATCCACATTGAAGGTTACTGTGTTGTAGCCCGCTGTTTTGAGATGATCGAGTAAGGGATTAATCTGTGCAGGTGAGTTTATGGCAATGCCATTTACATCTGCTGTGTTGGTTGGATCGGTCCTTAAATCAATCAAGATATTTTTTATGGCCGTATTGCTCATTATGACTCCGATGATTGTATATTGTATTATACAAAATTGATCATTTTGGGTCAACCGTTTAGTTAATAGACAAAAACCCCGTTTAAACGGGGTCAATTGATGTTGTTTATAGATTTACTGTGTGCGGAACTTGATATATTCCGTGATTAAATCTGCTACATCTACGCCACAGAATCTTTCAAAGCCAATAAAACCAGGATTTGAGTTGGCTTCACACACACGGAATCCACGCTTGTCAAACAACAAATCAACACCAGCAATGTCTAAATTTAGAGATCGAGCTGTTTTTCTGGCAATGTAGTCGATTTCTTCTGTGACTTCAAAGTTTTCGCCAGTGCCGCCGTTGGTGATGTTGGCACGGAAATCACCTTCGGGTGCGGTACGGCGCATGGCACCTATGACCTTGCCGCCTATGACCAAGACTCGCAGGTCTTCACCAGGTCGTTCACCCAGGTATTCCTGCACTATCATGGTTTTTTTGTTGCCCAGGTTGTCCACAAACTCCATCAACTTCTTGTAGTCGCGTTTTCGTTCGCAAAGATAAACACCTTCACCGTACGAACCGGTTACAACCTTGACCACACAGGGAAAGCCAATGTTTGTTTCCACTAGTCCATCGTCTATGGGTAATCGCACCATCATGGTGTTGGGAATAGGAATACCTGATCGACTTAAGATTTGGCTACTACGCAACTTGTCCTTGACCGTTTCTATAGGCAAACTACCGTTGATACAAGGAATCCCAGCCTGTTCAAAATGACGCACCACTGCCAGTTGGAATGGCAGTATGCCGGCACCCAACCGCACCAGGACCAGTTTGGGCAGTTCTAGATCTTCGCCCTTGTACTTGATGCCCTTATGTATGTCGAGATCCACAATGATATCAAAGTCGTCGGGATGGCACATACGAGCTTCAATGCCCTTGGCCGCAAAACTTTCAACTAAACGAGTCGATTCGTATTCGTTACGATCCAGTTTTGTCAGTATGATTACACTCATACCAATATTTACCGACCTTGGTTTTAGGTATCAAAATACTGTATTACTTGACTGCTTCGGTGTGCTTGCCCTTAAGGCTCTTTTTCAATAGCTTTAACCAAAACTTCTTGGCCTGGGCCATGTTGTGCTCGATCTCAGCACGATATAGCTTTGCAATTAATTTTTTAACCTTCATGGCGTCTCCTTTGTAATATTATTGTAACATATTATATATCAAAAAGCAAGTCAAAAATTATGATAATAAAAAAAGAGCCTTACGGCTCTTTAGTGCTGGTTACGGATCCAGCGTTCACCTTATCTTGTGCCCGATTTATAGCGTATTCTAACGCCACCGAAAGATTATCATACCAATCGGTGACACTGCGACCTCGTAGATCGCACCAACGATAGATAATACGATCTTGAATGAACCAACAATTGTTGTCGTGATTCCACCGAGCTACTCGGTCGTGATCTTTTTCTAGTACCATAAGGTATTTACGACCCAATTGTTACATTTGTGTTACGAATTCAACACCTTGGCCACCGAGTTGATTACCGCGGCAATACGACCAATGTCACGCAACTGTTCTACTGTGTAACCCATCTTTTTGAGACCTTCGTAGTGTGCCTTGACACAGAAATGACACTTGCCCACAATGCTTGCGGCCAAACTAAATGCTTCAAAATTAGCCTTAGTTGTACCACCGTGGCTAGCAATAGCGTTCATCCTGAGTTGAGCAGGTAAGCCTTTTAACGCAGGATCGTCGGCCATTTCAACATAGGGGTACCAACTATTTGTCATTGCCATTAAACTTGCCGCTGTAAGTGCGGCATCACGAACAACAGTTTGTTCGTCTGTAAAATTACTGCTAACAAATGTAATTAATTTACCATTACCTGTAGCAAACGCCGCGGCTAACGCACACGCATTAGCAACTTCATCTGTTAAGGTACTTCTTTTAATAACTGAATCCAGATTTAATTTTATGTCTTTGGCATAATCTGGTAATGCTTCCTTGATAGTATCTATCCAACTCATTTCTTTCCCCATTGTATTCGGTTCCAGACCCGTTCATGGGCCCAAAACAATGCTATTTTGGTCATGATTTCTGTAAACGCAATCCCACTGGCAATCAAGGGTTCACCGGTTATGATCCAACTGATAATGAAAGTATCAATGGTTCCGGTGACCCGCCAACTGACGGCCTTGGCCAGACTGCGTACAGCATCATCGCTCACGATAAAGTGGCTCCGCCTACGGTGCGGTTACAAGCACACAATTCGCCTGTTTGTAACGCATCCAACACACGAAGTGTTTCTTCTGGGCTACGACCCACATCCAAGTTGTTGACTGTAACGTGTTGGATTGTGTTGTCTGGATCAACAATAAATGTGGCACGAAGTGCGGCACCGGCAGGAGCATAGAATACTCCCAACTGCTCAATCAATGATAACTCGCCACGCTGTGTGTCAGCAAACTGTGTGTGCTTGATATTAATCAAGTCTGGGTGGCTCTTTTGCCAGCTGACCTTACAGAACTCGTTGTCGGTTGAACCTGTCAACAGGACTGCATCGCGATCCTCAAAGTCCTGATTCAATTTGTCATATGCAACAATTTCAGTTGGGCATACGAATGTAAAATCTTTTGGATAGTAAACAATTACCTTCCACTTGCCGGCGAATGACTCGTCGGTGATGTCAAAAAATGCATCCTCTGGCTGTCCTGGACGAACGCCGGTTACTGTAAACTTTTCTAATTTGTGTCCTACTGTTTTCATGCTTGTTTCCTTTCAAAGTAAAATTGGTGGATCAGTGTTTGTACTGATAGTTTATTGTATAATTATATATCTCTATTGTCAAACAATTTTAATAGATTTTATCTATACTGCAAAGAATATTTTTTTATAGAGGTCTAGGATTTTTTGCCAATGTATTCGTGGCTGTAGCAAAGTCGACCAGCATCTCTGGCAGTAGTGGTGCCACCATAGCCGGGCATCTTTCTAGCAGTGCCATCTTTCAGCAGGTAACTGCCTAAGCGACTTTTCAAGTTGGTACTGGTGGCTCGCCAGAGCGGACTCTTTTGACGATGTTCACCAAAACTTGGATGTGCTGTCTTGCTAAAGTATCTAAATCCGTGACTCACATAGATCTCAGCAATGGCATCTGAGAAGGCAGTACCTATGCCCATACCCTGAAACTCGGGCAGGATCACAGTTCTATGCCCACGCCAGTAGGAGTGAATATCTCTGTTGGTTGAGTGTATGGCGGCATGAAAGCCGATGGGCTTGTCACCCAGCAGTAGGACATAGTAGTGAGCACTTCGTGAGATAGCAGTATCTAAATAGTGATGACGGCGGAAATGTCGCCAATGGTCGACACTTGTGCTTTTGATGGTGAGTGTGAGTTCGGGTCTTCGCCCCAATCGAAGATGAAGCGACCCCCTTGCAGTTAATTCCTGCATGTCAGTGTCGTAGATGTAATCAGGATCTAACCAGTCAATAATGTCTCTGTGGCATGATGCTATGTACAAGGGCTGGTCAGTGCCACGCTGATCATAATACTTGCGCATGCTGTAGGCCAGGCTCTTGGCAGTGTCTCGATCAACCACGCTGGTAAACTCATCGACCACACCAATGCCTTGGTCCAGGCACAGAGCCATTTCAAAGCGGTGATATTCACCATTGCTCAAGGTGCCAGGAGGTCTGAACCAAGCAGGTATTGATCTAAGCCCAGAGGCCAACAAGAGTTCTTCACCACGCTCGGGAGAGGAAAAGTTTTCAATGGTTGTGCGGTCATTGTTTACCACCGGAGACTTAGCAATACCTAGGTTGCGTAGTATAGTACTTTTGCCCGACCCCGAAGTACCCACAATCAGTACGATTCCTTCCTTGGGCAAATTGGGTATGGTTACTGGGGACTCTACATGGTCCCGTATGTCGTACTTTTTTCGTATTTCGTCCAGATAGCTCATAGTGTTATTCCAAATAAATTCCAGTGATTATCCAATGTCCAGTCATTGATATTGGTAATTGCTTTCCCGTCATACGTTACAAAACTAGAATTTAAAACTGAATAACGTCGAAAAAAACGCCAATTATCTGGGCTCTGTTTGGTCAGACCATTGTCCTTTAACACTAGGTCACTAGATTTTTTGATCAGACAGGTCGGGGTATTCAGAGCTTGATTAATGGTCAATCGATCCTGTATCAGCATGTCTACCACACTACTAGCCGGTAGCACGTGTTCAAATACCGAATCTTTTTCGTCTACTCCAATTTCGCGATAATGACTTTTAATTTTTCCTTCAATTGCATAACCGTGATAACGACGAATCCAGTGATCAATGCTATCGCGATACAATCGGGCTCGCATGTCCTCCACAAATACAGTGGTGCGATAGATATCTAATAGTCGCTCTAATTCTATAGTTGTGGTTTCTAGGGCCTGTTCATAAGCCAAATCGTCGCGTTTGACACCGCGTCCTCTACTGGGTTTGACAAATCCTTCCACCAAGGATTGAGTATTTTTCATGTTAATACAGATCCTTAGCAAATGGTTGAAATGGACTGTTGATCATTCTTGGCAAACGGCCATCCCAAGTTTTTTTCAATTGATGCCATAAAAAAGGTCCTCCTGTGGTCCAATTCTTGCTAACACGACTGCGAGTAGGTTTACGGTCCTCTGGAATTCCGTCATAAAAATCATCCCACCAGTTATTGTAGGCTGTGCGTACTTTGTCCCAAAGCGGACTACTTTCGTGAAAATTAGCGTCAAACAATCCATGCAAATGTTGTCCTAGATCAACTATTTCCTCGTCAGTGTAATCTACTGCACTGGACTTGGCAACATCAAAGAAACGACACATGATCTCTATTTCCTGACTGGCAATTGGTCGAGCTACTGGAATGGTTGTGGTGTATATGGCAAACTTACGAATGATGTCGCTAGAATAGCCATTTATTTCTTGCATACGACTGATAGCTCCGGGTTCTTGGGTATCTCCAAATTTTTCTGCTGTAACAAATAAATCTGCCTGTTCAAGATACTGTTGCTTGAGCTCGGCAGACACCCAGTCTGGATTGTTGTTTTCGTCAATGCGGACACCATAGACTTTTTGCTGGAATAGGTCGATTTCCTCCAAAAGTTTTTTGCCATCGCTACTGTTATTGCCAACAAACACCTGACGGATTACGCTTTTTTTACTAACTGGATAAATGTTTACTGGAATCATAACTTTGGTAGGATCTTCACCCAGTATCCAAACAGCAATGAAATAAAATAGCACAGCGGTGTGTTGACCATCCCAGCTAGCATATAACTCTTCGCCTACAGGACAGTAATTTAGTTCAGCTTCACCTTTGATTACTTGATAGACTTGAATTGGTACTGCCTGCACTTCACAAAACTTTTTCAACAAATACATGACCCAGGATAAATCTAATTTTCTCTGCATGGTTGTATCGATCAATATATCGCTGAGAGGTCGATAGTGACAATTGACCAATTGCAAATCTGAAAACTGTTTAATATGAGAAAAGTTTTTTTGCCAAATATCCATGGCATTTTTTAGGCTACCACGCAACCCTATCTGTTTGAAATGTGGTAATCCGTTTATGGTATCGTCAATTCTTTTCTTGAGATCTACAAAGAATGAGTCTGAATTACTGTATTTGGAATTGACCTTTTGAGCATAGGTCTGTGGAGGAACGCACTGTGGCGCTGTTGTGCTATCTACGACAAGATTACTTACTGATTGCATTTTATTTTCTTTCAAATTGTATTTGGCGCAAGTTTTTATTCATCTATTGCCAATTAACTACTATTTTACAACAAAACTATTACTGTGTCAACCTAGTGTACAGGATCTCCATCTATACCTTCAAAAACACTGCATCCACGAGACTCAGCTTCGCTCATGAGCTGTTCCATGGCCACGTCTGCAACCAAGATAGCAAACTCGTCAATTTCGTCCTGTGTAAGATAGTCTTGACTCAATTTACCATCAAACACAGCCTGTACCACCATGAGGCGATCGTCGGTCATTGCACCAGCTCTCGGAATCGTTCTGCGAATGCTTCCAACAGGCAACTGTATTGTTCCTCGGTGGCCTCGTTGTGATAGTACACTGTAAGACCGGCTGGTCCTTGTACAACTTCATCTACTAGGAAAATTTTTCCGTCAGCTGAAGTAAATCTTGCTTGTTTAGTATATGTCATTATTGTGCCCGTGCCAATCTGCGTTCTCTGTTGCGTTCCCAACTTGCGGTCAGGTCGTTGCCGTGTTTAAATAATTTTTCAAACACGCGGTCAGTGATGCCATAGCCTTCGTTGCCATAGTCACCTTCATAAAAATTGTAGTCTATGTTCCAACGAGGAATGATGGTCATGCGGGCGTCTGCATCATGTAGGATGGGCAATTGATGCCACTGGAACAAGAGTCGTTCCACGGCCTGATTCCAATAGTTACGGGCCCAGACTGATCGAGCTCGATCTCTAGCCTCACGAGCCGCATCTAATCTATTGCCCAAAACTTCTGCTGTTTCACCTAGGTATCTGTAATTTTTCATAGTATATGTATTGTAACAAAAAAATCATTACTGGTCAATCAGGCCCATTTCATGGTAAATGCTAGACAATCTCTTTCGGAATCAAAGAAAAAACAGTAGCGACCCGGGCGGGTATCGGTACTGGCACTGATCAACTGCCAGCGCCATTCGGCTACCAGTTCTTCCTTGCACCAGTCCAGAATCGATTCTATCTGGCCAAACGGTTTGACTATTTCCTGAGCATAAGGAAAGCTGTCGCGATCCCGCATATAGTCCATGGGACTTTTTAACAGGGGTCCGGTTTCTCTACGCAGGTTCATTGAGTGCGGAAAATAAGGCCTGTACAGGCATCTGCCAGAATTCATAGCTTTCCTTGATGTCGGCCACATAGCCTGGGCTGGGACGGCCTGACTTGGGATCGGTCATTTCGTAAAAGAAAAACTGTTGGCCATCCTGTATCCAGGTGCGTTTGGTATAGTAACTGGGGAATCCTTCAAACGCATCCAGATGAGCTTCGCATTCCTCGGTGATGGCCCACAAGACTCCGTGTGTGGCCGCGCCGCGCTTGGGCTCAATGGTAGCATGGTTGTAAAACTGTAGTTCCCAATCACGCAGAACAAATGACCCTACGCCCAGAGCCTTAGGGCATCGCCATGACATGGCCGCCGGGTGCATGTTGGCCCCATAGGCCAGGTAGAGTGTTCTATCCTGCAAGATAATATCTCACAATGTAGTCGTTGACCTGATCTGCGGGCCACTGAGTATAATACAGTAAGTTGTCTGTGATACCAAAGGTGTTACAGAAACTCTGTCCATATCGTTGTCCTTGCAGGGCTTCAAAGGTAAAGTCCTGTTTCCATTGCTCAAATGCCTCTCGGGTAACGGGTTCATGAACTCGATCTGTTCGATCTGCAAAAGCTACAATTTGTTCCATTGCGGTTTTTCTTGTCATATATTATTTTAACACACTTTCGCCATTTAGATCAACCTCAATCCAGGTGTAATCACCCAACCATTTTACTCTACAGATATACTCATAACCTTCAGGTATTCCGGTGGCCCATTCGGTCGGTCCGGTTTGGACCAAAATGCTACCACCTTTTCTATGATCCAAGGCCAGCCAATAGCACTGACCATGATAGATTTGAAACTGGTAACGGGCCGCATGCACCAGATCGGTTATATCTAAACGACGGCGCACATCATCGGCCTGGCGCTGTAGCACTGCTACCAGTTCCATGATACGATTATACTCTTGGTGGCCGTGCATGCGGGCCACGTTGACCATGATGTCCTTTTGCTTCTCAACCGGTATGAGATCAAAACTAGGGCCACCTACTTCGGTTGGATAAGGTGTGACATTCTTGTTGAAGAACTGGATCAACTCACCCGTGGACTCTGAGTCGTAGCTGTCGCGACCATCGGCTGAATTGGGCTTTTTCTTTTTGGCCATTAGGTCCAAAGCGCCTCGAAATACTTTCCAAACAGGCGGAAACCGTTGTCCTTGCGAGCCTGCCATGCCGCATGTCCTTCTCGATCATACTTGATCTTGCTCACATACTGACCATCCCGATTCCATGGCAATTTTTCATCACCACATTCCGAATGATCAAAGAACTGGCTGTCAGCATCATCTGTGACCTTTTGCTCAAAGGCCCAGATCATTTCCGAAAGAATCCAGTCCCAACGCATAAACCAAAGACTATCAGTATCCCACTCATTTTCCTTGGGTTGTGCCATGTGGCTACGCAAGTATTCTGGCACATCCTCATCATCGGTGTGTGGTGCACCGTGTTTGGTAGCTTGTAACTGCTTTAGTCCTGGTAAGATAATGTCTGCCAAGGTATGATCAAAACTCCAGGTATCCCATGGATCAACGCGAACATAAGTCCAGCGTGGGTGAATTCGATCCAGGAACCATTGTATTCCTTTACAAATGGGATCTAGAATTTTGACCCAACGGTCGTATGGATTGCTGGGGTCATCCGTGAGATTGTAGATGCGATCTTCGTCTTTCTCCCAAAAACAAATGGTCTTGAGGATCACATACGGTGAGATCCAGTGATTTCTGTATTTCGAGGTCCAAATTTTCATTCTTCAACTCCAAAATGTTGTTTAATCAACTCGCAGACATGTAGATTGTTTCCGTTACTCATTAAAGCAACATGGGCAGATTCTCTAACAATCATCTCGGCGAACTTTTCTGTGGCTTCGTGTGAATTTCCTACTCGGCTACTAGGACCTAATAGTCCAGCCTGTTTAGCAAGTTGTCTAATCCGTTCGTTCATTCTAGTCCTTTGTCTTTTACGCCGGCCTCATACCAGCGTGTGAACGGTTCATCATACACAGGTTTGATTGTAATCTTGACACCATCAACAAATTCCGCTTCGTATTCAATCCACTGTTCGATTTCACTATCTCTACGATAAAAGCGAATGGTGCCGGTAAAGTCCGCACAGTGGACCCAACGCTGGTTTGACTGTTTCAGGTATCCGCTACTCCATCGACCGGGCTGTTCGACCCAGTCGGTGTCGTATTCTTCATGCCACAGATACCAGTTACCTGAAACCGGTTCCTGTTCTATCTTGTAATTATCCAACAGCTGACTTGGAGTATCTTTTGTTTGATACTCCTCTCCCTCAAACCACAGTTGATCAAACATGCCCATTATGATTTGATTCCTAATGTTGCAGGACTATGGTCAATGCAGTCGCCCTTGTCGTCGCTATAAAAGAACGCATCTGAGTCTACAATCCGAACTTTCATGTCGGTATGTCGCAGGTCGTAGTCAACAAAGTCATGCGGCGCATTGCTGTAGATTCTAAACACATAGCGATCTCCGCCACACCAGATTAGATAACCTTCCTGGCCGTCGGCCGATTCTATTCGCACAGTTCTTCTCCGGAGTCAAGATCTTGTTGCACCATGTCGACCATGCTGCTGTAACAGGTTGGGCAAAAGGCCACAGGCAAGATACCAAAATAGCCTACCACACCACCTTCGTCGTCAGTAAACTCACATGAGCATACATTACACCTATGTTCTTCACCTGCATGTTGCATACCTACAATCATTACCAACTCCCATCATCCAAGTATAACAGAACACTTATAAACAACCAACCTGCTCGACACTGACGCCATGGTGATCCCCATTCTGAGTTGTGTTCAGCACGGGCGATAGGACGCCAGTACCAGTGAAGTGGATTTAAGTTTAGGCTAACCGTGATGCCTGAGTAGCGAATCCAGTTCATCATACCTCCAAATACTGCAATTTAAAAAAATCTGCACTGGACTCGTGGCCCACATAGCCGCGTGGGTTGCATACCACACGAGTTTCACCAATCCAGTAGTTGAAGTTGTGATGCGTATGCCCATGTAACCAATACCGGATCTGTGGACGAGCCTCAATAAAATCATCTAGTTTACTACGGAATGCACCATTCAACAGGTCGCCCTTGTATTGTGCCGCTACACTCTGTTCACTAGGACAATGATGGCCGACCACAATGTAGCTACCGGGATCGCGAGTCACATGATCAATGTATGACAACATTTTAGCATGATCAAGAGCACTGTCTTCAGGAGTCCACCTAGCCGGTTCTTCTTTGCTCTTGTAGCCGATATTGATCATTGCCCCTGTCGCATCCTTGCTATACTGTCCACCGTTCTGCCCATCCGCAGTCCATAAGGGATTGCGCTCATAGATGGGAACATTGCGCACTACCATTCTATTGCTGTTGACGACTTCACGGAAGTCGTTCATTGCGCCCTGTGTGTAGTTTAGAGTGAGTGGATCCAGCTGGTTCATGTCGGTCCACAAGGTTCCGCCGATAAATGTTACATCTTGATACTTCCAGGTTTCTTTTTCAAGAATATGCAGGTTAGGGTAGTCCAAATGCTCCTGTAGAATTGCGTATGTTTTAGCCACATCGCCCGAGTAGTGTTCATGATTGCCCATGATGTAGATCACCTGCGGAAACTCCCGAGTGACTTGGTCAAAGAACGCACGATATTCCTTGGCCAAGGTTTGCTGGTAAGTGGGCTTGCCATCTGCAAAGTGTCGAGCCACACAGATATCGCCAGCTAGAATCAACACATCAGCTGACTCGTCATTGGTCAGGGTGATAGGACCAAATTCTAAATGTATGTCAGATGCTAGGGCTAGTTTCATGGGATTCCTGTTGAGCAATTTGTGCCTGTAGTTGTTCTACTGCGGCAGGATCACCACCTACGATATAAGCCACACGATCTGGGTAGCGTTGTCTAAACGCAGATCTCACCTGCTCCAGGTCGGCACCTTGACACACAAACTGTTTGTTTTCGGCGCTGTAGCAGAAAAATACACCGTGATCCTGTTCAACTTCCAGACCAAACATGGTGTCTTTCATGGCAGTCTTGATCATGCGTGTCAGCTGGCGTTCAAAACGATGCACTTCATACCAGGCTGCCGCACCAATCAGCACTACACCAAGAACCATGCCAATGACCACTGCTCCTACGTCAAGTTCAATCATGCTAGACCCTTGTCTGTGACACCTTGGGTATACCATTCAGTAAGCGGTTCGGGTTCTTCCCATTCTTCGTAGCCCCATTCTGCGGAGGCCACTTCTTTATAGCGATCTGGATCACGGCCGCAGTCCCATTCGTCGGTATTCATGTATTCACCATCATAGCTAGTGGTTCCTACAAAACCAGCACCGGGTTCCCAGTAGCTGAGTTCAAACTCGACACGCCCATCCTCAAATGCCCAGGTTTCAAAGGCCTGTATGGGTGGAGCCCAGGCTGTGCTGAAACTGAAACTGACGCTGTCCTGTTCCGCCGCATTGTCGATGTAGACATCACAGATGTCCCATTTGGTGCCCCAGTTGTTGATATTCCAACTATACCAGTCTTGATCACCTTCAAAGTTTGGTTGTGGAACCATCCAAGACAAGAGTTCTGGATTGTCCTGAGTTAATTTTTGTTTGATTTCGTCAATTACCGGTTCAGGTCCGGTGATTGTGGCACGATTTGAACACCAGTTGGGCATGTTGACTCCTTACTTATTTTAGATTAATAAACAATTTTGTTAGGTCCAATCGCTAAGATCCAACCCAGCAAGAACAGCTTGACTTCTCCACTTGGCTCTATTTTTACAGAAAGTAGTAACTGCTTCATCCTGAGCCAAAGTAGTTTTGCGTTGATATCCTTTGGGGGCTCCGGGGCTGGTATTGATCCAATCCTCCGAGGCCAAATGATCTAATTCTGCCAAGGCTTCCGAAATTCGTAAACCCTGATCTTTCGCATAAGTCTGAACAATATAAATTGACGAAGTAATATCCATACAACCTCTAAATTTTTAATATACTACTATTATACTTGAAATGGATTTACTGGTCAACTGGTAAATATAGGTGTAGTTCGCGGGCTGGAACCCCAACTACTCTAACGCTCAGGAGGAGCATCAGCTTGAACAATACTTATTATGTTTACGCCTACCTTAGACAAGATGGCACACCTTACTATATTGGAAAAGGGCACGGTAATCGTGCTTGGGACTGGCATCGAAATATTCCAGTTCCTAAAGATAAAAAACGGATTGTTATGCTTGAAACCAATTTAACTGAATTGGGTGCATTTGCTATTGAACGCAGAATGATCCGTTGGTATGGGCGAAAAGATTTACAAACTGGTATTTTACGCAATATGACCGATGGCGGCGAAGGTGTTACTGGATATACTCATACCGCAGAAACTCGATCTAAACTTAGTAAAATTAGTAAAGGTAAGATAAATTCCGCAGAAACTCGAGCCAAAATAAGCAAATCAAATCAAGGGCGTGTATTAAGCAAAGAAACCAGAGCTAAGATTAGTGAAGCAAATCGCACTCGAATAGTAACGGATGAAACTCGAGCCAAGATGAGTGCTACACGAAAAGGCCGTCATGGGCATAAAAATACTCCAGAAATTAGAGCCAAATTAAGTGCCGCATTAAAGGGTCGGAAGATGACTGAAGAGCACAAAACAAAAACAAGTCAAACAATGAAGGAATATTGGGCCCGTAAAAAAGCCCTCGCATTGCACGAGGGCCATAGTAACACTACCGAACGGAGTGTTACTGCGTTAGATTAAAGACCCAACGCAAGGGCACGGTAACCGGCGGCTACGATCTTTCTTGAAGGTTTTCCAAGCACATATTCTGTGACCTGCACACCGTTGCCAGCTTTACGAGAATTCGTATAGACAGCAAATCCATGTTGGCGGATACGGGTGATTTCAGCTGATAAGTTCTTAACTCCTAATTTGCTTGCCTGGCTAGCTGTCAAAGCCTTGCCAGATTGCAATGCGGAAAATACTTTAAAAGTTTTTGTTTCTGGATTAAAATGTTTCATGTGATACCTTTCTATGTTAAACGCTGTTTAACAACAGCATGATGCTAGTATAGCATGTGATTGCACAATACGCAACAAGGTTTGGATAAGCATTTAGCCATAAATAACTAAAAAGGCTAACCAGGATACCTAATGAGTTCGAATATTTTTACAACCACGGCTACAGCCACATTTTCAATTGGAAACGCCGTTGCTGTCGCATCCACCGCCAACATGTTCCCAGGATTGCCGATCGTTTTCAGCGGCACAACATTTGGCAACATCACTGCCAATACCACCTACTATATCGGTAACATCACAGTTGGATACCCTACCAGCAACATCACCTTAACCACCTTGCCTGGCGGCAGCACCTATGCGGTCTCCAACGGTTCGGGCACCATGTTGGCCACCATCAATCAAGGCGGTCAACAGATCATACCCACTGTGCCACCCGGTGAATCACTGAATCAAGCCTTCACTGCCGTAAATGTGAACTTTGACCAGATCTTTGCCGCAGGTCCGGTCTTGAGCAATGTAGTCATTGCCAACAACACCATTCAAACCACCAATACCAACGGCAACTTGGTGTTGAATCCCAACGGAATTGGCAATGTCATAGCCAATGCTCATGTCTTGCCCGATCAGGCACACATAAGAAATCTGGGTTCTCCTGCCCTGAGATGGAATACCGTTTATGCCGATTATGTAGACTATAACGGCGGCAACATCACTGTTGACAACCTGACCATTCCGGGCAACATCCAAGTTGGTGGACACATCACTGCCAACGGCAATATTTCGGGTGCATATCTGTTGGGCAATGGTAGTCAACTGACCGGTATCAATACCACCAGCAACACCATTTTTAACGGCACTAGCAATGTGGCTATTCCCGTTGCCAATGGCAATGTACAAATCCACAGCGGCGCCAGTGCTGCCTGGATCTTTGATACCGCCGGCAATCTGACACTTCCGGGCAATACATTTGCAGTAAACTATGCCAATGGCACGCCAATTACCGGATTTGGTGCCACAGGTGCTACAGGAGCTTCTGGATTACAAGGTGCTACAGGTGCTACGGGTGCGTCGGGACTACAAGGTGCAACGGGTTTAAGAGGTGCCACAGGATCATTGGGATCAACCGGTGCCACAGGCGCAAGTGGTGCCGTTGGTGCTACTGGCGTGCAAGGCGCTACCGGAGTTAAAGGAGCAACAGGAACCACAGGTGCAACTGGTATATATGGAGCCACTGGTGCTACAGGCGTAAGAGGTGCCACAGGAAACGCAGGAACAACTGGCGCTACAGGTGCTACAGGAATAGAAGGTGCCACAGGTGCCACTGGTACAACAGGTGCCACTGGTGTGCGTGGATCAACTGGCGCCACAGGTGCGTCAGGCCTAGAAGGGGCAACTGGTGCCACAGGTGTGGTAGGAGCCACAGGTGTTCGTGGTGCTACTGGAGCATCAGGAGCATCAGGATTAAAAGGAGACACTGGAGCAACCGGTGTTCGTGGTGCTACTGGTGTCACAGGTGCTACTGGAATTGGCGCTACAGGTGTAGCTGGTTCTACTGGTGTGCAAGGAGCCACAGGCGTTCAAGGATTTACTGGTGCCACTGGTGTTCAAGGCACCACAGGCCCTACAGGTGCTACAGGGGTCATGGGAGCCACAGGTTCAACTGGTGTTGCAGGTGCAACAGGACCACAAGGAACTACAGGTGCAACCGGTGCTGATAGCACAGTGCCAGGTGCTACAGGAGCAACTGGACCAGCTGGAACCAGTGTTGTTATCATTGGATCAGTACCCACAGTGGGTGGTGATCCTCAGGCCACATTAAATGCGGCATTCCCAGGTGCAGTAGCCGGCGACGGTGTGCTGGATCAAACCACTGGCCATCTTTGGGTCTATGACGGTGCCCTATGGAATGATGTGGGGCAAATACAAGGCCCAACAGGAGCCACAGGTGTTCAAGGCTCAACTGGAGTAGCGGGTGCCACAGGACCACAAGGAACCACAGGTGCTACTGGTATCCAAGGACCCACAGGAGCTACGGGCATCCGTGGAGCAACAGGGGCTACAGGTGTGCGTGGAACCACAGGAGCCACTGGTGTTGGCACAACTGGTGCTACTGGTGTTCAGGGATCCACAGGACCACAAGGAACCACAGGTGCCACTGGCATAGGTTCTACTGGAGCTACGGGTGTTCGTGGAACCACAGGTGCTACAGGTGTCACTGGATCTCCAGGAGCCACAGGTGTTCGTGGATCAACCGGTGCCACTGGATCACAAGGACCCGCAGGTGCTACAGGTGTTGCAGGAACTGTGGGTGCCACAGGTGTTCGTGGATCAACTGGTGCTACAGGACCACAGGGAACACCAGGTGCTACAGGCGTTCAAGGCCCTACAGGTGCTACCGGCATAGGTGCATCAGGTGCCACAGGTGTAAAAGGCACCACTGGAGCCACGGGTGTAGCTGGCACTACAGGTGCTACAGGTGTAGCTGGTGCCACAGGCGTTAAAGGTGCCACTGGTGTTGATGGACAGACTGGAGCCACGGGTGTAGCTGGCACTACAGGTGCTACAGGTGTAGCTGGTGCCACAGGCGTCACAGGTGCTACTGGTGCGTTTAACGGAAATCTCACTGCCAACATCAATGGCAATGGTTTCAGCATCAGCAACATAGGCAACATCACAGCCAACTATTTTATCGGCGACGGCAGTCAACTGACCAACATCAGCGGCACCGGCGGCGGAGTCATACAGAGTAATACAGCGCCAGGATCACCAACCAGCAGTACCTTGTGGTGGGACACTGTATCAGGCACATTCTTTGTTTGGTATACCGACATGTCCGGCAGCCAATGGGTGCAGGCCGCACCTTCGGGCACTGGCAATGGAGGTGGCGGTTCGGGCAGTATCATACAAAGCAACACAGCACCAACCAGTCCCACAGCATCTACACTCTGGTGGGATGAAGTTTCTGGCAGATTATACCTGTGGTATACCGATGGATCAGGCAGCCAATGGGTAGATGCCGCACCCAACACACCAGGTGCCACAGGAGCAACTGGTCCTACAGGTGCCACCGGAGCTCGTGGAGCAACAGGCACAGCAGGAGCCAATGGTGCTACAGGTGCTTCGGGTTCAGCTGGTGCTTCGGGTGCCACAGGTGCAACTGGCACAGCGGGCGCAAATGGCGCAACCGGAGCAACTGGCCTACAAGGACCAGTCGGTGCAACCGGAGCCGGAGCATTGAGTTCATTGAACTATGTTCAGGTCTTGGGCAATGTTTCCAGTCCTCCGGTGGTCAATGCCAATGGCACAATATTGAGCCTGACCATCACAACCACCGGCGGTCCAGTTGAACTGGTAGGTTCGGGTGATGCTGTCAATAATTCTGCGGCATTTTTTGGAACTGTTCAATGGTATCGTGGTGCTGTGGCCCTGGGCAATCCACAATTCTTTGAATCCAGCGCAGCCAACGAAAATCAAAGCGTATGCCAAGTTTTCATAGATAACCCACCGGCTGGCACATACACATATTCTTGGAAAATGCCAAGAGCAAGTGCCACTATTACTTGGGGCGAAAGCACTGCTCCAGTTATTAGTGCTACAGAATTACAAGGTGTCATAGGAGCCACAGGTGCCTCGGGTGCCTCAGGAAGTTTCAGTGGTAACCTAACTGCCAATCTCAATGGGCAAGGCTACTCAATCTCAAATGTGGCCACGATTAGCACTACTGGCAACATTACCGGCAACTACTTGTTTGGTAACGGTAGCCAACTCACTGGATTACCAGCTACCTATGGCAATAGCAATGTGGCAACATTCTTGGCCGCCTACGGTAGCAACACGATCAGCACCACAGGCAATATCACAGCCGGCAACATAACTGGCAACATAAACATCACCGGCAATGTGACCGGAACCAGCGCCAATGTTCAACTGGTAGCAGGCGCATATACCTGGACCTTTGACAACACTGGCAACCTAACAGTTCCGCCAGGAGGCGACATCTTGTTGGCCAACACACAGTCTGTGATCAGTGCCGCTGGTAATATCACCGGCAACTACTTCATAGGTAATGGTAGCCAACTTACTGGATTACCAGCCAGTTATGGCAATGCCAACTTGGCCAATATTGGCAGTAACAGCATCTCTACCACAGGTAACATATCAGCCGGTAACTTCATTGGCAATGGTGCTGGCCTGACCAATGTGACTTACAGTGCCGCTGGCAATATTGTAGGATCGCAGGCCAATGTGGGCATTGTAGCCGGCAGTTATACCTGGACCTTTGACAATACCGGTAATTTGACCATACCGGCCGGTGGTGATATTGTTTTAAGCAACGCCCAATCAATCATTACCACTGCTGGTAATATTGTATTGTCTTCAAGCACTCCGGCCATATTTGCTAATCAACGCAAGTTTGACTGGACTGCAATGATTCACGGCACACCTGCCACAGGTGGGTCAATTACAGGATCGATCTTAGGTGATGCTACTTACTCAAACTTCAGTGACGGTGTTCAACTCACCGCCAACACCACCGCCAAGAGTGGTTCGGTGGCCTGGAATACCACTACTTTTGATTTTACCAAAGATTTTGTCATGGAATGGTCCTGGTTTACCAGCAATAGCGGATCTAATCCAGCAGATGGTGTCTGGGCCACATTTGGTGGCAACACCAACGGCGGTGCCTCGCAACCATTAGGTGTAACCAACGGTGCCGTTGGCTTGAGATACTTGACTTATACTAACCTTAGAACACAGTGGTATAGCAATGGTGCTACCACCGGCAACGCTGTCAGCTTTAGAGCAGGTGTAGTGTATCAAGGCGTCTGGCAAACCAGCCGTATCATGGTTAGAAAAGTAGGCGCACAGCGATATGCCTATGTGTATACTGGCGACACCGGAGTATGTGACAATGCTATTGATATTACTAGTTGGACTCCAGCAGGAACCTGGATTGCTGTAGGTGCTTCAACTGGCGGTAGTACTTCCAGCCAGTTGTGTTGTCATGTTGCCCTAGAGTATCTATGATCGTACAAGGTGTCGCACTCCGTGGAATAAGAGTTGTGGATGGTGGCGTCATGCCCACTGGGCTGGTTCTGTATCTCGATGCCAACAATGCTGCCAGCTATTCAGGCACAGGAACTACTGTAAACGACCTGTCAGGAAATGGTTACACACATACCTTGAGCAATAGTAATCTTTATACTACGCTGAGTGGCGTAAAATGTTTTAACTGTAGTGCCACTGGGCAGGTTATCCTAGCCAACTCAACTACAATACAGATACCCACAAACTTTACCTACATCAGCTGGGTGCGGGTAAGATCCACTACAACACCTTTTAGAACCCTGCTAAGATGTTATGGAACAGGCGGTCACGCCATCATTGTTAATTCAGGGACTAATCTGTTGGGCATGTGGGATAATCTTCCTGCTAACACTGGATTCAACAGTTCGGGCTACAACATGGCGGCCTATGGTGATGTCTGGGCCCAATTTGCCACAGTAGGCGATGCCTCAGGTCAGACATTCTATATCAACGGCCAACAGGTTGGATCCAGTGTGGCCAAATCAGTGGCTGGGCAGTATCACTATGCCTGGGGTAATATACAAACGGCCAATGATCAGCCCTGGGGCTATGTGGCCAATTTAGAACTGTATAACACCAAACTCACAGTAGAACAGATACAACAAAACTACTATGGGTTGAAAGGTAGATTTGGCGTATGACAACAATAATTCAAGGTATAAACATACAAGGCTTTAATGTGTATGACTCATCGTTTAATTCCGCCGGTGCTCTGTTATACCTAAACGCTGGCAATACAGCCAGTTACGCCGGATCAGGCACTACCTGGACTGATCTGTCAACCAACACCAACAATGCCACCCTGGTCGGAAGTCCTGCATTTACCAATGTTGGCACAGCCAGTTACTTCTCTTTCAATGGCACTAGCTCACAGTATGCCAGCACCCCTACTGCCAAATACAATCAAACCTATACAGGCAAGACCACATTTATTGTGGCCAGGATGAACGCCAGTGCCTGGACCGCAGGTGTTGATCAGTATCGTTGTTTATTTGGCTCGGTCAGCGGTAACAGGAACTTCAATACCTATATACACCACGACACATCAAACAATTATCAAATACATTTCAGTGCAGTTGGCGGTGGAGGATTATCTAACAATATTTCAATTACAGCCAATCAATGGTTCGTGGTAGCTGTAACTGAAACTGGAGCTGGACTGGTGACTTATTACCTGAATGGACAAGCTGTGGGAACTACTCCAGGACAGACACTGAGTCAGTGGGCCACCAACGGTGGGGAAGCTGTGGCACTGTCTGATAACTATTGGTATGGTGACATTGGCGTTGTGGCCATTTATGGGAGAGCCTTGAACTCCAGTGAAATACAGCAAAACTACAACGCTGTTTACAACCAGTATTTTGGCACGGTTAGCAGTGGATTACAGTTGTATCTTGACGCCAACAGCACCGCAAGTTACCCAGGATCTGGCACCACTTGGTATGATCTCAGTGGTCAAAACAACAATGTGGTCATGCAGAATTCCAGTAATATCACATATACCGCTTCGGGCGGCGGCTACTTTACTCTAACCAGTAACGGCTACTTTAATAAAGCCACTACCACTGGAATTCCCACTGGTAATAGCTCATATACTTTGAGTGCCTGGATTCAAATGGGCGGCAGTTGGGGTAATGGCGGTATCATTGGTATTGGTAGTGCCTGGGGCAACACCAACTTGGTAAACGCACTCAGAAACAATGGAAATAATAGTTTATACAACTATTGGTGGGGCAATGATTTAGTGGGTAGCAGTAGTCTCAGCCCAGTAACACAATGGTTCAATGTGGTGGCCAAATTTGACGGCACTACTCGTAGCCTTTGGGTAAACGGCACACAGATCTCGTCTGACACTCCGGGCGGCAGTCACAATGTTACTACCAGTGCCCTAGGCATTGGCGTTACCAACAATTCAGAATACTTGAATGCCAAAATTGGCCAGGCCTTGATCTATAATCGTGCCTTGACCACAGCAGAAATACAACAAAATTATACCGCTGTAAGGAGTAGATACGGTGTGTAATACGAATCAAACTAAATACAAGATAACAGGATTGGTCCCATGACTACAAACATCGTTTTTCCCTACCCAGCCAACCCAGGCGACATGTATACTGCCTCGAATGGTGTGGCCTACACTTATGACGGCACCAAATGGGTGGCCACAGGTGGTGTCAATGGTGCCACAGGTGCCACAGGTGCCACAGGTTCAGCCGGCGCTACAGGCGCTACAGGTGCAGCAGGTGCTTCTGGACCCTCATATACAGGTGCTACAGGCGCAACAGGCATTCGTGGAACCACAGGTGCCACGGGAGCTACAGGATCACAGGGAACAACAGGTGCCACTGGCGCTACTGGATCACCGGGAACTACAGGAGCAACTGGAGTTGGTGCTACTGGAGCCACTGGCCCACAAGGCACACCAGGAGCAACAGGCATTCGTGGAACCACAGGTGCTACCGGAGTTGGCACTACAGGTGCCACTGGCGTTATGGGCTTCCAGGGAGCCACTGGTATTCAGGGATTTTCGGGTGCAACAGGTGTTCAAGGAACTACTGGAGCAACTGGCCCACAAGGAACACCGGGTGCTACGGGCATCATGGGCTTTATTGGTGCCACAGGCGTTAGAGGTGCTTCGGGTGCCACTGGTATACAGGGCTTTATTGGTGCCACAGGCATTCGTGGTGCAACAGGCAGCACTGGAGTTGGCACAACAGGTGCTACAGGACCACAAGGCACCACAGGTGCTACAGGTGCTACCGGCCTTATTGGAGCCACAGGCATTGGTGCTTCGGGTGCTACAGGACCTACTGGTGCTACAGGTGTGCGTGGAGCCACTGGCCCTGTAGGTGCTACAGGAACCAGTGTAACAATTATTGGATCGGTGCCCACTGTGGGCGGTGATCCGCAGGCAACATTAAACGCCGCTTTCCCAGGTGCAGTCAATGGTGATGGCGTTATAGATCAAACTACCGGCGACCTATGGGTATATGCTGGCGGAACCTGGACTGATGTGGGCACAATCAAAGGGCCAACTGGTTCAACAGGTGCTACTGGTGTTCAAGGAACTACTGGTGCTACTGGCATAGGTTCAACCGGTGCTACAGGTATTCAAGGATTTACGGGAGCTACTGGCATACAGGGCTTTTCAGGTGCAACTGGAGTTCAGGGCATTCAGGGAGCCACCGGCATACAGGGCTTGATTGGTGCTACAGGTATCATGGGCTTTGCTGGTGCAACTGGTGTTCAAGGAACTACTGGTGCCACTGGTATCATGGGCTTCCAAGGTGCAACTGGTATACAAGGATTTGCGGGAGCCACTGGCATACAAGGTGTGATTGGTGCAACTGGTATTATGGGCTTCCAGGGAGCTACTGGCGTCATGGGCTTCCAGGGCGCGACAGGTATCATGGGCACAACTGGTGCTACAGGTATTCAAGGCACTACAGGTGCCACAGGCGTAGCAGGAACTACAGGTGCTACAGGCATAACTGGAGCCACTGGAATAGGTGCTACAGGCGCCACTGGAGTATTCAGTGGCCAACTTACTCAAAACATGGATGGTGAAGGTTTCTCAATCGCCAATGTCAGCAGTATTGGCACAGGCCTTGGCACCAACAATGTAGTGCTACAACCCAATGCTAGCACAGCAGGCTACACACTTACACTTCCAGTTGATACTGGTAGCAACACACAGGTATTAACTACAGATGGCACAGGCATACTAAGCTGGGGCAATACCTCTACTTTGTCTAACAGCATAACTGGTTTTTCAGCCAGTGTGTATGTTGACCCATATGCTGATTTGTATTTTGTTCAAAATGGTAACAATCTAGGTTATATTGGTTTTGATGCCACTCCAACTCTTTACATCAGTAGCAGCGGTGGCAATATCGAATTCGATGTAAACAGTAGTGGTCCTGGACCATGGGTGATCAATACCGGCAATGTTGCATTAACAGGAAGTGCTAACATAGAAACCACTGGCAACATTGTTGGTGCTTACTTACACGGCGACGGTTCAAACCTCACAGGAATTTCAGTAGCCTGGGCCAATATTGGCAATATCAACAATTTGTATGGTCCAAACAATATTTCCATTGGCTATTTGACTGGTAATAATCAAGGTGCTAGCAGTGTTGCTGTCGGTGATAGTGCTGGTAGCGAAGGACAAGGACAATATTCAGTAGCTGTTGGTCCTTACGCCGGTCAAACTAACCAACATGATTTTGCTGTGGCCATTGGCTACTCAGCAGCCTATGACCAGCAAGGCAACAATGCCATAGCCATTGGTAACTATGCTGGCGGTGAAACTCAAGGCGATAATGCTATAGCCATTGGATATTATGCTGGCTACACAAATCAACCAGCAAACAGCATTGTATTAAACGGCTCTGGTGCTGTTATGGCACAAAACCCAACTAACTCAGGATTCTATGTTAATCCTGTTCGCAATGATACCAGCAACACTGCCAATGCTGTTTACTTCAACAGCACGACCAACGAATTAACTTATGGACCAGCAGGCGGCGGCACAGCCAACACAATTTATAATGGTCTCAGCAATGTGTCCATTCCTATGGCCAACGGCAATGTCACAATCAATACCAATGCAGGCACAGATTATTCTTGGACTTTTGATACCACCGGTAACATTAACTTCAACTTAACAGGTGCTCAGTTGGTGGCCAGCAATGTGAGCTTAGGCGGTCTGTCAGGCGTAGGCAATGTGGTAGGATTTGTCAACGGTGTAGATAACGACGGTTATATCAACTACTTGGCCTTTGACGGTGCCGGTAATGTGCATATCGGTCAAAACACCGGTGCTACCAGTGGTGCTATTGTCTGGGATGGCGGTGGCAGCACGATTTTTGAATCTGAAGCTGGTGTTGTAACTTTATCACCCTACAATGGACAGTTTATTGTGGCCTCTACTGGTGGCCCAGCTGTCATGAGTGTTGTGGGCAATGTATTCTCCAACGCAATCACCTTACTGAATACCGATGCTTTTGATCAGATCGTATTCAGCAGTGATGGCGGTACAACCAACAACGGTTACATCAAAGTAGATGGCGGAACCAACATGACGATCAATTCCGCGGCCAACTTCTATGTGAAACGAGCTGGTCAGGATAGAATCGCTGTCACTGATACTAACTCCGACTTCATGGCCGCCACCAATGTGCGCATCCAAAGCAACAAAGCCGGTACAGCCAACACATGGACATTTGATACCACCGGCAACCTAACCCTACCATTGAATACCAGCAATATCAACTATGCCAATGGTGTTAGTATTTTGAATGGAGTTACCGGCAACTACGGTGATTCAAATGTGGTTTCCTTGCTGGGTGCATTTGGTAGCAACTCCGTCAGCACCACTGGCAATATCACAGCCAACTCATTCCAAACCAACGGTAATCTCTACCTTGGAGATATAGGTATTGCACCAGGATCAGTGTTGATCAATAATGGAAATGTATTAGCAATATATGGTGCAGGTGCCAATGCTTCAGCCACTGTAGGCTGGGTAACCAATGCCTTCAGTCCCGGCAACATAGCCACCATAGATTTCAACTCATATGCCGATGGCAACATCTTGGTCCTTACCGGCAACAGCACCAGCCCTAAGACCTGGGCCTTTGACCCAACCGGTAACCTAACATTACCGGGCAACACTTTTGCTGTAAACTATGCCAACGGCATTCAGGTCAGTCTGGGCAGTGGCACAGCCAACACTGGCAATATTACCTTTAGTGATACCACAATCAGCACAGTCAATACCCTGAGCAATGTTGTCATTGAAACTTATGACACTGCCAATACCACAACCAGATTTTGGACTTTTGGTGCAGATGGCGAGATATACCTACCAAGTGGCGGCCGCCTAGGCTTTGCTGGCAAGGGCTGGACAGGCCTGGATGGTGGCAATGGTAATCCAACCAGCTTTACCAGTTTCTATGCCAACGGAAACTATGCTGGTTGTCTCACAGCCTATCCAGATGGTAATATTGATATCACAACCTATGGTGATGGCACTGGATCACAAGGTTATTGGCAGTTTGATAATACCGGCACCTTAAATGTTGGTGGTAATATCACCAGCAACAATTTTGGTAATACAATGTATATCACTGGGGCAACTGCCAATACTGACCGTATAGCTGGTGCATTGGTCTTGAGTGGCGGCAGCACAACCAACGGTATAGGTGGACTTCCTTCGGCCGGTGGAGCCTTGGTATTGAATGGTGGCACCGCAACTGGCTGTGCGACCGTAGGTGGTAGTGTGCTAATCAATGCCGGGCAAGGCGACGGTGACTGGGGAAATATAACTCTAACTGTCAACTCAAAAGCCACCGTGTTCAACGAATCCGGTCAGGTAATATTGCCCGCAGTCAAGATTGGCACAGAAAATAGTTACGATCCAGGTAACCCTTACGAAGGTGAGCAGCTGGGCCTATACGGCACACGCAGAATCATATCACCTAACTCGGGCAGCACCAATCAAGTTACAATTTCTACCCTCATACAGAGTGCTGATTTTGGCTCTCCACAGGTGGTCTACACCGCATACAACGCAAAGGTCTGGGCATTTCGGATGACCATGCGTATCCAACACGGAGCCGGCACACCACAAAACATGCAGATGGCCGATATTTTTGCCGCCAGAAATGATTCTGGCGACATAACTTACAGCATAACCAATCGACTCAAAACAGATCCAACCGAAGATGATGTGGTGATTGTTCCTGCCTATGATCCCATCTACGGCACCATGTTCATCAATGCCACTGCTACTGGTAACGGAACAGCCAGCAATGGATCATACTACTTTACATTTGATGTTGTAGAATTTAACCAGACATACGACTAAGGACAAATAAATGTCAGCAAACATAACACCATTCAACTCGGACGGCGGGTTTAGCACTACCGGTAACATTGTAGGCAATGTAATAGGTACCGCAGGAAGTTATCTTTATGGTGACGGTTCAAACATCACCGGTATTGGGGGATCAGTAGGGGCCACAGGTGCTACCGGCATACAAGGAAACTCAGGTGCCACGGGAGTGATGGGATTCTCAGGTGCCACAGGACCACAAGGAACAACGGGTGCCACTGGAGTGATGGGCTTGCCAGGTGCTACCGGTGTAATGGGCACAACAGGTGCTACCGGCATACAAGGAAACTCAGGTGCTACAGGCATTCAAGGATTTAATGGAGCAACTGGTGTTCAAGGATTTGTTGGTGCAACTGGCATAGGTTCAACAGGCGCCACTGGCGTAGCAGGAACTACTGGTGCTACTGGCGTCATGGGATTCCCTGGCGCGACAGGTATCGCTGGCACTACAGGTGCAACAGGTGTTATGGGCTTCCCAGGTGCTACCGGTGTAATGGGATTCCCTGGTGCTACTGGTGTTATGGGATCGATTGGCGCGACTGGCATAGGCACTACAGGAGCCACGGGTGCCACTGGAGATCAGGGTATTGTTGCTCAATCAACAGCACCTGCTGACCACAATATATTATGGCTTGATACTAGTATTTCTGGCATCGAAGGTGTTGGCGCTACAGGAGCAACAGGTGTAGTAGGAGCCACAGGTGCTACCGGTGCTGGTGCTACTGGAGCAACAGGAGTAATGGGCTTCCAGGGTGCTACTGGCATACATGGAACAACTGGTGCCACTGGTATCTCAGGCACAACTGGTGCCACTGGAGTAATGGGATTCTCTGGTGCAACGGGTATTCAGGGCACAACAGGTGCTACAGGCATAAACGGAACTACAGGAGCAACCGGTATCCAAGGAGCAACCGGTATCCAAGGCTTTATAGGCGCAACTGGTATACAGGGCTTGGTTGGCGCAACTGGTATACAGGGCTTTATTGGGGCAACTGGAGTTCAAGGATTCCAAGGGGCAACTGGTGTTCAAGGCTTGGTTGGCGCAACCGGCATACAAGGCTTTACAGGTGCCACTGGCATACAGGGCTTCGTTGGAGCCACCGGAGTTCAGGGAGCTACCGGAGTCCAAGGAACCACTGGTGCAACAGGTGTAGCTGGAACCAATGGTGACAAGTATTCAACCACTTCAAGCTCACTTTTGAGTTTGAGCGATTATGTAAATGGAGCCACCATTACTTTGACTGTTGAAACTGGACTTGCTTATACACCAGCACAGAGCATCGTGATTGCATATCTATATGACTACACCGATTACACAGTAGGCACGATCAGCAGTTACGATTCAGGCACTGGCGCTTTGAGTGCTATAATAACTGATGCGTCACATGCCACAGCCACACCATCCACAACCTGGACAGTGAACTTGGATGGCGCAGTGGGCGCAGTAGGCGCCACTGGTGCTACCGGAATTGGTGCCACAGGTGCAACAGGTGTAATGGGCACAACAGGTGCTACAGGCATCATGGGCTTCCAGGGAGCCACTGGTGTTATGGGCAATGCTGGTAATGATGGCTTGCCAGGACTCGATGGTGCTACTGGTGTAATGGGCTTCCAGGGTGCTACTGGAGTTCAAGGATTTGTTGGTGCCACTGGCATACAAGGTATTCAGGGAGCTACTGGCATACAAGGTTTTGTTGGAGCGACCGGAATTCAAGGAACTACTGGAGCAACTGGAGTTCAAGGTATTCAGGGCGCCACTGGTATACAGGGCTTTAATGGAGCTACAGGCATACAAGGATTTGTTGGTGCCACTGGCATACAGGGTATTCAGGGTGCTACCGGCATACAGGGCTTTAATGGAGCCACTGGAGTTCAAGGATTTGTTGGTGCTACTGGTATACAGGGCTTTAATGGAGCCACTGGCATACAGGGCTTTATTGGCGCAACAGGTGTTCAAGGCGCTACAGGTGTTCAAGGCGCAACAGGTGCCACTGGAGTATTTGCCGGCACTTTGACACAGAACATGGATGGTGAAAGCTTCTCCATAGCCAATGTATCAAGCATTGGCACTGGCCTAGGATCTAACAATGTTGTGCTACAGCCTAACGCGGGCACAGCTGGCTACACATTGACCCTGCCGGTTGATACAGGTAGCAACGGGGAGGTCTTGACCACAGATGGCACAGGCGTATTGAGCTGGACCGCAGGTGGATTTGGTGCTACTGGCCCACAAGGTGCTACAGGCGTAATGGGCACTACAGGTGCCACTGGCGTGGCTGGTAACCCAGGTGCCACAGGTGCCACAGGACCTTCGGGCTTGCCAGGTGGTCAAGGAACTACAGGTGCTACTGGAGCCACAGGAACACCCGGAACTAATGGCGCAACTGGTGCTACTGGCGTCCAAGGTAATCCAGGTGAACCCGGTGCCACAGGAGCAACCGGCGCATTTAATGGTATATTGACTGCCAACATAGATGGCCAAGGCTACAGTATCAGCAACATCAATTCTGTCACAGCTAACTCTATTACATTTAGCGATGCTACCACACAATATACCGCGGCTACCACACAAAGTCAAGGTTCGTGGACACCAACCTTACAGTTTGCAAACACACAAGGAAGCCAGACCTATGTCACACAGATTGGTAACTATATCAAGACCGGTAACTTGGTTGTGTTGAACTTTGATATTGTTACCAGTGTCAATACAGGCGTGGGCAATGCCACCATCACTGGACTGCCATTTACATCAGCCAATCAACCCGGCTATCAAGGATCGTTACAGAGTGTGGACTATGCTGGTGCCGGGCAACTTGAAGTTTATACCGGCACTATTGCAAGCAACAGCTCAACCATTGCCCTGTATGCCTACTATGTAACAGGCAGTAGTTTGCAGTTGAAACGGGCTACGGCTGCGGATCTGGGTGCCAATCTCAGCATAGGTGGAACCATAACCTACATATCAAACAGTTAATGAATAGGAAAACAAAATGTCAGTATTAAAATATTGGGACTCAGGAACATCATCGTGGCAACTGGCCATAGTTGGCGCACAAGGTGCCACCGGTCCAACCGGCACATTTGGCGGCACACTCACTGCTAACCTGGATGGCAACGGCTACAACATCAGCAATGTCAGCACCTTGAGCACTACCAGCAATGTGACTGTGGGCGTGGGTGGCGATTTTACACAGTCCCTGACAGTGGATGGCACCATACATGCGGTGTTTGACAATCTATATGCCACAGGCGGTGAAATCACCGCGGACAAGAATGTATTTGTGGGTAGATTAACTGTTAGTGATCAACCCAATGACTTGCCTATTCCGGGTATTACCACAGCTAATACTGCTGTGGATTTCAGCCTGGGATCACCCAGCGACACTGGCAATATCTATATCAGCAGAACCATTATCCGCAATGGCAACGCCGGTGTGGCCGACATTATTCCGGGCAAGAGTGTAGATCCTACCATTGGCGTCAACACGCCGACCTTGGTCTATACTGTGAGTGACCCTACCATTATAGCCTTGGAGTTACGAATCAACTACCAATACGGCACTACCAGTGACAGCGACACAGAACTGGCCGCGATTTATGTTACTAAAAATCAAGGCGGCACTGCCAATGTGGCCGTGGGCACAGTATCTACTACAAGTGGATCTATACCACATGCAACCTACACTGCCAATGTCAACGGCAGTGGATTACTACAGGTATATGCCACAACAGATGCCACAGCATCCACGGCCTACTATCGCTATCGTGCGGTGGAGTTTGGCGGATTCTTTGGAGTATAAGGATAAACAATGAGCGTAAACAATCAAGGAATCAGTCTAGCACAACAAGACCCTACCCGCGGCGTCACACTCAAGTCCAATGGTCCGGCCAACATCACAGCCGGCACCAGAGGATTTGTGCTGTCGTCCTCGGATTTTACTGCCTGGAACAATGGTGGCGGCGTTACCCCCAACAGCAACTTGGGATTTGCCACCGCCGGAGAACCCACATACGGACCTGGTAGAGAATTTTACACTCCGTTACTGGGCGCAGCACAAGGTGGTAATCCAGCCAAACTGGCCGAAATCAAGGCTTATTTTGACACGCACGGTCTGGACACTACCAACAACACGGTCTATATGTTCAATGTGACCTGGGGCTCGGGTAGCACCTTGACCGGTGGTGTGGCCTTGGTTGGCATGTGGTATGAAAATGCCGATTATGTATATTTTAACATGGGCGTGGTCAATACCTACACCACGGCGTGGCAGACTCCGGGCTCCAACACTTACCAGTATGGGCCAATCTATACCTTGCCTGGCACCTGGAACTTCCCAGCTACCTTTAGACTGATCAGCCCAACTATCGGCGATCCTACCCAATGGTGCTAAGTGATCTGCCTAAGGCCTGCCGACACACGCGGTAATCCTAGAGCCGACTTTATAGACAGTCGCAGAACCTTCAGCTTTCCTGGCTATCACGATCCTCGCTATACAAACTACAGCGATTTGCAAACCATCAATGATGACCGTGTGCAATATGCTTGGCAAGTGCCCTGGCACGAACATAAAAACATGGAAATCTTTGGCTATGTGGTTTCTGGATCTAGCCATCATGTGGATAGTCTTGGTAACAATGTAGAAGTTCCTGCCGGTGCTGTGCAAAGAATGACCTGTGGTTCGGGCATCAGTCACACCGAAGGCAATACCAGCAATGTTCCAAATCGTTACCTACAGTTATGGATCCGTCCTAGTGTAACTGATACAGAACCTGGTTATGCGTGGCATCAGTTTAGCAGAGAGGATAAACTAAACCGTTTTTGCAATATCACTGAACGCTTACCCATCCGTCAAGATGCCCGCCTCTTAGCCGGTATCTTTACCGATTACTTTGGCTATTACTTGGATCCGGCCAGACACTACTATGCCTATGTGGTGTTGGGATCTGCAGACATAAATGGAACCGCAGTCACAGAAGGTGATGGACTAGCTATAGAATCCGAAACATTTTTAGAAATCACCCGCCCTACTGAATTAGAAATTATCCTGTTCGATCTGCGCTAAAATAAGTAGTTGATGCGCTTTCATATCCTAGGACTCCCCCACACAGTAACAAGCAAGGAATTCAATGCCTGTGCTTACACCCAAAAAGTTGTCAAATTCGGCCGCATGATGCGAGACCGCGGACACACCATCATACACTACGGACACGAAGATTCAGACCTGGTGTGTGATGAACATGTGACAGTGATCACTAACGCGGACTGGAAGAAGGCCTACGGTGACTATGACTGGCGCAACAACTTTTTCAAGTATGATGTGGCCGATCATGCCTATCAAACTTTCTACGCCAACGCTATCCGTGAAATTGGTCTACGCAAACAGAAAAACGACTTTATCCTGCCGTTCTGGGGATCAGGTGTCAGACCCATTTGTGACGCACATCCAGACTTAATCACAGTAGAGCCCGGCATTGGCTATGCTGGCGGCCACTGGGCCCGTTGGAAGATCTTTGAGAGCTATGCAATCTATCATGCCTACTGCGGACTCGAAGCCGTAGGCACCTGCAAACAAGACTGGTATGATGCGGTCATACCCAACTATTTTGATCTGGATGACTTTGAGTTCCAGGTCAAGAAAGAAGACTACTTCCTGTTCCTGGGTCGTGTGTATGTGGGCAAGGGTATCGACATTGCCATACAGGCCACCGAAGCCGCCGGCGAACGCTTGATCATTGCCGGACAAAATCCCGAGAACCGAACCTTCCCCGACCATGTGGAGTTTGTGGGCTATGCCGATGTGACCAAGCGTAAGAAGCTGATGTCGGGCGCCAAGGGTGCTTTTGTAGCATCACAGTATGTGGAACCATTTGGTGGGGTGCAGATTGAAATGCTACTATCCGGCACACCCACCATCACCACCGATTGGGGAAGTTTCCCTGAAAACAACATACAAGGTGTAACCGGCTATCGTTGCAGAACCTTTGATCAGTTTGTGTGGGCCACCGAAAATATTTCAAATATCGATCCGCAAGCCTGCAGGACCTGGGGTGAAAACTTTAGCCTAGAACGAGTAGCACCCATGTATGAAGAATATTTCCAAGCCGTATTAGATGTGCATGGCGGTGAGGGCTGGTATCAGCGTCATCCTGAAAGAGAAAACCTCAACTGGTTGTCCCGAACCTACCCTCGTATGCCATGAAGCGAGTCTTGTTCTACACACAGAACCGTTGGGCCTTTGGTTCTATCCATCATGCCCTTTGCAAAGAACTTTATCAGCACGGCATCTATGCCAATCTCTTAGACTGGATGCAACACTATTCTATGGAAGAACTGGCCTTAATAGATCGCACCTATGACATCATAGTGACCAACCCTGAGGCGGTAGAACTATACTTGGCCAAGTGGGGATTCGATCGCAAGAAGATTGTGGTCATAGCACATGCCCAATGGGATCTACTGAAGGCCCAGGCCGAAGGTGGCACCGAGTTCCTAAGTGAAGTCAGAAACTATGCGGTCATCAGTGATGTGTTGGCCCGCAAATCCGCCGAAATAGGCATAGTCAGACAACCTAAGATCACTCCCTTGGGCATACACACTGACATGTTCAGTGCCGACATCGCTCCGGCCTTGAGAACTGTGGGCTATGCTGGCGCACCTACCGGTGCCAACTTTGCCGGTGAAGACATCAAGCGTGGACACCTGGTAGAAACTGCTGTGTCGGGTGTGGCCGGCCTGACCTTACAAACACACGGCTTCTACAATCATTTATGCATGCCGGCCTACTACAAACACATAGACGGCCTGGTGGTCAGCTCCAGTGAAGAAGCCGGCGGACTCCCGGCTATGGAAGCGGCTGCGGCCGGACGACTAGTGATCGGCACACCGGTGGGCTATTTTGAACACAACGGTGATCAGGGCGGTGGCATCACGGTTCCTGTTGAACCCGAGGCCTTTGTGGCCAAGACCCAAGAACACTTGTCCTACTACCGAGACAATCCGGTCCAGTATAGACTCAAGTGTGAAAGCATACAGCAGTATGCCAGAGACAACTACGATTGGAGTAAAGTAATTGACGCCTGGTTAGAGGTGATAGAATGACCCGCCGAGTATATTGGCCCTATGCGCCGCATCCAGGCAACTTTGGAGATGTGTTAACTCCCAAGATCTTAGACCATTTTGGTATTGCTTATCAACAGGTGTATGAAGACTGGAACATGATCTGTATTGGCAGTATAGCCGATCATGCTCGACCCGGTGTTACAGTGCTGGGTGCCGGCATCATGAGCCGAACCGATCGACCCAACCCTGAGGCTGACTGGCGTTTTGTGCGTGGTCCTAAAACTAGAGAACGCATCCTGGCCATGGGCGGTTCATGTCCTGAAATCTACGGTGACCCTGGCATGCTCCTGCCCTTGTTGATTGAAGAAAGTGCCAAGGAATATGATGTGGGCATAGTGCCACACTACATTGATTACAAAGAAGTTCGGGCTCAGTATCCGGACTATTTTGTAGTGGATCTACTAAATGAGAATCCTTTGAAAGTGGCACAGGAAATAACCAAGTGTCGCTCAGTGATCAGCAGTAGTCTACACGGCCTGATCTGTGCCAATGCCTACGGCATACCAGCGGCCTGGGTACGGTTTGGCGACCGTTTGGCCGGTGATGATGTAAAATTTGAAGATCATTATGCGGCCATGGGCTTAGAGATTAAACAGAGCACCATGGATAACTTGGTGTTCCAGACCGTAACCATGGATTTAGACCCTGTGATCCGCATATTCCAGTCTTTCAGCAATAAATAATATATCAACAAAAAGGAGCAACACCATGAGCTTTATTATTGACGGTAGTACCACAGTTGAAAGTGAACAGGCTGGTTCTACGCAAAGTTTCAACAACTATGCCACTGAAAGCGGCGACGGTTTATTTTCAGATGCAGCTGCCAACAGCACTACTACACCAGGCTGGAATGATGTGCAGGTCGGTTGGTATGTATGGGGCCCAGGCGCATTCAATTCTGTGGTCACTGCCATTGACAATGCGGCCGGTACTGTTTCTGTTGACACTGGTTCTTTTGAGCCTGGCTATATCTATCTGTTCAAAGCCACAGTTTTCCCAACTACCTAATTGTATTTCCTGATATTTGTTGGATCAACGAGCTGGATATAAATTTAAGAAGTCTGTAGATTTTTAATATGCTTGCACTCGCCCTTTTGCCATTTTGAGGCCGGGCAAGTGCAAGTCCATGATCCGCGATCATTAGTCACAGTATAAACAGCACCTTTACTACCAGGCACTTTAAAAGTTTCACCAACTAGGATCAATTCCTCCTTGGGGAAGAATCCCCAGATGTTATTGACTTCTTTGAACTTGCGACCACCAGCTTTGAACTTATATGGAGTCGTCATTTCTTGAATCTCACCAGTGCTACTTTTAACATAGCCATACATTTTATCTTTGCTGTCACTTAGAAAGTAAACATGGTTGGGCATGTCAAACTCTGTTGCCCATTTGGTAATTTCTTGAAATGCTTTCATAAATCATTCATCAATTCTTTGTTTAGTTTTAAAGTAGTTGTCTTTGGTAAATGGATCATAAGGCAAACTTACATGTATTGCAATACGATGTCCGTAAATGTTGTGAATACTGTGTAAAATACCTGCATTGAAAACCAACCAAGTAAATTTGGGAAATACTACTTTTTCCAAGGGAACAAGCGAATCCCAACTTTCTTTATAATAACCTCTTTCGGATCGCTGTATAGGAAAACCTGGTTCTTGCCACCATGCTGTAATTTGATCGTCATTGCTGGTTTCTAATAGATATATCAAGGTGTAATGACGCACATTATCGGTATGCACTCCTGTGTTGACTGCATCAGGATCACCCTTACTGATGCTAACCGCAACATCTATAAATTCTTCACAGATATTATCACGCACCCAGTTTACAAACTCTTGACTTAAATCCCAACGTGGTGTCATTCGGCTTTTGGCTGGCTTTCCATCTATATAAATGGTTCTATTGTAGACCGGCAACACGTCTAAATCGTTGCTGTTTTCTAATTTATTTTTTTCACTATTGTGTGCAAGCGCCAGGGCCTCTTGCACAAATTGGTCTGGAACCTTGGGCAAATCAAGGTATTGATAATACCAGGGTGCTTTATTTTCTATCATATCTTTTTCTGTAGTGCGGCCATGGTTAGGTGTTGCTGTAGCGTATCGCCCAATACCAAACAATCAGCAGGACGAGCAATATGGTTACCTGTATAATAAGTCTTAACCCCATCATGAGCATAAGAATTAGACCAAGTCATTTTTATTCGTTGCTTGGTCAATTTGGTTACAACCCCAACACGAATCCCACGACAATGTGCCCAGGTAAACGAAACATAATCACCAACCCGGATAGGCTGGCCTAAAAAGTCAAAATGTTCAATTGGTGCTTTCATCCCTGAATAAACACTTCTATGGATTGAACATACTTGACAAATTTTTCAAACGGCACAAGATCATAAGGACTGTGACAGTAAAATGCTTCAGGCATCTTGACACGAACACCATCTTTGTAACACTCGTGGAATATCTTGATATTGTCTTCCTCGACATCGTCCCAAGGACAATATTCATAGCCTAGGTAGCTATACATACTTTTCATTCCCACTCCTTATCTGCTCAGATTCATGATACGGCCTCGGAACTCGTTAAACGATACCCTCCAGGGAACAAACATTTCAATACCAACACGACCCTTGTCAGTGGCATCGGACCATGAATCTTTAGTAACCACAATCTTGTATGCTTGGTAACCTTGCTCAGTATTGTGGGCATCAACCACTTCGCCTTCAATAAAACAGTCTTCACGGCCTGCCATTGGCTTGAAGTCATATGCACGAATTACGTCGCCTTTGATAACTGTAAAATTCATTTTTTGCTCCTTTATTATCACTATACATAGATTATAAGCGGTCTGCCATTTTGGGTCAACCGTTTGGACAGGCCAGAAAAAACCCCCAGTTACGGGGGTTTAAACCGTTGTTTTTATGCCACATTAAAAGCTGACCAGAGCTTCCATGGCCACTAGAGCTTGGTCCACACTTTGAGTCCAACTGAACTGATTGCGTATTTGTGCGCTGTTTTTCAAGGCTCGTTCGGCCAATACTGCATGGTTGGTACGGGCCTGGCGCATAGCTTCGGCTATGCTGTAGACATCGGGTCTGGCCCAGAGACCAAATTGGTTGTTGGCATCAGGATAATAGACCTGATATTCAGGACAGGTGATGGGTGTCAGTACATAGTCCACATTCAGCACCGAATCCGGAATGGTGTTTAGGAATTCAGTGTGTCCACTATAAGGAACCGTGATGATGGGCATGCCACTGGCAGCAGCTTCAATCAAGGGGAATCCCCAGCCCTCTCCCTTGGTCGGAAATACAAATACATCACAGCTACGGTAAAGATCAGCCACTCGGTCATGTTCTACAGTGCCCCATATTACTGTAACATTGGTCAAGCCCAGATCATCAATTTTGCGTTGCAAGGTCTGACTTTTTATGTCTTGGTCAACAAAATAATTGCTTTTGATGACCAATTCAACTCCAGGTGTGTTGCCATATACCTGCGCAAAGGCCTGCAGGGTTTCGTCAAAACTCTTGCGAAGTTCATATTTGCCCACGCTGAGAAAACGAAATGGGCGATTTTGATTGTACAGTTCACGACCGTAGGGATGGAACTGTTTGCCATCTATGCCTTCGGGCACAATCCAAATACGGTCACTGTTGACACCGTTGTTGATTAGGATATCACGGCCCCAGTGACTGGGAACCCAGACCTGGTCGGCGCCCTGCAATACTGGCAAGATATGGCTGGGTGTTTTAGTGCTTTCAAACACAATCCACTGTATGTTGTGTCCGCGAAAATGTTCGTGTATGTTCATGGCCACAAACGAAATGTTTATGTCGCCTGACTCACTTTGAGCCACAGCCTGCATTAAAGAAGTTTGATCTTCAGCATCGACCTCTTCTACCATGCTACCGATCACCCGTACCTGCCGCAAGGCATCACAAAAACTGGCATAGTGGTTACCTATACCAGAGTCGTTTCTTTGACCAATCAACCGTATTTTCATACGGTTATTTAAGTCGGTTTGTTAGACATACGCAACTTCCCAGTTGGCGATTCTGCGCTCAATTTCGGCTTCGAGAATGTTCATGATTTCGGTTTCTAAAGCGGTACGAGTAGTACTGTTTTGGAAAGTTTCGAACAGGCCTTCAATTTCTTGGATAGGCATGTTGCGAACGATGGATTGATAATCGGTTTTACGATACTTGGACATGTTATTCTCCATCATAAGATAAATGAGCGTGTTTACGATTCCACTCAGCACGTAGGCGAGCGGCTTCTTTGCAAGTCATGGGCTCTTCTTCAATTTTGGCGCCGGTCAACTCCTGCATAGCCACTGACGGCACTTTTAGTTTGACCACGCGGAACGGGTTCTCATCACGAACCTGACGGCTGTAAAACTGTTCCAACTCTTTGGCACCGTTGGCATGATCCAAGCGAAGCAGTTCTTTGGCCGCTGCTGACTTTGAGTAAACCGGACTGATCAGAATCACGTAAACTTCTTCACCAAATGAGACTAGCTGATTAACTCGTGCTTCGTTGGTAGCAGTACGAAACTTTATGGTTCCATCTGCCAACCGGCTATAACCTGCGTAAATGATTGGGTCTTTCATTGCTACTCCTTTTTAGTTACTATACAAGTATTATAGCAAATTGGGCATTTTGGGTCAACCGATTTCAGTTGTGTAGGTTAGTATGTACTAACTTAGCCGTAAACCAAGGCGGGATGAGCATTAAACCATGATTTGACCACGTCATAAGGCCGTCCAAAATGCATGTTAAACACCAGTCGATATTGTGTATTTCGAACACCATGCGGATATTGGGTGTTGAGTAACCACGGCTGATCGGCAATACTTGGGTAAGTGTGTTCCATACCATCAACTAGCACGTATGATATAGCATCTGTGGTTTCAATAGGATAGTTAAGTGCCGTTGGAAGATTAGGAAAATCAACGTGCTCGGCACCGTTGCCATTCATGATACTCATCTGGTAAGTAGGTTCTAATTCGACCATGTCTTTTTCCATTTGTTTGATCCAAGGAATATATTTGTTTATCCAAATACCCGAAACATTGTGCCAATTTTCACTGATATGATGGTGACTTACACTACCCAACAGCCCTATATGATAAAATGTTGCATTACCATAGGGTACAATTTCTGAATATCTGGTTCGACTTTTGCTAATCAAATCTTCAGCAATCGATATAATCTTGGACCAATCCTGGTTGATGCGCATGGACACAGGGGAAATTACTTCAATAGTTGACATGACAATATTTAGCAGTACTACACTCGCTTGGCAATAACCCGATCAGCTAAGCCATAGGCCACAGATTCTTCCGCACTCATAAAAAAATCGCGTTCCATATCAGCTGTAAGCTCGTCGAAGATCTTGCCAGCTGTGTTGTGTTTGACATAGATCTCAGTCAGGTACTTTTTCATCTTTAAGATCTCTTGTGCTTGAATCTGAATATCTGTTGCTTGACCTCTTGCACCGCCTGACGGTTGATGAATCATGTGTCGTGCGTTGGGCAAAATCAAACGCTTGCCTGCAGCTCCAGCCTGAGCCAATAACGATCCCATAGAGCAGGCCTGACCCATGACCACTGTTGAAACATCGGGCTTGATAAAGTTCATGGTATCATAGATAGCCATTCCGGCTGTGACTACGCCGCCTGGGCTGTTGATATAAAACAAGATATCGCGATCAGGGTCTTCTGACTCTAAAAACAACATCTGCGCTACAATCAAACTGGCCGAGTGTTCGTTAACATCATCCATTAACATAATGATCCTGTCTCTAAGCAGTCTGGACTGGATATCCATTGCCCGTTCGCCATTGGCGGTTTTTTCAATTACCATCGGAACTAAATTCATGCTATTTGCCTTCTGAAAGAGTGTGTTGTCTGCGTAATAAATAGTATATATGAAAACTACACAAAGGTCTATAGATTCTGGTATCTACCAAATTATATTAAAAGAGGATGGGCGATCCTATATTGGTAGCGCATTGAGTATAAAAGAACGGTGGTATAATCATCGTAAGGCCTCTGTTTCTTCTGGCCCTAAACAAGTTATAGCTCGAGCCCTGGCAAAATATGGCCCTGACAATTTTGATTGGATAATACTGGAACAGTGCGATCCAGAATTATTGCTAGAAAAAGAACAATCATGGCTGAATAAAATCCGCCCGTTCGCCGATGAAGGTCGCGGATTTAATGTTCGTAAGATTGCTAATTCAAATGCTGGCATCAAAAGGACTATAGAATCAAGACAAAAACAAAGCAAAACAATGACCGGTGTTTCTAAAACCCCAGAACATCGTGCAAACTTATCAAAAGATTGGACTAAGAAGCGCGGCCCAGAATATTTCCAATATGCTAGCGAAAGAATGAAAGGGGATAAAAATCCGGCCAAGCGTCCCGAAGTAGCAGCCAAGATATCAGCAAAGATGACCGGCAAAACTTGGAAAGATAACAAAGCACGAGTTGAAAAACATATTGCACAACGCAAAGGCAAAAAACAAACAGAAAAAGCTCGGGCAAATATGAAGCTAGCTCAACAAAAAAATAAAACTAGATCAGCCGAAGCTAAGGAAAAATTTTATCTAGCACAAAGAGTATTGTATAACATCATTGATCCAATAGGAAATCAGACTGAAATTTACAGTCGTGAATTAAAAATATTTTGCAGAGAACACAATTTACAGTATGCTAATTTAATAACCACTGCAAAAAATAACAAAACATACAAGGGCTGGAAAGCAATAGTTTTATCTTCTAGTAATGATAAGTAAACAATATGCGTGATATTCTAAACTTACTTGACTCTGTTGTTATAACCGAAGGTGTTGGGCTTGCCAATCGCAAGCCAGGTGATCTATTTAAAAATCCCGAAGGCGATGTTATTGCGTTTCAAAGTTTGGATTTTTATCCAGATTCAGGTTCTTACAAGGATTTAACAGATGCCAACGCGGCAGTTGCAAAAGTGTGTACGGGCCTTGGTATTGCACCAGAACAAATAGCCTGGACCAATCAGCCCCCTGCACGTAGACAGCTAGCCGACGAAGGCGGTGGTTATGCCGGCTTTGGTATTGCTCGATTTACCGATCAAGCTACCAACCAAAACTACTATTTGGGTCGCTGGTTTAAAAACATTAGTCCCAATCGAGTAAAGAACAATTTTGCCCACGAATATATTCCAGGCGGATTCAAATTTGCAAGTAAAGTGGGCGCAAAAGAAAATACAGGTTACAAGCCCAGTGAAGTCCTAACTCAATTCCAAAATAATACCCCCGAAACAATCATGGAACAAATTGTGGCCAAGTTTGGTGAAGGCAGTGACGAAGTAGTTGCGGCTGCTACGTTTATGCAGGCCGCCAAGTTCCCTGTTACTTTTCCTAAAGGCTCGATTAACTTTACTGCGTTCCGTGACTATTTCTGCGAAATGCTACAACCAGTGGCCTTAGTAATGGGTAAACCTATTAAAGGCAATGCTCAAGAAGCGGCTACTATTTTCTTTGGTCCTGATTCGGGCTACGGTGATGCTACTATCAGTTTTAACAATAATGTCACTGGCGGCTTATACGATAGCTTGTTGGTCAGCCCTGGCGGTAAGCAGATTAAATTGTCAAGTAAAGGCAAGAGCGGTGCTAATGCAAGTGTAGTTAATTTGTTAAAGAGTATTCAAGAATTATCTGTGGCTCCTAAGGGCAAGAAGCTGTTAGAAAAACATAAAGATGTTATTGAAATTTTAAAAACAATCAGTAACGGTGGTCACGCTGGTGCCGCATTAGAGTTAGGTGTAAAGTATAAGATTATTACCACAGAAGAAGCCCGCGATATAATGAGCTTGACTAACAAAGGTCCACAAGATAAAATTAACTTTAAGAATAAAAACTTAAACACATTATATCAAAGTCGCACACCAAAGGACTGGGCTAAAATTGTTCCGTTTGAACACATGCTCAGCGTTGTAGCATATAAGGTTGCTGACTATGTCAATGAAAATACAAACTTTGGACAAGCGGCTTCTGAAATTTTAAATCACTCAGCACTGGTTCAAATGTATACCGAAGCTACAGAATCTGCAGATACGATTAGCATTACCGGCTTCCGTGCTGTGTATCCCAGTGCCACTGTTACTGGTGTCTTGTTAGATGCAAGCAAGGCCTACATGAGTACCCAAGGGAAGGGCAACTTTACATTCAAGATCTTAAAGAATGGTGCTACAGATTCGGATCTAGATCCAGTGGACAATCAGGCAGATGAACCCGAAGCCGAGCTATCTGCCACCCAGTTAGATCAGGTGTCGGGTCAACGCAGCGGTGTCAAGGCCGGATCAGAACCCGAACGGCTAGGCACTGACAAGAGCCTGGGCCGTCGGCGTCGCGGTTAATTATCGTTTCAAATCTGAAATGGCATCGCAGATGTGTAGCTCAAGAGCCTCTTCTGCCGACAGATACTGGTCTGATGCTGGCAACAACTTGGTCATGATAGTGGCCTCGTCCAGGCCGGTTGATTCACGATAGTGTAGCAACATGCGTTTTTGAATCAAGTTGTGTTCTTTTTGCATGGCAAACAATTCGTGATGCTTGCCATCAGCATAGTGACTGTACTGATGACTCATGATTGATGTGTTGGGGGTCAAGTAGCGTCGACCTTTTGTGCCAGATAAGAATATCATAAGACCCGACGAAGCGATACAACCCAATCCCACAGTCTTGATTGGAATGGCACTGCTCTTCATCACATCGATCAAGGCAAAGGCATCTTCTACACTTCCACCTTCACTGCAAATCATTAACAACAATTCTTTTTTCTTTTTCTTGGTCACATGGTTCTCAACCAGGATCCATTCAATAATAGGCTTGATGGTTTCATCCGTAACTTCGTCCATGAAAACATACATGCCAGCATCTTGCAAGAGCTTGGAGTGATCTTTTTCAGAGGTATCTGTTTCGGGAAGTAGGGCCATAATCTCAACAGTGTTATTAACTACATATATTATAGCAAGAACTATAATTTTCTACAACTATTTATGGCTACATAGTTTTGAGCAAGAAAAAGCCCGGTTGCCCGGGCTCGAAGATCCTATAAAGTGTGCTTCTTTAGAGAGGCATACAGGATATGTTACTATTATTTGACCAAAAATTCAGACGCTAATTCAGCAAATGGCTTGGAATAATCGTATTCTTTGGCTTTTTCAACAGCTTGTTTGGCCAAATCCAAATTGGTATCGTAAAAACTTTTTACAAATTTGGTTTGAGCGTCAACTACAGCTTCTAAGCTGCCGCGTAAGGTCTTGTCTTCAACAAAGGTCAAAGGCATTTTGGAAACTTGTGCTACTTGGTCTACTACAGATTTAAATTGAAACATGGTTTTCTCCTTGGGTTAAATTGCTGTACTGCAACAATATTATTTAGTATTATATTGTGCGACCGCACATTTTCCTACGGATTTTGGCTAAATTTCTGCTCGTATGGTGGCCAACCCCAACCAGCGCAAGATGGTAATATACATCCACCCAATATCAAATTCCCACCATTTTCTGCTGAGTCTTGGATTGCCAGGCTCGGCATGATGATTGTTGTGCAGTTCTTCACCGCCAATTATGATGCCAACGGGTGATATGTTACGGCTTTGATCGGCGGTATCGGTATTGCGATATCCCCACCAATGACCCAAACCATTAACAACTCCCGCTGCCCAAAACGGAATCCACAACATCTGTATGCCCCAGACCACCAGACCCCATAGCTGGAACAGGTACAGGTCTATGATCAGCATGAAATGTATGCCCAAGACTGTGTATTTGGAATATAAATTACGCTCAATCCAGTCCATGGGCGTTCCGGTGCCGTAGGCCTGGATCATAGCACGGTCTTTGGCAGCCCGTTTATATAGCAGGGCACCTTTGATCATTACCGTCCAAAAACCCGACACATGTGGACTATGTGGGTCTCCGGATTCTTCGGTGTATCTGTGATGTTTACGATGCGTGGCTACCCATTCTTGGGTAACCATGCCAGTTGTAAGCCAAAGCCAAAAACGCATGGCGTGTGCTATGACGGGGTTAAAAGTAACCCCTCTATGTGCTTGACTGCGATGCAAGTATAGGGTGACGCACATTATGGTGATGTGTGTCATCACCATGGTGGCGACGATTATGTTCATACAGTTACTTAGCTGTAGATTTCTTGGTATAACATACTAGTATTTTTCCACCAGGCTTGATAAAAAGACTTTATCTTAGTCATATATTCATGGTTGACTGTGTACCAGGTAGCCGGTGGTAAAGCCAGTTCAGCTTCAGTATCGCCCAGCATGTTGGTGGTTTGTAACCCGTGTTTTTGACACAGGTGCTGTATGGGCTTGTTCCACCCCAGGCAATGCATGTACAGTTTTTTGTAACCGCGGTTTCGAGCCCAGATCAAGGCCTCGTCCATCATGCGACCAGCTATGCCCTGTCCACGATGTTTAGCACCCACAATCACGCCAAACTCAACAGAGTCAGCATGTGCGGCAATGTGTATGGTGCCTACCCAATTTTCGCCAGATTTGGCCACCAGGAAGTGGTGCCCACAAGGCGTTTCTACTATGCGTTCTACCAAGGACTGAATTAGATGCTGACTGCCAGCTATACCAAAGTATAACTGGCGGGTCTCTTCATCCTGCTGTTCCAGCCAGCCTTGGAACTTGTAATAGTCCTGAACTGGGAGGAATTGAGTAGTAATCATGTTAGAGCCAGTGGCCATCTACCATGTGTGCTTTTACATAAGCCTGTCGTGCTTCTTGCCAAGCCTCGATAATTTCTTTGATAAATTCGCGCATTATAGGCCTCCTAGGTATGATTCGTGACGGCTGGTTTTGGCCGCATACTTACTTAAAAATTCTGCAACTTTTGAAATTAACAATAACATTATACAATTCTCCTGCATACACCACCGGTCATGTAGAGTTTAGTTAGACGCTCTACATCATTGATTGATTGTGGATTCTTACTGGCAATGTAAGATTCTAGGTCGCGGCTTACGCTACCCGTTAGACTAAAAAACTCTTTGATACGTTTGAATACTGTTGACATTTTGTGTCTCCTTTGATTGTGTAGAATCTCATGGTTTCTACTGAGATATTTATCATTGCGACGCCGCAATAATATTAAAGTTTAATGACACCTGTGTCAATTCGGTAAATAATATACAAGGAGATATACCATGCTAAAGCATATTAAAAGATTATTAGGAATTGGACAAGAGCCACTGGCTACGGCACCTTACAAGGTAGAAACACCTGTGGAAACAGCAGTTAGCGAACCAGCTCTGCCATTTCCAGCGCCTAAACCAACTAAAAAGCCTGCTACCAAGGCAAAATCAGTAGTTGCAGACAAGCCAAAAGCGACACGCAAGCCTAGAACTCCCAAGGCTCCCAAGGCCTAATGCAATAAGAATCGGATCAAACCGATTCCATCAATTGTGACCAAAAACGCAGAATTGGCCATCAAGCCAAAACTGCGTCGAGTCCAACAAGCCCAGCAACTGGCACAACAGCCCGAGATGAAAATGGTATAAAGTGGCGCCACCGGAATATTGGGCACCGTGACCGCAAATATCACGGCACTTGTAACACTACAGGCCCAGGCAAACACTTCGGCACAAAAACGTACACGGTTGCTTTGCCAATCGTTTCTAATGTATTGCCAAGCATTGGTTGCACCTACAAAAATAAAATCCATTATACCAAACCTAGTTCTACTGCACGATTGTAAACCTGTTCACTGGCCAGGTTCTTAGATTTTGATTCGCACTGTATGTCAAACTGGTTCCAGAAGCTGAGTGCCCAGTCAGTGACCGGTTGATTCCAGTAGAAGTCTGAGTGTGCTCGTAACTTTTGCTTCTTGTGGCCTTCTACCAAAAGCGCCGCATAGTCGGGGGCTTGATGTGCATCATGTCCCACAAGTATGTCTTCCCGGCTGATACTATAATGCATAGCAGGGCGAACACCACGCCAGCTATCAACAACTCGTTTAACACGCTCGTCGTCTGGCTGGAGATAGGCTCCTTCGCGGATCCAATAATGATGAACGTCGAGCACAATAGGTACAAGATCAGAAATGGTAAGACAATCATTCAACCCCCATGAGTTTTCTTCGTTTTCGATAGTGATGCAGTTACGAGCTTCAGGCGACAGCTTCTTGTAGGCTTCTCTAATACCTTCGGGACCACGCTTGCCTGAAATATGAACATTGATCTTGAAGTCTTGAAATGATTTACCATAACCCATCCACCTGGCCATATCCGCATGATATTCAAACTCCTCTAAGCTTCGTTCTACAATACCAGGATTCTCTGACGCTAGGACACAAAACTGTCCAGGGTGAAAACTGAGACGCACATCAAGCCTACGAGCTGTTTCACCGATGGGTGCAAAGATTTGCTCCAGGTGATTCTGCACATCTGCTTGTTGCCACCAGGCTTTCCAGTCCTTCTCGGTATAGCCTTGTAGCATTTCACTACCTAGTCGCACCATACGCCGTTCAGGCGGCAAGGTGGCCACACGTTCAATCAAGCGCACAGCGGCCGCCGTATTGTGATTCATGATATCCCACTGACGCTGTTCAGCTTGATCAGGATGTTCTCGCAACCAACGCATGGTAGTGCTACGGCCGTTGAGATCACGATCCATTGCATTGACCTTCATGCCGCCACATTCAGACGGATCATTGAGCCACTTGCAACAGAAACCAATACGCTTTAGTGTAGTCATACAGCTATTATACAACTAAAGGCTTTTTGTGTCAATCAAACAAATTAATCTTTTCCCACGGCAAATTAGCTTTACCAAAATGTCCATAATTGGTTGTGTTTGTATAGATCGGGCGGAATAAATCAAAACGCTCAATAATGCCTTTTGGAGTCAGATCAACATTGGACTGTATCCATTTGGTCAAACCACAACTATCGCCGTTACTCTCTACATAAAAACTCATTGGTTCGGCAACGCCAATGGCATAGCTGATCTGTACCGTGGCCCAGGTAGCTTGCCCACTTGCTACAATATTTTTGGCCAAATAGCGTGTTAAGTAAGCAGCACTACGATCTACTTTGGTAGGGTCCTTGCCAGAGAACGCACCGCCACCATGTGGACTATAACCACCATAGGTGTCTACAATGATCTTGCGACCTGTCAAGCCGGTGTCCCCATCTGGCCCCCCAATTACAAATCTGCCAGTAGGGTTAATATAAAATTCTGTTGCATTGTCAATATATTCTGTTGGCAATATGTTACGAATAATATTTCCCACATCTTTCCTTACAGTTTCGATGTCAACATCAGCCGCATGTTGGGTGCTACAAACCACTTTGGCAATACGAACTGGTTTATCATCGTCGCTGTATTCGAATGTGACTTGACTCTTGGCATCCGGGCCAAGATAATTAAGTATGCCTTGTTTTCTTACTTGTGTAAGTCCTTCTACAATTCTATGACTCCAGTAGATAGCACTGGGCATGTAATCGTTAGTTTCGTTACAAGCATATCCAAACATGAGTCCTTGGTCGCCGGCACCAAAAGAGTCTGTACCCAAGGCAATATCTGCACTTTGTCCATGTAGCAGATTAGTAATTTCCACTGTACGCCAATCAAAACCTGATTGTTCGTACCCGATGTCTTTAATAACTTTACGGATAACACCATCAACTTCTTCTTGATCTAATACACCCTTGTACTCGCCGGCTACTACCACGCGATTGGTTGTAACCAATGTTTCACATGCACACCGCAGTGCTGTATTTTTTTCTTGCATAACCAAATCCAAAACAGCATCACTGATAGCATCTGCTACTTTATCCGGGTGTCCTTCACTTACACTTTCACTGGTAAAAAAATATGTCATTGATTTCCTTTATTAAAATTATTCTTCGTTTAGAGCCAACACCGCCGACATGGTATCGACTGTAAGATTTTCTAAATCGCTCATGGCCTTCATAACCGGTTTGTCATGATTTACCAATACCCATTGTACATGGCTGTTGTCTACAATGGCCTGCCGCACCAGTCCACGCCAATTTCTGGCACGGATTTCTGATATCTTGTCTGTGTTAATTGCGGGCTCTGATAAATCAAATCCGAACAATAGCACTATGTCGCTGAAACCAGCAACTAGATGCATGGCCACTATTTCTTCTTGGTGGTCAACATCATGCACAAATTCACCTTCATACAGGCGTACACCGACTGGTCGACCTAGAGTTTGATAATTGTTGGTCGGTAGATAAAGGTTGCATTCTGATTGAAAATTTCGTTTTACTAGTTCGCTTGCACGTGTTAGATCGTTACAGACCACATTGTCAGTTCCACAACTCCTCCAGGTTCGCCAACTGCCCCAAAAACTTCCGAGGCGTTTAAGCTGTTCGACTGCTATTTCAGGGCCAATAGACACGGAATCCGACAATACCCAATTAATATTCATGCCGTCTCCGAGTATCTAATGTTACACAATGAAATCCTCCACCCAAGGTCCGGCTGTGACTTAAAGTAAGCGGGATTGAATCAATGCCATGACAGTTTAATATGTTGATCAGTTCAGTTTGTGCAGCATCGATAATTACTGTTTCTGGATCTAATACCAGCATGTTCATGGCAATCCATTTTGATGCATAAGGATATTGATAAAAATCCTGTGGCACAATCTGATCCTCTGTGACCCAAATTTTTTCCCAATCTTTAAATGCCTGGGGACAATTTGATTCCGTAACTCGACTAGCATTCAGCATGACCAGTCCTTCACGCAAAGGAGTTATGGTTGAATCAATATGCACACCTGCATAAAAATTTACCAACTCAATTGTAATCTTGGGAAACTGCGCACACAACCATTCATATGCGGCTCTGTTGCCCGAGGCTGATTCTAAAAACAACCAGGTACTGCCTAGTCTGCAAATATTGGCTGCATCCAAGGTCATTCCCTGATCTTTGGGCATGGTTAAAACAGTTTTAGCTTGATCTAAAATACGGCCATAATTTTCTATCTCTTGGTCTCGACACGGATACATCATGTTAACATCTACCACAACATCTCCAGCGACCAACAACCGATCTCTCGGACAGTAATTGTACATGCCCTGTCGTTTAGAAAAGTCCATTGGTTTGGGTCTATAAACTGTAGCACCATACCGAATCAAAGTTTCAGATAAAATATCTAATTCCCAATTTGACTGATCAACAATTGGTTGCGGAACCGGACCACAGGGCGCCGGAGTCTCTTTCCATAAGCTGTTATGTGCTTCTTTAGCAAACACCGGATCGGTCGTGGGCCAATTAGCTGAGGTAGCATCTCCTACAATAACAACTTCTAAAGGATCCCACTCGTTACAACTGTTAATCATACATGTCCTGTTATTTGTAAGGTATATCTGGGCTCTAAACCAATATTGGCTGCCATGTGTAGTGTATTATAAGTCCATTCTACTACTGTACCGGCAGACCAATCAACTATAGGAACCTCGTTGACTTCAAAATAATGACCCGATTTCCAGTCTTCAAGAAACACAATAGCTCTACGGATTGCATGTTCCCGACCTTTAAGATTAAATAAATCTATATATTTTAGATATAAATCTCCATGAGTTGGTAATATTGTTCCAGTACCCATTCTGTAGTAACTAGTGCCGACATTTTTCCATCCCAGCAATTCAAAATGTTTAATAAATTGATTATTCCATCTAGGTTGTTGACTGCGCATGTCACACATATCGCCGGTAAAGTTGCCCGAATATCCTTGTTGTATCCACCGTTCTGTGCTAATTATATCATTAAAGGGTTCGTTTATGTAGTTGAGATGTTTATACTCGTTGTCCCAAAATACTGCTAGATTGTATTTAATTATAGTATTTTTTGTCATATTTTATTGCAAATTGATCTGTAAACTAAATAGTTTCCTATGACTATTCCATTAGATCGGTTATATCATTATATTGAAAGTATTGCCAAAAAAATTGATAAGGATATAGTAATTTATCGTTTTTGGCCACATGGTTCAAAAAAAATAGAAAATTTAGGACCAATAAACGGCCCAATAAATTGGTCTAATGCAGTACTGAGAGTGGGAATTTATTGCCACGATCAGGAACCTTTAAATTACAATCTGTATCAGGGTGAAAAAGAATCAAAAAATCGCTTTGACAAAATGAAAAATTATCGTCTAGCAAAATTGACAGATTCTTTAATAGGAAATCCCTATACAAATAATCTTCAAAGAAATTATGGTATATACGAAAGTTGTATAGTACATAGCGAAAAAAGATCAAAAAATCTAGTTAAATATCAAAATGACCAATGTGTATTGGTTTACTACTGGAGTCACGCAATAATAGCACTGGATTGGTTTCGTTTTGCTCAACATATTCAACAACTCAAACAGGTTAAAAAAATATTTTTAATTTATAATCGGGCGTGGACTGGTACTCGCGAATATCGTTTATATTTTTCTGAATTATTGTTAAAATTAAATTTGCAAGATTTATGTCAGACTTGGGTCAATCCAATTGATGCCGAAACAAATACTCATTACGCCCAACATAAATTTGATAATCCAATCTGGACACCTCAATCCATACTAGAAAATTATTTTAATACTAGCACAGCGTCAAGTAACTACAGTGCCGATTTTGATATAAAAGATTACGAATCCACTGATATAGAGGTAGTACTAGAAACCTTGTTTGATGACGATCGACTACATTTAACTGAAAAAAGTCTAAGACCTATTGCTTGTGGGCAACCGTTTATACTAGCTGGAACACACGGTAGTCTTAAATATTTACACAGTTACGGATTTAAAACTTTTGGCAATATTTGGGATGAAAATTACGATTCTATAGAAGATCCTCAAAAACGATTACATGCCGTTACAGATCTTATGTCACACATTGCTAATTGGAGTCTAGATGAACGAAAAATCAAAATGTCACAGGCACAGGAAATTGCGGATTACAATCGGCAATGGTTTTTTAGCCAGGAATTTTTTGATTCAATCACAAAAGAGCTGACTGACAATTTAATAATAGGTATTAGTCAATCAAAATCTCAATCACATGCTGATAAGTTCGTTAATCGTTTGGAGTATTTATTGACTTTTAAAGAAGTTAGAGATTGTATCGAACAGGCAGATTTAGAGTCTATTGCAAATCCAGAATCTGTAGGATTGGTTACAAAATCTGAAGTCGACTGGGTTTTAAAAACAATTAAAAATCTTTAATAATTTTTAAGATTTTTCAATAACCCCAGTCCAATCAGCACCAAGTATTTGAGTTTTTAATACCCCAATACGACTGGCTAGTTCTATGTAAAAGCTATCCATTTCCCCGCCCCATTTGCCTTTGAGTTGCCCAATTATTGTTTCGCATTGTGCCCAATCTTGATTTTGGTATGCCAGCATTAGTCCAGCATGTAAATCTCTAAGAGTGTTGACTGCGGGCATTTCTTCTAAGGGAATATTTTCAATCACGCAATAGGCTGTACGTTTGGGCCCTTCTGGTCCAATTCTAATAGTATCTAATTCTAATACAGTATATTTTTCTTCCAGCTCGGGTAGTTTACCAAAAATAATATGCATTGTGTTGCCTCCTGTAAATAGTTATCATGACTTTTGCCTTTGATTTAATTTCCGATCTACACGTCGATACCTGGGACACCTTTGACTGGACCGACCAGGCTACCAGCCCATATTGTGTGATAGCCGGTGATATAGCTCAGGATCGGTCTCAATTGATCGATACCTTAACACATTTAGGTACGTGCTATCCTGGTGGCGTATTTTACATTGATGGTAATGACGAACACCGTTGTTTTCTTACCGATCTAGGTGCTAGTTATCAAGAGTTAACTCAAGAAATTTCTAATATTCCTAATGTGATTTACCTGCAGGACCATGTAGTTATTGTAAACGGCGTGGCTTTTTTGGCCACCAATGGTTGGTGGTGCTATGATTTTGATTCCTCATTAGATCTGGAGCAATCAATCGAGTGGTATCGAAATCGTTACGGTATCACACATAATGAAGCTATGGGGATAAACGGTGTGGCCTACCATGATGCTGCTTACATGATCAATAGTGTATACCAATTACAGACACATGCCGAAGTTCGAGCTATTGTGGTAATCAGTCACACAGTACCAGCACCATGGATCATTGACCATGACATAGATTTAATTGGAACCTGGAGATTTAACTGCATGGGTAATCGTCACCTCGAACAGGCTTTAAAAGAAGATACCGAATGTAAAATCAAAGTCTGGTGTTTTGGACACTATCATCGATCAGTTGACAGAAATTTCGCTGGCGTTCGATATGTTAACAACTGTCGTGGTCGCGGCGACACCGAATATTGTCAATCTGCCTACTACCCTAAACGAATAGAGATTAAGTTTTAGACTGTCTCAGGTTCTAATTTGATCTGTAACGGATAATTATTTGATCTAGCATGTACTGTAACTTCGATACCTTTTTGCTCAGCAACTTCATAAGGTAGTACCGCTACCACAGCCGAACCGGCTTCGTGTATGTCTTGAGTAATTTTTAAAGCGGTGTCTGCGGTGTAATCAAAAAAGCTCAACAAGGTTTCAATTACAAATTCCATGGTAGTTTGGTTGTCATTTAAATAGATGATCTTGAACATAGGAGGCTCTTTGAGCTCGTGATTGATTTTTACTTGTGCAACTGTTCCGGCGTTCGGCATCATTTATCCTTTATTATAGTGGAGAGCTGTATGCCCTCCACTGTATTTACACTATTGTATTACGATTCATATGAGATCGCAATGGTTTTAGGCTTCATTGCTTCAGGAAGCTGGCGCTCAAGAGTGATAGTTAAAATACCATCTCGGCTGACAGCATCGGTTACTTCCACATAGTCGGCCAAGGTAAATGAGCGCAGGAAACGACGGGCACTAATACCTTGATGTTCGTAGGTAACACTTTGAGGTAATGCAGTGTCGGCTTTTTCTCCAGTGACCACTAAGTTGCCTTCGTTTACACTGACGGTAACTTCACCTTGTGTAAATCCAGCCACAGCAATTTCAATCTTATAACTGTTGTCTCCAGTTTTTAAGATGTTATAAGGCGGATAGTTAGTTGAGCTGGCAGTGTCTACTTGGTGCATCAAACGATCAAATAATCGATCTATGCCAACAGAATTGCGATAGAATGGATTGAGATCCATAGTTGTAAGTCTTGTCATAGTTTTTCTCCTTTAAAATAAACGAAGTGACATAGTGTGGACCCGACCATCGGCATCCACACTATTATTTATAATAGATTTGTTTAATCTATCAATTACATCATGCCGCCCATACCACCCATACCACCCATGCTCGGGCTAGCAGGCTGTTCTTTTTGCGGAATTTGTGCAATTGAACAGTCGGTAGTCAGAATCAATCCAGCAATACTTGCGGCATTAATCAAGGCAGTTTTAGTAACTTTAGTAGGATCAATAACACCTTGTTCTACCATATCACCATAGGTGCCTGTTGCAGCGTTATAACCATAATTGCCAAAGTTGCTGGCAATTTCATTAACAATTACATCTGCAGGATCACCAGCATTAAAAGCAATACAACGAGCAGGCTCTTCCATGGCACGAGCTACAATACTAATACCGGCTTGTTGATCTGCATTTAGACCTTTCAAGTTAACAATAGCCTGTTTAGCACGAATGAGCGCTACACCGCCGCCAGCAACAATACCATCTTCGACAGCAGCACGAGTAGCATGAAGAGCATCATCGATGCGATCCTTCTTTTCTTTCATTTCTGTTTCAGTAGCAGCACCAACACGAATCACTGCAACACCGCCTGCCAATTTAGCAACACGCTCTTGCAATTTTTCTTTGTCATAGTCGCTAGTGGCTTCTTTAACTTGTGTGCGGATTGCTTTAACCCGAGCTTCGATTGCAGTAGTATCACCAGCACCATCAATGATGATGGTATTTTCTTTGTTGACTTCCACACGGGCAGCCATACCTAAATGCTCCACTGTTGCTTTTTCAAGTGTAAGTCCAGTTTCTTCGGCAATGACTTGTCCGCCAGTCAAAATCGCAATGTCTTCTAACATAGCTTTGCGACGATCACCAAAGCCTGGAGCCTTAACAGCACAGGTCTTCAAGATACCACGCATTGAGTTAACTACCAAAGTAGCAAGAGCTTCACTTTCAACATCCTCGGCAACAATCAACAATGGTTTACCTGCCTTGTTTACCGCTTCCAATACTGGTAACAGATCACGAATGTTTGAAATCTTTTTATCTACCAACAAGATAAATGGATTATCAAGCACCGACACTTGTTTGTCTGAATTATTGATAAAGTATGGACTTAGATAACCGCGGTCAAACTGCATACCTTCAACTACGTCTAATTCGTTTTGTAGACCTTTACCATCTTCAACAGTGATAACACCTTCTTTGCCTACTTTTTCCATTGCTTCTGCAATGATATTGCCAATGTCTGCATCACTGTTTGCACTGATACTACCAACTTGAGCAATTTCTTTGGTAGTAGTACAAGGTTTGCTGATATTGGTGAGTTCTTGAACTGCAGCAGTTACCGCTTGATCAATACCGCGCTTCAAATCCATTGGGTTATGGCCTGATACAACATACTTCATGCCTTCACGCACAATCGACTGAGCTAAAACAGTTGCGGTAGTTGTTCCATCACCGGCATTGTCTGCTGTGCGGCTGGCTACTTCTTTGACCATCTGTGCGCCCATGTTAGCAAGTTTATCTTCTAGCTCAATTTCCTTAGCAACGGTAACGCCATCTTTGGTCACATGCGGACTACCAAAGCTACGCTCAATCACTACATTGCGACCCTTTGGTCCTAGAGTAACTTTAACTGCGTCTGCTAATACATTAACGCCTTCGACCAATTTATTGCGACCATTATCGCCAAAAACTACTTGTTTTGCTGTCATAATATTTTCCTTATTCTACAATTGCCATTACATCATCTTCTTTGAGGATGTGAAGTTCTTCGCCGCCAACTTTGATTGGTTGTCCGGCATGTTTTCCAAATAACACCTGATCACCAATCTTTACTTCGGTTGGAATTAGTGTGCCATCTTCAGTGATACGCCCAGGGCCAGCAGCCAATACTGTGCCTTGACTGGGTTTTTCTGTAGCAGCATCTGGAATAATAATTCCAGATTTAGTAGCAGTTTCTGCTTCAATTAATCGAATAACGATACGATCTCGAATAGGTTTTAAATTCATTACAACTCCTTTTAAATGTAAAATGATAATGCTACAACAATAGAGTATAACACAAACAGAGGAATGTGTCAACAACTATGTTGTTAATTGAATAAATTTTTGGGAGTGTGACGCTAGGTCAGATAGATTTGCTTTGACATGTAATTTCTCCTTAAAAATAAGCAAGTAATAAAGTAGACCCCACCTGGGCATCTACTTGTATATTTATAACACTTTTACCACTTGTTGTCAATTATTTTATATTCAAATTGACCATTCCAGGTTAAAGTAAAAATAGTATAGTGTTGATCTTGATTAAAAGTAATACGATACTTGTATTTGATATTTTTATCTACGTAATTAATCCCTTGTGTTGTTGCCCAGCGAGATATGGCTATTTTATATGCTGCCAGAGTGGCATCATACCCGCCATCGGTTGGCAGTTGAAACTCAAGATACATTAGTAAAGTTTTTTTGGAAGCTGTTGACTACGGAGTTGTTTGCGCCAACGGGCACGAGCAGCACCTTTTTTGCGTTTGCGTTCGGTGGTGGGTTTTTCGTAGGTTTCTCTGGCGCGGAGATCATCCAACAGGCCAGATTCCAAGACTTTTTTCTTGAATTTGCGCAGAGCTTTTTCTACATTGCCGTCAGTGACCAGTACCTTTTTGCCGTAGTGCTTCACAAATTTTCCTGTAATAGTAGTGTCATAGGAGTATTTACCTGGGTCTTGTTGATTATAATTTTCAGTATATTTTGCCGATTATATCGTGGCAGATCAAACATGTGTGGTAACAGGATGCGTTCTAATTCGCTGTGCAAACCTCGTGCACCAGTACGAGTCTCAAGTGTACGCTCGGCTATAAGATCCAAGCTTTCTGCATCAAATTCTAAACTTACACCATCTTGATCAAACAACCATTGATACTGGGCTACAAAATTGTTTTTAACCTGAGTCAAAATACTAATCAGTTGCATTTTGTCCAGCCCATGTAGGCTTACATATCCGCCAAAGCGTCCTACAAATTCAGGAATCATACCGTAACTGACCAGGTCATCCGGTACTACTTCGGTAAGATTGTCATTTTTGTTATTGGCTATGCCAGAATTAAATCCAATAGATGTACCTTGTTTTCTTTTTTGTACAATTTGGTCCAAGCCTACAAATGCGCCGCTGGCTACAAACAAGATATTGGTAGTGTCAATTTCCACAGTGTCAGCTGAGCTGGTTTTTTTTGATCCCTGTGTTGAAATGCGGCATCGTGTACCTTCTACTAATTTGAGCAGAGCCTGTTGTACTCCTTCGCCCGATACATCCTTGGTTACTGTGGCACTTTCGCTTTTTCTGGATATCTTGTCAATTTCATCCAGAAACACAATACCGCGTTGACATCGTTCAATGTTACTATCAGCAGCAGTGTACAATCTAGTAATTAAACTTTCCACGTCATCGCCTACATAGCCAGCTTCGGTTAATGTGGTAGCATCAGCGATCACAAATGGCACATCTAAGTAACGAGCCACAGTGCTAGCCATGAGTGTTTTTCCGGTACCAGTTGGCCCAATCATGAGTACATTACTTTTTTGTAGGTCAGTGCCGCCACGAATAATGCGTTTAAAATGATTGGTTACTGCAACACTAAGCACTATTTTGGCCTGATCTTGACCTACCACATATTGATCAAGATATTGTTTTATTGCCAAGGGATCCGGAACAGATGGATCAGATCTAGATTTAAGTACGGGCTTGCGATTGTCTTTGAGTAGATTGTTGCAAAGTTCGACACATTCGCTACAGATAGCTACGTCCTGGCTTACAATTAATTTACCCACCTGGTCTTTGTGTTTGACACAAAAACTACAATGAACTAAAGTATTGGTCATAGTTGTTGTAATCGTCGTTCAATGCTGTCACGCTCGGCGTCGCTTAATAGCTCAGGATCATACTCCCCTGAATCAATTTTGGCAATCAAATGGTCAATATAGGCCTCGTCGTAGGCGTGGTTGTCGGTAAGAGATTTGTCCACTTCGATCCAGTTGACGCCGTTGTATTTGTATAATATGCTGGGTAAGCGATCCACTCGTAAAAACATATCGCCCTTTTTGACGTTGGTTGGAAACTGTATGCCAAACCCACGCACTTCGCCAGCAAGTCGAGCCATTACGTTGTCAGGTTCCAGACCCAATTCAGGTACGGGTATTGCAGTTTTGACAAATCTATCGGTTAAATGCTTGCGCTCTCCATCACTGATTGGCATGTTGTTGATATGTTCTTCAGTGAGCCATGGCAGTTGATCAATTTCACCAGCTTGATGTTGTGCATGAAATACTCGTTCATCCTGATCGGCATTGCCCGACATGAATAAATTTTTAGCCAATCGCTGTAGATGATCGTCAGGATGTATTTCAGGTATTTCAATATGTGCTAAGGGATCTGTTGTTGATTCAACTATGGATGTAGGATGTGGCATTTCGGTAAACATCCAACCAGAAGGTTGTGACTGAGTATTGATTTCTTGTTTTTTAGTCAATTCATCAAAGGCTTCGTCTTCTTCCAGAGTAGACTCTGCAAGCGTCCGTGGATCTTCCTTTGATAGTTGTACCGTATTGTTATCCAAAATAGTGGTAAAAGTAGGCAGTTCTGAATTCTGTTCTCTAAGGTCTGTAAATATCAATTCCTTGGCAATAATTTGACCTGTCGGTAAATCATTATTGGATATTTTACGAATTTGAGCAATTTGATCTTTGGTTAGCAGACCATCATCGGGCGCATGGTCAGCAACATTTTTAGTAAGAGAATCATTAATTCCAGGATCTTGATAGTAGTGTCGATCAAACAGACCCATGGCACAATAATAATCTTCCGGGGATATGTCGACAAGTTGATCTACCACTGGTTCTGCATCCTCTAAATTGCCAATGTAGTATTGAGTTTCATCTATCTCTTCTTTAGTATCGAGTTTTTTTTGTTGATTCCAAAAACGAGCACGTTTTTGAATACGCTCGAACCATGATTCTACTGACTCTTCTGGTTTATCCTGATCTTTTCCTCGTGCCCAACGTATGCTCTGCTGTGCCGCTAAAATCAAGACAAGTGCCAAAGGATCAAATACAGCCACAATGATCATGATCACCCAGGTCACTGCTTTTTCTAATATGTTGGCATCAGGATTGTCACTGTAAATCAGTTTGGCAATATATTTAATTGGACCTACTTCGGCTTCAACCTTGCGATTCTCGGCACGGATGGGTGCGGCTTGATCGTTAAGAGTGGCAATCTGTTTCTGGTTGTATTCAATGTCTCGGGCCAGTGCGCTACGGTCTTTTGACTGGCTCTTGCGCACAGCATTGGCCTTGTCGGCGCCACCTTCGGTAGTCGAGCGTGACATAATCTGGTCTACTGCTTCATCCATCTGGCGCAGTTGTTTACGATCAGCTTCAATGTTATCGCGAGAAGTTTTAATTTTTTCATCATAAATCAATATTTTTGATTGAATGTCGCCACTTACTAAGTTCTGATCATTGTGAGCTTTGCTCAAGTAGCCAAAAATACCCATTGAGGTGATCAACATCAGCATGGCCACTGCGGGCAGGAGATACATCTTGTAGGTAGCACCGGCACGATTCCAGTTGTTCTTTAACCAGACTGCGGCGGTAATCTTACCTAACTCTAAACTACCGCCCATGATCATGATTGGGATAACCGCACCCGAAAAAATTGCGGCCAGACCAGTGATACTGTAGTAAGCACCAACTGTTTCGATCAGTAGCGCAACAGCCAGGATAAAATAAGCAAATAGCATAATAGAATATTTATCGGTGTTTCCAGTTGTTAACAGTAAGGTTGTAATCACGTTCGGCGTGTATGAGTCTTGATTCTAACGCATCAATACGTCGCTGTAAGTTAATAGTGCGAACAGTTAGGATTACCAAGGCCACAATGACTACAGTAACAGTAAGACCCCAACCGGCTACAATACCATAAGTCCAAAACCAAAGGTTATCAATGGTTTCGGCTAGGATTTTAATAGTATTCATTCAGATCGACCTCCGGTACACGAGCCACCTTCAAACCAAAGACTCTCGGCTTGTTTTCGATATTCATTTAGTTCATGTTCGGCCCGTTTGGCCTGATAAGCTTCTTCTGTAAGCGAGTGCCATCCAATACAATCGCCTGTCGGGCTACGACCACACCCACACAAGGCAAACACTTTGCCGTCCGCTGTTTTTCTAACTTGCATTTTTTAATTTCCAAATAGTTTGTTTTGCCTCTTGTAAATCTACCAAAAGACTGTTGTTTAAATTTTGAGCCACAGTAAGTTTTTCTGTGAGTTGTAATTCGTTGTCCGTAGGCAGCAGTGGCTCATTCTTTGCACTGACTCGACCGGCTATAAAACCGCAAAACATTGCGGCCATGAATAATATAATGCTCATTTAATTTTCTCTTTCAGTCCTCGCCATTGTTTGACGTGTATGATACTGTGCTTCCAACCCCGACGAGTCCACTTGATCATAACAGGCCAAGGCCAAGTGCGTAATCGTACTTCATACCAACCCACCCGGACAGGTTTAATGCTGGCCAAATACCAATCAGTCTTCTTCACACAGTGCTTCAAATTCTGCTTTGAGTTCTTTCAATGCCTTTTCCAAGTCCGCTACATCACCGGTATAGCAATATTTGTTACGGTTGGCGCGGCCTTCTTTGGTGTTGGGATCATAATCAATCCAGCTAAACTCAGTACCGTCACATTCAGGACAATGATCCGTGTAATCGTCGTCAGTATTGCGTTCTTCACTCATACCTACCCAACTGCACTCTTTGTTATCACATGTAAGGTTCGGTGGCTCGGGCGGACGATTAGACCATGAGCTGGTGTCCCAGTTATAACCGGACCAACGATCTACGCCAGCAATGGGTTTGAACTTGCCAAACTCCCACTCACCAAAGTTTTTGCCATCCCAATATAAGCTACCATAGGTAGTGCCAAAGTTACTGTAGACAGCATTGTAATAGCCCGGGTGTACCGGTTTGTGTTTGGCAAACTTAAACTCCACAGTTTTTTCCCAACTATCGGGGCTGGTTCCGTATTCGGGGTGACCCCAGTCCTTCTCCCCGGGTTCATATCGCTCAAAGTTGCCTTCGTCGTCGATCATACGCACCATGACAAAGTCTGAACTCTTACCATCTGTTGAACCGCCCCAGTTGTCGATGTCTTCACCATCGTAACTGATGCCATGCACAATTTCCTCACCGTCAAAGTCCGAAATGTGTAGCTCTAACTTTTCAATATCAAATGGTGCTGTCAGTTCTAAGTCAGCTTCAAAGAAAGTTCCCTTTTCGTTTGAACTTCCAACAAATACAACTTCACCTTTTTTACGACTTCCAATCCAAACTTCATCGTCGGTGTTGAGCTGTGCGCTATCGTCGCAACCATCAAATTCGCCCAGTTCTTTCTCAAGAACAGTTTCACCGTTTTCATCTTCAATCTGTAAGGTACCAGCGTCGCGATTTACACCGTGAACATGTCCCATGCTGTCGCACTCGTACCACGAGCCGGGGTAGAACGGTAACTGATCTGGATCAAGCCCTATGTTCTCAGCGGCATCTGAGTCCCAGGCCAGATCACTAAGATCAACCTGGTGTTCCATACAGTAGTCCCAAACCTTGGGATCCACCGTACCCATAACCTTTTCACCACCGTAGCCCCACATGGAGATACGATAGGTTCTGGGTGTAAACTTGAGTGTGTCAATTAACTGTTGTTTTTGTTCTGGTGTTGCCATGTCGTCCTTTATCTGCTAATGTGTTGCCAAGTTAACCACTCTTTGAAGCTATTATACACTACTTGTGCTTCTTTGTCACTCTGGCGGATCTTCTTTCCGCGGACCCAGAAGCCCTTGTCACTAAACCGCAACATTTCGACCCCGCCACAAAAAAATGTAGTGGTGTTGGGTGTTTCCTCTCCGCCGACTTTAAACTTTACATCAGTCATTGCGATCCATGAGTTCTGCCACTACGCAAAGTATCCGAGCCAAGATAAATCCTGCTACAATACACAATACTGCTTCAACAAACCAGTGTTCCATCATCCATGCTGTCATAATTTTTCTCCAGGTTCAAATCCACGAAAACGAATAAAACGGGGGAAACGTAAACTGTAAGTACCGTCTTGGTTTTGAGTTACCGCATCAGCTTCGACTTCGACCACTTGACCAACCAGCTGATTGCGGGCAAGCCAATAACTATCACGATTGCTGTCACTAAGGCCACTGCCAACATTGACACTAATAGTTCTTTCATTGTCAACTCCTTCACATATTATAGCACCCAGGCGGCCCGTATTGCGACCAGTGCCTTCTTCAAAACCCACAATATTGAGATCCACAGTAATGGTGGGTTTCCACTTCATCCAGAATGCACTACGACGACATTCATATGGTGCTTCCCATTCTTTGATCATTATGCCTTCTAACCCCTGGGCTATAGCATCATCGGCATAGCGTCGCAACTGATCCTGGCCTTCGGCTAGGTCTAAGTCTACCAGGATACCAGAGGTCACTGTCAAGCAATCGTATTGTTCAACGGTTTCGCGAACTGACTCTAACGCTTGTGTGCGTTTACGCTGTTGGGCGTTCCAAAAACCTTCACTAAAGTTTTCAAATGGCATCCAATCAAAAATATGATACACCATTTCATCAGTGCTGACATCCGTCTTGCGTTGTGCTTGTTTCATTAAGTCTTGAAAGCTCTTGCCCACTACTTCGCCATCCAACACAAGGATACCTTTGACATTCAATTGCCGTCTTAGATCTTGACCGATGCTATCTAAGGCCTGTTCGATCTGTGGAAAGTTTTCAAATGGCTTGCCGTTACGGCTGTATAAATTTACCGTATTTTTAGATACCACCGCAATGACCCGTACACCATCCAACTTGCCTTCTAGACGTTTAGTACCCTTCATCTTGCTAGGATGGTCTCCAGAATCCTGTGCCAGCTGGCAAGTAAATACCGGAATCTTCCATTCGGTATTACCAAGAACTTTGTTGAGTGTTTTTTCACTGATACCACAGCGTAGGTCTTTGATGATGACTCTGCGAGCTAGACCGTTCCACTCTACGCTATCAAACTGTTCGCTCATAAACTCAATGGCGGTCTTGGCATTGTGTCCGGTAAGGCTACGAGTACGTAAGCCTTCTAGCATGGCCCAGAACTTGGGCCAAGGATTGGGTCGATTTTCTAAGCCTGCGGTCTCGGGCACTTTCTTGACACCGAACACATAATAGGGGTTGTAGGCTTGATAACAGTTAAACAAGAAACATTGAGCATTAGCTGACCCTAACTTACTTGCCATCAGGGCCTTCTCAATCACTGATTCTTTGTGTAACCGACTGTCGCTACTCTCTAAGTCACGTATCCAGTCTGCGGCCACTTTGATCTCATTAAATTGATCACCGTTGAAGTCTATGGTGTTCATTTATTTACTCGATCAGTTAGCTACTGAAACTTGTCCGATTACGGCTCCGGGCTTTTTCAGTGCTTCTTCACGACGAGCTCGGTATTCAGCATTTTCCACCGGCATCAAGTTGAGCGTACTGGTAGTGCCATCTGGTTGTGCTACACTGACGGTATCACTTTTTTGTGGAGTCACTGGTGTAACTTCAGTGGCCTTTTTACCAGAGGTAACTTCGTCTAGCTCTTTAAATGCTTCTGGTGCACGAGCCTGTGCGTCTTTGGTGGCCTTTAACACATTTTTGTCACCAAGGGGTAGTGTTACCAGCACATAGGTACGAATGCGATTGCCTTCACTCACATGTTTCATTTCTACAGTTTCTACACCTGTAATGTCTACATCGGCGCACATGCTACGGATTGCCAGTTCGCTGTGATCTACACTGACATCACCCGAATCAGATTTAAAAATCTTGGTCTGTTGACGGATCTTGCCGCCTGCGGCTGTACAAATCTTGGCATAGGCCATGGCCTTGGCTTTCATGTCAGCAAATCCAAAATCGCTTGAAGTGGCCGTACCGTTTTCAAAGATGTACCCGGGTGCCTTGGGCAACTTGCTCATCCAGCCAGGTGCCTGCTCGATAGCCGAGTTCATTTGTGCTGTTTTCAAACTATCTTGTCCAGAATACATAGCACTATAATTGGTCCCACTGGTGCCACATGCGGTCAACATACCAGTTACAACTGTTGCAATCAATACTTTTTTCATCTTGTTCCCCTTAGGGTTTAGTTTCAATAATAACATTATACTACAATCCTTACCATTTGTCAACTACCTGCCATTCGTTACCATTTACTTGACAAATAATACCCTGGCGTTGTAGTAAATCACGACCAGGATGCACTTCGGGCTCAATAAACCAACGACATTGGCTGGTTCGATATGTAAAAGGTCGAGGAAAGTTTGGATGTGGACGAACTTCGCTTTCACGAACCATTTCACCACGTCTTACTGACCGGACCTTTATTTCGGGTTGGTCATTACAGACCATGTTTTGTTCTACAGTCATGCGCCCACCATTGGCGCGGCTTAGTATTTGTATGCGTCCACTATCAATGGCACCATCGCACAGCTCTTTTTCGGGCATGCTTCTTGGACCAATCCGCTCACCTTCGGCTGTGATCCATTTGCCATTAACTTGTGCTCTAAAGTTTACTATACACTTATTTTGCGTTGGGCTGATAGGAATTACAAATGGATCTACATCAGCAACGGCCTCTATGGACATGGCTGTTTGATTGGTCACAGCCGACCGCACATAACATTCACCATGTGTTGCGGTTGACGCAAACAAAAGTATTAAAGGTATTTTGCGGAGCATGTTGATCTAAGCGACCAAAGGTTATTTTTTAACTTACTGTAGTATCTACGATCTTCCAATGTAGGAGGATTAGTTTGATGATACTGATTATACTCGTCAATTTTTATAGTTAAAAAATCAATTTGACGTTTAGCATCTGGACAACTTGCTACAAAGGTTGTCATGTCAACAGGTTGATAGGCTGTGTGAGTTGCACAGCCAACTAATAAAATTACAACAAGCAAGACCGACTGTTTAATCATTTTGTTGATGACGATATTCGCGTTTTAACCAATATTTGTATCGTTCAAAATATTGTTGTGCAGTGTGGTCCAATGGTTGATGATACGACTCTAGCTCGTCTTTGTGATCAAACCATTTTTCTTGGCACCAATGCCGGAAAGATTTTTTAATCATTTTAGCTCCATGATGTGCTGAATCACTGCCGAAGCTTCTGGAAAGCCTTCACGCTCTTTGCGCATGACCACAGTTTCGATCATGTCCATCTGTACATCATGTAAGCCTGATACAAAAGTCATAATGTCTTTGGGACTCATAGTCATTTTGATGTTGTACAGTTTTTTATAATCCATTATTCTTCCTCGGTAATGAACTGACTGGCCATGTCGCACATGCAACCGAAACAGGTTGGACAAAAACTTACAGGCAGGATACCAAAGTAACCTTGTATGCCACCTTCGTCGTCGGTATAGTCACATGAACATACCGTACACTTGTGAGCATCTGTAGTCATCACATCATGCTCCATAGTAGACAGCATCTTGATCAGCAGACCAGTTGGCATACTCTTCTGGGTCAATGATGTCGTTGAACTCGGCTTCGTCGACGACCCACCCTTGAATACGAAGCTGTTCGCGACCCGAGTAGGTCTCTTTCATCCGATCCATGGCAGTATGGATGGCATCGATGTTGACAACCAACCAAGCGCGATTGCGCCACTCGTCAGGAGTTCCCCAACGAGGACGGCTACCGTAAAAGTCCTTGTGGAAATCTGAGAAATAACCTTGTAATTCTTCGACGCTGTATTTGTCCAAGTATTCGTATGCCATTTGCCTGCTCCTTTAATTTACTATAATAATATTATAACAAATTGGGTATTTTTGGTCAACCAAACTTAAATTGCCAAATTTGACCCTTTAGCACGGTCGTAAAACACATGATTTCCTATTTGCCCAGCTTCTGCGGCAGGATCTGCCCATTTCGGGTTGGGTATGTAAGTCGCATGGTAATATAAGCTACGAGCCAGACGTGGAATACGGTGCCCTTCCAGGACCTGGCGTGCTATCTGTTCGCTCTGAGACCACAATTCTGTGTTGGGTTTGGTCAAGATCTTGGCCATGGTCCATGAAAACTGTTTGGGTGCATAGACCACGTCACAGATTGTGCGACCCCAATAGCCGGTTTTGAGTCGGTTGACTGTGACCTGGGCCACAGCATATTTGCCTTTTTCCGCTTCGACTCCGGCTTCATAGTAGATGTTGCGGGTCAGGCAATCTAACTCAGATCGTGTGTAACGAAGTCTTTCGGTGGTTTGTATCACCGAATCTATCTGATCTAACTTTTGTTCTATTTGATCCATGCGTACTTCCTGGCGTACCAACAAGAGCAACAGAAGTATCAACCCAATTATGTTTGTTACGCGAGTTGAAATCACGGCAGTTCCTGATAGTTTACTAAGTTATTAGTATAAGCTATCGGGCTTTTTGAGTCAAACTGGATGTGGTGTTTTTACAACAGATTAGGTGATGATAGCGTTGGCCGCTTGTTGATTGGTATAGGTAGCAGGTATCAGGTTGGCCTGCGGGGGTGGTGGGTTTGGATTTGCCGGTATGGTAGAATTTGTTTGTATTCCAGCGTTGGATAAAACTGTTTTATTAATACCTTCTCGCATGGCAGCTACAACGGACTGACCGGTAAAGGTCGACAAGTTGGCCACACCTTGCCAAAACTGAGCTTGACCACCTTGTTCCTGTTGTTGACCATATGTAGGTAAACTATAAATCAAACTGTAAACAGTGGGACTGTTGTTGGCAATGAGATTTGCAAAATCAATCTGAGCTTTGGATTGTAAAAATTGTTCGGTTGCTACCTGATTGGCCATAGAATTAAAATAACTATTAAGATTAGCTACTTGATCAGCATTGGCCACTATTATGTTTCCAATTTCAGCAGTGGCCACCGGAAATAATCCAGGACCTGTGGGTGGTGGGTTTTCACTGTCAGGATCGTTATATCCGCTAAATGCTATGTCAGCAGCTGTAAATAATGTTACATTTGATGTATTTCCTGTATTTCCTGTATTGCTGGTTTGTAAATCGGCATAGTAAACGCCAGCGGCTGGTTTTCCATTGGGAATTGTCACCGGTCCCATTATAGGATCTCCGTACACATTGCCAACTACACTATTCATAGTCTGATATATAGTGGTTAAGTAGGCTACATTAATATTGGCCAAAGTTGACACGGTGTTGTTAAAATAATCGGTCACTTGATATCCGGCGGCAATGCCCAATACATCACAAACTGCAATTGTGTTGCCATTAGTACCAGCTATGTTGGAAATAGTATTGGCTATTGCAGAAGGCACCGCCTGAGCTAATGCAGTCACTTGATCAAGATTGCTAGTAGTTTGCAAATTTGATACTGTGTTAGCTAAAGTTGGCAAAGACATATTAGTAATGTTGGTGACCTGTTGCAAACTGGTAGCTAAGGCCTTGTTAGCTAGGGCCTGGTCTGCTGGTATAATCTGACTGAGTCGGTCGTAAGCAATTTGATTGTTTACTGTGGATATTGTAGAACTCATGACATAGGGCGGCAACAAGGTTGTCAAGGCCGTATTAACTGATCCACTACTATTGATATAGATAGCCACAGGTTGTTTTTTTTGTGCTGCTGGCACAGTCAAGGTTTGAAAACTGTTAGGAAACAGGCGCACCGGATTTAACAGGTCAGCCATGTTTGCAATTCCAGTTGTGGTCACTCCAAACACCGACAGAATTTGTTGTAGATCAGTGCCAACAATTTTTGTCATGGCACGATACATGAGGGCTTGTGCTGAATCAGCTACGGTGGCTGTTGGATTGGTCAAAGTTAACACCACTTGTTGCGGCACTCCACCTGCAATGAATGCAAATGATACAACCGGGATGGTACTGCTGATCGAATACAGTTGTCGTACTAGGGCCAAGGGGCTACCAAGATTGTTGAGATTGTTTAAATTTATCAATCGACCAAGATTAGCAAGATCAGAACCAAACGCTGTAGTATTCAAATTAATTTCAGTGATGCCACCAGTGATCATGTTGTTCATAGTGGTAAATGTATTACCAAGATAGGTCTGACTGTTTACTGCGCTAGAAATAAAAATACTGGTCTGGCTAGTATAGGCATCGGCTTGATTAACAGCCTGTGCCAACTTGCTAGTATTATTGCCGCAGATGTCGCGAACAGCCTGAGCATCGATCACTTTAATCATTTGCGTGCCAAGATTGCTATAGGCAGTTGGTAAACTATCGCTTAGAGCCGGACAGGCGTTGGCAGCCAAGGTTTCAAGACTGACCAGAGTGTTGGCTGATAATATATTGCCTGTACTACCTACAGCGATTGTGTTTAAAAACGGCGAGATTAGGCTAGTATTGGCATATGATGCAACGGCTACGGTCAAATTGGCATTGATTCCAATACCTTGATTTTGCAACAGGCCGGCTGCAGCATCCAGTTGTAAAGGAGTTAATACACTAATAGTTGTGGCCATGATTAGCCTATTATCACATCAGGACTACCACCGGCACGAGGATGACTGCAAGTGTCTTTGTCGTTGGTTACAATTACAGGTATACCGTTGACCAAAATTGTGGAATTTTCCGTCTGAGTTTTTGCATTACAATGTGTAGGCGGGCATCCACGATGACCGCAACAGGGATGCGGGCTTACTGACGATCCACGGACGGCCACAGCACGGCCGTTGATCAACACCGACGAATCACCTTGCTGTATTATGCCGCCGGCTGTATTTTGATCTCCAACTCGTTGTACTGCTTGACCCATGTTATCCCATTATAATTGATGTCTTGCGTACTGGTTTTAAACCAGTGGTTGCTTCTAGGTAATGATCGCCGACTTCCGCACGAGTCTGGCAAATCATTGCTACTGCTGTTTTATTTATAGTGGCATTTTCATTGGGATCTCCAGTAAACACAGTATAGATTAACTGTAGACCTTTTTCAGTAGGTACAGCACTAAGTGGCTGTGCAACAATATAGGTTGCATCGGTAATATCTACTACTTTACCAACAATTTCGTCAGCATTGGTCAATTTAAATGTGTAAACCTGGTTTTTTTCTATGTTCATGTTATCCTTGTAAATGTTTTCGCAGTTCTGTGAATCCGCCAATGTAATTATCGTCCAAGAAGATCTGTGGTAATGTTCTTGCTGTAGGTACTGCCTCTAATAACTGTTCTCGTGTCCAATCTGTTTGTACATTGCGTTCTTCGTAATCAATGCCCTGTGATTCTAACAGTGCTTTGGCTTGTACGCAAAATGGGCAGGCGTTTTTGCTCCATACTATTGCTTTCATTGTAATTCTCCTTGTTGTTATTATAATGTTGGTAATGCGTCGTAATCAAGTGTATCGCTCATCACACCAATTACATAGTTAGTACTTTCAGTTTCCTGTAGTGCTGACTGTTTGTTAGACAGATTTGTATGTTTGTTGAACCAAGGAATAGGTGTAGTTTTTGGCACAGGAGCCTGATATTTGACTCCGATCTCTTTGAGAGCGCCTACTGCGGTATAGTCCACAAAATCTTTCAGAATCTGTGCATTCAATCCAATTACCGGTCCTTTTTGGAACAGGTAGTCAGCCCACTGTTTTTCTTCACGGATCACATCCAGGTACATGGCATACACCTCGGCTTCACATTCTCGCTTGGCACGGGCAAAGCGTGGATCTTCTTTGACCACCTGATTGATAATCCAAGCTGTCCAGTCCCGGTGTAGAATTTCATCTTGTAGGATCAGGCTGATAATATTGCCGTTGCCGATAAAGATGCGATTCTCAACCATGGCAAGACTTGTAGCAAAACTAACCATGAAGCGGAAGGCTTCAAGACCATATGAAGCGTTGAGTGCCAACCAGATGGCCTTGATGTGATGTTGCTCATCAAACTTTTCTAGTAGTTCTTTACGGCAGTTGATCATGTGTAAGCGATCATAGTAGAGCCCAATGGTGCTAGCCATTTCAACAATTTCCGCAGTGTCGTGAATCTTGTTGAATTCTTCTTTGGGCACATTGTAGATGTTGCGAATGATGTGACTGTAGCTACGACTGTGAATATTGGTCTCAAAGAAGCCCCAGTTGTACATGAGTGCTTCTAACTCGGGAATGGATACCACTGGTGTAAACACCTGTGTGGGCCCACGACCTTGCAAACTATCCAAGGCAGTCTGACGTAACAGGTTTGAAGTAAAGATATGACGCACGGTGTCGGTGGCTTCTTTGAAATCGTTGGCATCTTTAGTCAAGCTAATCTCTTCGGGCACCCAGAAAAAGCCGCGAGCTTCCTGTTCAAACTTTGTTAACTTCGAATATTTTACCTCTTCAAATCTCTGTATGGTTACAGGACCCGCAGGGTCAAGGAACATTTTACGATGTAAGTAATCTGTTTTTGTTGATAAGTTATATTGTGCTTGACTCATGATTTAACTCCAGTTACCGCTTCAATGTAGCGATACGCTAGTAATATGCCAAGATTCATGCCACGAACCACATCTGGATTAGTTTTAACGCCATCGATATATTCTTCAGTAGGAACTTCTGTCACTAACGCTTTAAATCCCACACATTCTTTAACAAGCAGTTCAACAAATTTTTCTAAATCGTTGTAGGACATATTGCCATCACTTAAATTATTGTCCGTGATACCGGCTTGTTTAGTCAGTTCTTTAATTTTATCGTTCATTCTTTTTCTTTCAATTTTTTCCATTCTAAATCTTCTGTAGGAACCCATCCGTTCCTAAAATATTTCTTAATTCTCTTTTCTTTGCTTCTCTCGCTTTAGCGGCAAGAGATTTCTTTAGCTTAACTTCTTCTGTATCTGTTTTACCGCGTCTTGCTTCGGCTCTTTTTGCTACAAGTTCTGGAGGTACAGTTTTGCCTGCCCACGGCCCGACTCGTCCTTTAGATTTTACTGATAGTTTTTCTCGAGTTTCAAGACTAACTGGGGGTTTATTTTTTGCGGCTATAGACATTTTCTGTTTTGTTTCTTCTGTAAATGTTCTACCTTTTTGTGCCGCCGACATTCTTGCTTTTGTTTCTTCTGAGCGTGTTTGTCCTACTCTCTTTAATGCCGCTTTCTTTTGTATTTCGGGATTGCGTCTATTAGGATTATTATCACCTGACATAGATTGTGCGTATTGTCTGCGAAGCCATCCGTATGCTTTATTATTTCGCTTACCGTTATTAATCATAGAACCAGTAGTCATATTCATTGCGGCATACAATAACTTTTGGTTACCTTCGTTTATTTTACATAACAGCAAGTGAGCAAGATAATGTTCTTCAGGATAAAGACTTACAATATTTTCTTTACTATCGTCACCGCCGAGACATCGAGGGACTATGTGATGTTTTTCAACATAGCCTTCGCTGATCCTGTGTGTAGCACGATCTATCAAGTTATTGTAAATCTTTTGATAATCCATACTCTATTGTAACATACTTTCTTAAAGTTTACAAGCCAAACAATCATCTTCGCCTTCGTCAAAATCGATTACTTCTAATGCTACAGCATCATCTGATTTATCAGATTTACTGCCTTGTTTATCGATTAATGAGTAATACATCGTTTTAAGACCCCACATATGAGCTAACATTAAATTCTTAGCAATAAGTGTTGATGGTACTTTACGATCAGCAAAATGTCTCGGCGAATAGAATGTATTAGTACTTATGCTTTGGTCAACATAGGCCGCAATAACAGCGGCCGTTTTTAGATAACCCTCGCAGTCTTTCTGATCCCACATGAGTTGATATTTATTTTTGAGCTTGTTGTATTCAGGTGCTACCTGAATTAAACTACCGGCTTTGCTTTCTTTTACTGTGATCAGGCTCATGGGCATTTCAATACCATTGGTCGAATTGATTACCACCGAACTGCTTTCAACCGGGGCCACTGCCATCAAGGTGGCATTGCGAACACCATAGGCCTGCATGTTCATGCGCAGGGTTTCCCAGTCTAACTCGGGTTCAAAATTGACCAACTCGTTGACTGCCTTGGCACGCAGTTCCCAGGGAAATACACCTTGGCCATAGCGTGTGCGAGCTGAATCTTTGCAGGCGCCACGCTCACGAGCCAGTTCCACTGTGGCTTCGGTCAGGTAGTAGGCCTGATGTTCCATCCAGGTCTTGACTTCTTGCAGGGCATCGGCTTCGCCATATTCAAGGCCGCGCTTGGCATGCCAGTAGGCCAGGTTGGTGATACCAATGCCCAAGGGTTGTATCTCTTCGTTGCTCAGCTGGCTTTGAATACTTAAAAAATCTTGATAATCGAGAATATTGCAAAGGCTGCGCTGAAGGATACGACAAGCACGGCGCATGTCCTCAGGATTACGGAACGCACCCCAGTTAATACTTCCAAGAGTGCAAAGAGCAATACGCCCAGCATCATCATCAAGACGACGGAATGGCCGAGTAGGTAAAAGGATTTCACAGCACAGGTTACTCTGGTAAATGGTATGGAATTCAGGATCAAACGGACCTTGATTCTGAACATTGTCGATAAACACCAGATAGATACGACCGGTATCTGTGCGTTCTTTAAGTATGCCACCTTTGAATACATCTTCGGCGGCCATAACCTTGGTTCTTAAATCTTTACGACGTTCGTACTTGACATAGAGCTGTTCAAATCTTTCAGTGTTTTGATAAAATGCTTCATACAGGTCCGGCACTTCGTTGGGATCAAAAAATGTAATCATTTCTTTGTTTTTGAATCTGCGCCAGAAAAAGCTATTAAGCACAACTCCATAGTCCATGAACCTTACTCGTGTTTCTTCTGTTCCTTGATTATTCTTAAGCACAATAAGATCATCGAACTGATAATGCCAAATAGGATAAAATACGGTAGCACTTGCATTTCTAATACCTCCTTGACTACAACTACGTAAATCGCCAAACCATTTTTTAAGGAATGGAATCATACCGGTGTGCATGACTTCGCCACCGCGAATGGCGGAACCGAGTGGACGCAGACGACCAACTTCCAAGCCGATGCCGGCTCGCTTGGCCGCATACTTGGCCATCATTTCTCCTGAGGCAAAAATACTATCCAGATCATCGTCGCTACGTATAAGCACACAAGAGCTAAATTGTTTTGTTGGTGTTCCCAGTCCAGCCAGAACAGGAGTCGCAAGAGTAAACAGGCCATCACTAGCAGCATTGTAATACTCTTTGATGTAACGCATTCTAGTCGCATTGGGCTCTTCTGCATGGAACACAGTAGCGGCCGCAATAATATAACGAATTTGGGGGGTTTCATAGATTTCCTTTGTGGCTCTGTTGCGCACCAGATATTTTTCGATCAGCTGTTCAATGGCCGCGTATGAGTATAGTTCATCCTTGTCATGGTCCAGCATGTCGTTCATGCGATTCCAATCATCCTTGGTGTACCAATCCAACAGTTCTGGAGTATACAGACCCACTTCTACATTCTTCTTCACAATGTTGTAGAGATGCGGCACAGCGTATGATCCGTAAACATCCTTGCGCAACATGCTGAGACGTTGCTTGCCGGCCACATACTGATAGTTGGTATGTCCTACATCTGGATTTGATTCTACATCAATCAAGTCCACAATGGCTCGCAGGGTGATGCCGTCGATCTCCTGTGTGGTAATGCCATCATAGAAGTGCAACTGGGCTTTGATTTCTATCATGGACTGACTGACATCGGCAATTCCTTGACATACCTTAGCAACTTGTGCCTGCCACTTATCAATCTGTAGTGGCTCTTTTGCGCCGCTTCTTTTTACAACTGTAATCTGCGTCATCTAACTCTCGTTCTGTTTTAATGTACTATTATTTTATAGGGTGTTGCTGGTACCGCCGTTTGATTTTAATCTCTTGGAAGGTATTTACGACTGATTCTCTGCTCCAATTAAGTATATATTTTTCTTTTGCTACTTGGACTAAATTATCACCTGTTTCGGTTAAAATCAGTTCTGCATCCGCCATATCCGCACGGTCCAGCAAAATTACAGTATACAGGATTCCCAGCCCACGAGCAAGATCACAGTAGACATCGTCGCTCAAAAGTTGCCAAGGGTCAGGCCATGTGGCCTGGTCATCCCAATGTAGATAGTAAGGACGCCACGGTGCCAAAAACCACCACTCATTAATGGCGTCAAGTGCAGATTCTAAAGAAATATTTTGACAACGATCACGCAGGAGACTCCAACTCTCCAGTCGGGCACTAAAAGTTAAAGGCCACATCAATAATGATAAGATACGGAATAGCTGATGGTTCCATCAAATCCAGTGTCGGTGGTCAGATAATTTAAACTAATCAAATCGCTAACCTGTACAAAACTCAAAGTCACTCCGGTATCGGAGTTGTCAATGTAGTCGTCACTGTAAAATAAGGGATTGGTCACTACCGAAATGGCACCAGTACGGATACCTGTGGGTAGGCGACTTATGGTATAGCTCACAGTCAGAGCTGATATACGATCAATTTGTATGCTAAAAATAGTACCCGTGTTGTTGTTGATCAAAGTTGCCTTTGTGCCTGATTCCATAATCTGAGTACCCAACTGCAACTGTCCACCATTAGTAGTGGCAATGTTTTGTAGGTTGTTTAGTTGTACACAAGGATAAGTGGATGCATACACCAAGACTCGCTGGAATAGGTCACTGATGCTGATATTGTTGTTGTATTGTAAATCAATAATAGCCGTTTCAGGTGTGCCGGTGGCTCCAGTAAAATGGTTTCCTACATCGTAGAACATGTTGTGGCCGGTCGCATTCATGGTGATTTGTCCAAACACAACACCTTCTCTATAGATGCTGTCAAATAAATTACCGGTGATTCTAACTCCAGTTATGTCAAATGTTGTGGCCGGTGCAATAGGTGTTCCGTTGCCCAACACAATACCTTGATAAAAGGTTGTAAATTTTGAATTGGTAAAAGTGATTCCTTGTAGAGACTGGGTTGTGTTGACCGCATAACCTGTGCCGTCAAAAACACATCCATCAAACACAATTTGATTGCAGGTCAAGGTGGTGGTACTGTAAAAATCCACTGCAACTGTCAAGTGAGGTGCATACAAATCAGCAGTGGTCAGAGGACCATTAAAGCCTACATTCTGGAAACGACAGTTGGTAGCTTGACCCACAAGAAATACGTTTGCAACAGGATCAACTGACTGGAATCCTATATTGCTGATGTTGATATACTGTGGGGGTATAGCACCATTGGTTGCAATGTTAACTCCGGTCTGTTGTAAACTGTCGGCAGTCTGTGCCACATATGGCACGGATCCACTTTCATTGACTAAACTAATTATTGAGCTGTCAATACCTTCGCCCATTATCATGGCATACGGAGGAATATCAATGGTGCCCGAAACTTTATAAATGCCGGCTGGAAAAAATAAACCACGACGCACTTGCGGATTGACTTCTCTACAATATAATTGATATAAGGCCCGATTAATTGCGGCTGTATCATCAGTTACTCCGTCGCCTACTGCTCCAAAATCCAGAACACTAGCAAATTGATCCATCCATTGTTGCAGGCTTAAGGTAACCGGTGTTCCTGGGGTAGCGCCAGTTTGTACAGCGTATCCGGCAGCTCGACCTTGGTAAGTGTAGGTATTGGTAAAGGCCAGAATGTCACTAAATTCTGTTAAAATTTCAGTATTACCAATAACCGGAGCACCATCAGCTATGGTACCGTTACCGATCCACAACTGTCGAGTGTCTGTTGACCAGCCAAACTCGGCACCAGCCAACTGTGGTAAATCTATTGCCAATCCTTTGCGGTTGGTGATTTGCGATATCTGTACTATGGCCAATTTAATTTTCCTTGAATTCTATTCAGTATTTAGCTGGATTGTTTGCCACAGTATCAACTAAATATTGCTACAAACCAGGAGATTTACATGTCAAATTTATGGGCTAGAGACGATCGTATTGACCCAGATTCTGCTATGCGTGATTTGGAAAAAAAAGTACATTTTTTAATGCAACAGTTGTGTGGTGCTGGAATTATTGCCACTCGCGGTAGTAATTCTGTAGATATTTCTAGTGACATCGACGCGGATGGTAACGAAGTATTAGGTCAGTTGCCTAACAACTCTTAGGCCATCAAATAATACAGTTCTAAGCGACGCCACCACTGATCTGACCAGTAGTCGAAATCTTCAGATTTAAGAATGAATTCTTGGTAAACCGGGCGTGCAAGTGGATTGCCCATGTCATCTACCGGTGGTTTAACACACATTAACACCACACCCTTGCGTATGTTAGTGCCATAAACTTCGTTGTGAGCCAGAGCATAGGCTGTCAGCTGTAGGTAGTAATCTTCAATCCACTCCTGCTTCTTGGGCTTGTTGGTTTGTTTGTAGTCTAGGATTGACTCATCGCCCAGGTGTATGCCACAGCCGTCAGTGGTGCCAGCATACAGGCTGGGAAAATACAGGGGAATTTCTACACCCCAGAACTCTGAGACATTTTGTAAGCCATCTTCAATTACAGTTTGCGCCATGGCATGACTGGCCCAACCAAACGGATTTGATCCGCGGTCTTTGAGCTCGCCAGTTTTGACGTAGTGCTCAAGATGGGTGTGCATTCTGGTACCACGATTGGCCGCTTCGGTGGTGATAGCCTGTGCCTTCGCATGACCCACACGATCTCTCCATTGCTGTAAGGCCGCTTTCTTTTCTTCGGGCTTGGTTTTTTCTAATACAGTTGTGACACTGGGCAACTTTTTACCATCTGGGGTAGCATACAGACGCTTGCCATCTATACTAACACGACTCAAGGGTTGATAATCAAATTTTGGGTTATACACGAAAACTTTCTCCGCATCCACAGCGGTCTTTTTCATTGGGATTGCGGAATTCAAAACCTTCGTTAAGGCCTTGGCGTACATAGTCTATTTCTAAGCCATCAAGATATGCATGACTCTTGGGATCCATCACAATAACAAATCCGTCTTGCTCGCTAACTGAATCTTCTGGCAATTTCTCGTCCACATATTCTAGTACGTAGGCTAGTCCCGAACATCCTGTGGTTCTTACACCTAGTCTAATGCCCAAGCCCTGGCTACGACGGGCTAAATTATTTTGTATCTTTTTAACTGCTGTGCTTGTTACGGTAATCATCTATTGCAGCCTTAATAGCGTCTTCCGCAAGGATACTACAATGTATCTTAACCGGCGGGAGCGCAAGTTCCTCTGCAATTGCAGAGTTCTTAATTGTGCCAGCCTGGTCCAGAGTTTTACCTTTGACCCATTCGGTGACAAGTGACGATGAAGCGATCGCCGACCCACAGCCATACGTTTTGAATTTTGCATCTGTTATGATTCCATCTTCCACTTTGATTTGTAGTTTCATGACATCACCGCAGGCCGGGGCGCCGACCATGCCAGTACCGATGCCTGCTTCGTCTTTAGCAAAACTACCCACATTGCGTGGATTTTCATAATGATCAATTACTTTATCGCTGTATGCCATATTATTTCTTAACTGTTTGTGTTGGTGATTTAGGTGGCTGTGGAGCTACCGGTAGCTTTGGTGGTGACTGCGGTACTGTTACAGGCTTTTTACTTAATTCGTTGAACAGGTTTCCTAGCCCGGCTGCCATGGCAATACCGGCAATCGACATCATAAGGACGAAACAGATTTGTCTCATTAATTTGGCACCAATACTGTTCTGTAGCAATTACAACTGGCATCTACCAAGGCTTCCCAATGATAACCGGCCGGAGCAGGATAGACCGGCTGAGCCGGAGGATAAGTCTGTTGTATATAAACCGGACTTTGTTGAATGACTACAGGAGGCCGAGTAGCTTCATACACAATGACTCCACCAACCACTGCCGGTACTGCCCACCCATATCCTGGATGATAGTAATAACGACCGCCGCCGTAGTGCCAACGATCAGCATGAGCCATGCTAACAACAGTCAGCAATGCCACAAATAGAATTTTTTTCATAGTTAAGACCTCCACGACTTCATTGTACTGTATTTAACTCCAAAAGTCAAATCTTGTTGGGCTTGAGATTGGTAAATTCAATTTGGTGCCACTCAAATGTGTCTGGACAAAATTTACAGTGTGCAATTGGATTGTCTATATTACGAAAAAATTCCTCTCCACGCAGGTCAAATTCATCAATGCCAAGTCCAGAATCTGTGTGTATTATGGCACGATCCTCTTTGGATATATCAAACGGATATTGGCGATCAAACTCGGCCATCAAGGGTGCCATACCACATTTGTAAATCTTTCCATTAAGAAAATGATAATTTTTATGCAGAACCTGAGGACAAATCGCATGAGCTGCTATTGGATCACTTTGCCATAAAGTGCGTGAACCGTCACTGCGTTCAATTATGTTGTTTTGCAAAAAATTATAATTTTTCCACACATGAACCTGTACGCCATTGGCATCAATAAATTGATAATCGCTGTTCATGTCGGCACGGAGTGCAACTCCTTCTCGGATTGGGTGAGTTAAAAAATTCCTCACACGCACAGACAACAGCTCAATGTCAGAATCTCTGTGTACGCTGACAGCTATCCAGGAACCGTTGCGATGGCAAGTTTCGTACAGACCATCCACCAAATCAAGTCGAGTACCGTTGCTGATAATCTCAGGCGAATAGGCATCAGGCCAAGCGGCTTTGATGCCATCGATCCACTGATTGATTGTGGGGTTCAGCAAGGGTTCTCCACCCAGAATTATGGCTTTGGTCACACGAATCTTTTTAGTCCATTCTTGTATGATATCGTGATAATCGTTGTAGTCTTGCCAACCGGCAAATTTGTAGTTGTTGTATCTATTGCAACCGGTGCAGGTTAGATTGCACACATTGGTGATGTAGAATTCGAGCTTGTCGATCGTAATGCGATTGTCCATGACTTGTATTTACTACTAAAATATTATGAGGATTTTTAACTACGACGTTTTAAGGCCGCTTTGGCATTGGAGTTAACAACTGCTTGTGCTTGGTCTACGCTCATTCCAGTTTCAGCTTCGGTATTGCCTTTGAATCGTACCACACCCGAATTAGGATCAAGAGGTTCTAATAAATTGCTAAGTGGTGGTTGGCTAATTAAATCGCCTAGGTTTTCAATGGTAACATTGACGCCTAAACTTTTAGCCAAATCAACAAAGGCCTGTTGACTGATTTGTTTTTGTGCAGATTCATCATCACTCCGGCCACTCAGGAACTGGGCAAGTGCCATCAATTTCTGTGAACCTAAATCTGCTACTTCACCGATGCGCATTATCTGCGGCCGCGACCTAGTGCGGTTTTAGGAGTTTCTAAATTGGCATCCAATTCGGCATCCACATCGCCCTCTGGTGCTGGTAGTTCAGCAGGTGGTTCTTCAACTGATGGCATTTCGGCACCCATGTCTTGACCAGGAATTTGTGGAGCCTGCCCTGTAACCACACCAAGTGCGGCCTCTAACTGTTGTTTGGCACCTTGAAGATTTTGTAATAATCCACTGAGTGCAGCACTGGCATCACCATTGAACTGACCAGCTTGGTCAACTCCAACTTCATTTTTGATTTGATCCACCAGAGCCGGTAAATCTTTGAACTGCATGGAACTGATCTGTTCGCTCATTTTTTGTACTTGGTCTACCATGTCTTGGCTGGCCAGCACCACCTGGGCCTGTTGGATCTCCGATGCTTCACGCAAACGGCGATGGCGGCGGCTTTCGGCCATGGTAGGATTGTTTATTTCTTGTTGAACCTGGCTCATCTTCTTTTGAAGATCGGCTTGTTGTTGCTTTAGTGCCTGGAGTTCATCTTGTTTTGCTTTTTTAGCCTGCTGTATGGTTACAGCCTGCATGGCTTGAGTACCTTGAGTGGGTGTATTGGTTGTATTGGCCGCTGTGCCACCTGATGGCTGTGCCATTCCAACAGTTGCTCCGCCCATGGCATCTTCTTTAACACGAGCAGATAAAAACTGCTCCATCATGACCAGTTTAAGATAACTGGGATTCTGTTCACTGCAATGGAATTTAGGTGTGCGGCGATGCTCGTTAACTAGGTTACGAACACGGTTTAATAATCGACGAGCCTGTGTGCGGCTAATTGCGTTGATGTCGACACGACCGCCAAAATAACTTTCAAATACCTTAGCGGCTTGCTTTGTTGGGCTGATTGCGGCCAGTTCTTGCAGTTTCATTTTCAAATCCTTGTTGTTGAATATATTTAGCCCAGTTTACACATTTGGCCAAATCGTTTTCTACCTGTTTTTTACGTATGATCTTGGTTTCTAATTTGGTTCCGATGCCGTCCCTAAATTCCCAGTTTTTACTACGCTCGCCAATAGCAGTTCTAGTAGCAATATCTCGAGTTAATGCAGTTAGGTGCTGATCCAACACCAATATATCTCGTGCAGTGTTATAAGCCTTAAATTTGTCGGCTATACACCAACTTAATGCTGATCGAGTGGTACCAAATACACCCACTTCTGTGGCGCTGCAAAATACCCGATACCCGGGTCGATGTGGCACAATTTTGTATTTTTCAAATGCTTCGTATTCACCTAGATTGTTGCGCCAAATTGTGTTGGGTGCAATATCACGAAATTCTTGCCTAAACAGGCGTTCAAACTCTTGATCTGGATTCATTTAATTACATAGTGCGATATTAGATAAATTGTCGATGCTGACAAAAATCCAATAATTCCAATACCCCAGTTAATGAGTCTATCGGTATTTTTTTCACTCAATTTGCTGATATTGTCCTTGACTTCCTTGACCATTTCGCATAGATGCGAAATGTTTTCACTCATAACACTCATTTTGTCTTCAAGTGCATTGTAGCGTTCGGCACATAGTTCCACATGTGCTTCTAAACTTTTCTTTTCAATGTCAGTGGCTTCAACCATAATTGTTTTCTTTATTTTTGTTTTGTCTCAGGACAAAAACTCTTCAAGTATTTATGGATATTGGTATAAACCAAATGTTTTGATTGGGCATTCGAGTACGCAGAACCGGGGACAATTCTCGAGTATTGTTGAGATTATTGATCATAGGCACTCCTTCGGCGTCGGCCAACAGGACAGATACTGGATTGTCTGCAGGTCCAAAAGCATCGGCAGTTTCTACTTCAAATTCAAAGGTCCAAGTATCTAGATAATCCAAAGGTTCCAGCAGTTCAAATATCTGGGCCCGCATGGATATCAGTTGTGTTAAGGTTTCCCAATTGCGTTGTTGATTTCTGGCTCGATTCCACGATTCCAAATTGGTTATGTTTTGGCCAGCACGATCTTGGAATGGCACTGCGGCCGGTTTAAAATGTCCAGTTACACCGGTGGCAGTGATGTCAAAATAGGTCTGACAGGCATATCTCATGGTCGACTCAATTCATACATGATTTCCACCTGCTCACACAGGCGATCTAGTTCAGCATTATTTTTTCTCTGTTGAAAAATATCAACCCAACGTTTTTGCTGTTCTAGTTCGGCCAGTTCCAACTGCTTTTCCTCACTGCGACTATATAATTCTCTGTGTGTACTTCCGGGACGGCGGGCGTACACTGTATGCCCCCCGTCAGGACTTTCATATATGGTCACTTCGGTGATTTTGCTGGCTTGCATGATACAAATACTTAGTCAACAAAAAACCCTGGGTTTTATTCCAGGGTTTGTCGCTAATAGATCTAACTATTATTGTGTTACAAATACTGCATTGGCAGCAGCACTAGTCCAACCAATGTTCAAACCGCCAGTTGCATTGGCACCTTGAGCAGAAGAAAGAATTGTTGCGCTGTTAGCAGCAGCAGTTGGGTAAACAGCAACGTTTAAAATTGTTGGTGAAGTTGGGTTTACTTGGTACATAGCAACTGTTGTTGTTTGCTGTAATGCTTGTAATGTGTTGGACACAAAACCAGCTGCGTTACCAGCACCAGTTACACCCAATGAGCTGTTAGCTACAATTGAGAAAAAGTCTAATTTAGGACCTTGGAAGTTGGTTACTGAAGCGTTTGCTAAGTTTGCGCCTTGTGCAACGGAACCGTTTAATACGTCGGTTGCAAATACTGGTTGTGCGCCACCAGAAACTACGGTAATATAAGCCATTTTAAATCTCCTTAATATATGGTCACGGAGGACCTGCAAGTATTTACCATTTTGGGTAAAAAAGGAAGATTAGGCCTGTTGTTTAGGATTATTTAGAGCCCGATTTGCCGCAGTAAATCCACCGGCTAGACGATTTACCGCCTTGGCCATACCAGCAGGTGTAGCCATGACCCAACCTTCCTGCCCCGGGTGCTGTAGATCAAGTTGTCCTAATAAGTCCATTTTGATAGCGTGTAGTAGTTCCCAAGTATCAAATGCGGCCGCCATGGCACCAAGATTGCTCTGTGGACTTTTCAGATATTCTACTATGTTGCCAAACTTGCGTGGGCCAGCATGTTGCAACAGCCATGGACCAAAATCCGACAAGAGGTTATCAAAATTTGCACCTACACAACTGTTGATGTAATCCACACACAGCTTGGGCAGGTCGGTAATTTGCTGAGCCCGAAGATCGGCCGGATTGAACAGTTGATCTATAGCGGCACCTTGGGTGTTGTAGATGGTACGCAGTTGCTTGACGGCCTGTGCTTCTGGCTTGATATTTTGCTTGGCCGTCACGGGTTCCAACAGTAACAATCCTGGTACCAAATTAAATTCGAACGTGCCAATGGGTTCTTTGACAGCCCCGGGTTCAGCATAGCGAGTGTGCATGGCTATGCCAACTTCACTGGCACCAATACGCTGACCAATATCACTGGCGGCTGGTATCTTGTATTCTATTTCGTTGGGTCGAAATACATAGTTCCCAGCTTCTACAGGCGGAGTATCAGTGTACAACAGATCGCCTTGAAAGAAGCCTTGATAGTTCTTAGGTACCGCGGCGTCTAACATGCCCCATAACTTGTCATAGATAGGAGCAAGATCCTGCACACGAGTAGCCGGACGGCCCTGTGCTTCGGCTTCGCGATCTCTAGCGGCCAAATGTTGACGCACCTGTCTAGGACTGGTAAACAAGCCGTTGTAACCGCGGGCGGTGAATCCTGACACATCGGTCAAGATAAATGTACCGTCGGTATCGCGTCCAAATACTAGGGCAGGTTTGCCGTCCCACTTGACCGTGGTAGTTCCTGGTGTGTCTTGTGTGGTGTGTTTCACAATGTTCATGGCTTGTTTGATGCCAACACTGCCTAAACGAAACACTAGATCTTCCAAGTGTTCAATACCTTTGGCACGGCCGCCTTGAACTTCTGCTTCAATAATAACCTGCATGCCTTGATTAACAATACGGTCTCGTAAACGAGCCAAAAAATTTACTTCATTGTAATCTTGGTACAAGTCTGTATTTTCATTTGTAGTTTCCAGAAACGGCAATCCTTCTCTTTCCATATGTTGTTTAAAATCTGCTAATTTTTTTTCGCGTTTAGGATCGGTGCTTAGTGCTTGTAATATAGATTCTACGCTTGCTAAGTCTTGTCGTGTAGATGTCTTGTTTAACAGTAACTTAGCAACTTCGTCGGGATTATTTGTAATTAATGTATTACTAGGATCGTCTCTGCGTTGTATTCCAGAATTCTGATTTAACTTGTAACCCATACTCTTAGCTATACTGTTTATAAGCACATTACGCTCGCGGCCTTTGTGCTTTGAATCTGCCGGCATCGCCCCTAGCACAAACTTTGACCACGGAACATCTTTCATAAACATAAAGTCCGTTTGCACATAACCGCGATCCGGGCGGCCATCAATTGGAGTTTTAAAATGTACAGCGGTGCCAGATTTACGAACATAGTCTTCAGGCTTAAATCCCTGACTCACGGCCCACTGTGACAATTGTGCTACCAGTTGTTCTTTGCTAACTCGATTGGCATCTACGGCGATATCCAAGTCTCCACTGGTGTCTTTAATACCAGTACTACCAAGAGTATTATTTTGTAAATCAAGATCTGGCAACATTTCTTCAAGCCAAGCAAGTGTCGATTTAACATCAGTCTGATTGATACGTTGTGTTAAGGATTGGCCGTCGCCGTTCTTGAATACATTACCACCTTCTAGGAGTTTCATTTTAAGCCCATAGACTTGGCCACAGTAGGTGGCATAAGGTTGCCAGTTGATTGATCTACATAATTGCGTCCGTTGTGGACATATACTTGCGCAGTAGGTCCACTACCCACAGTAATTGCTGGATGTTCTCTTGTTGATTGTAGCTGGTTTTGTAAACCATTACGATAAGGAACTGAATACAATGCAGGATTTTTATGCAAGAAATAATCAGCGACTCCGTGTGCTGCATTGTTTACCCTGGACCAAATATTTGATTTTTTTGCGACAACCTGTTGTGCGGGTGATTGGCCTGCCGGAGTGGTAGCAATTACCGGTCCTATATTTGGATTATTTGGATTGGCCTTATGTACCTGTCCGTTTGTTGTTTGTGTTAATGTTCCACCAGTACTGGTAGTTTCAGGTGGCGCATAAGTCCTTAAGGTGTTGGCCATTTGTCCAAATGCTCCAGCACCTGGTGTTGTCTTTGTTGGATTAGACTGTGCTTGTGCCGGTACTACAGGTGTATTTCTTTGTTGCGATTGTTGTGCTAGGCCTGTTTTAACAGGCGGCCTGACTGCCTCGGTTATTTCATGAATTTGCATCGGTTCGTCTCACTGTACGGGTAAATTTAGCAGGATCGCGCTGATTGATAGCATTAATCAGCTTGCGCTGTAGATTTTGGGCTTGATCTGGAGTATATGTTTCCTCAATTTGCTCGAGCAAACGTATGGCACTGGCAATAACATTGGCAGCACGGTTTTCAATAACATGACGCTGATCGCGCTCAATGTACATTGAATCCAATTCTTCTAAGAGACTACGAGTTTTTTTCTGCATTTTAGTCCAGGACCTTTTTATTATTTATTGCTTTTCTCCACATACGTCGTCGCAAATAACCAATCTTCCCTGCTCGTAACGATCAATTTTCCAGGTGTCTTCTACAGATTTAAACCAATCAATGCAGTCTTTTAATGGATATTCTAGCGCATTATTTTTAACAATCAATGGAACCAACTGAGCGTTAGCCGCTTGATGATATTGACCGGCACCGTAAGTTTTGGGATAAAATCCAGTCCAACAACAGGGACTAACATCGCCAGTGGATGAAATATAAATGGAGTTATTATTTTTTGCCTGGCAACTGATTGACTTTGCTGGCGTTCGATCTTGAATTATATCTTCCAATAGTATTTGATCTGTTGTTTTTTTATGAAATAAAACTGTGAAGTTTTTTTCGCCAACATAGTTTCCTAGCACATGAGTAAGTTGTCCTGCGTGATTAAATACCGGTGCAGTATTTCTTCCATCGTCTACCAGACAAAAATCTATAAATCCCAACTGTTTACTCATCTGCCGACATGATTCAATTTGATGCTGATTGTAATCAAATTGAATCATTTTCCAAACAGCTTGTCCACCTGCTTTGATAAATGTTTGAGCGTTGCGAATTACCGTAGACCAAACAGTATTTTGCCTGTACAGGTGGTGTGTATCTTCAAGCCCATCTATACAAAACTGCACAGTGGCTCCGGTGCTGGCCAGATCTGTCCAAAATATTTTATCTCTAGCCGAACCATTGGTACTGACTGTGATTATCAGATCGGGATTTGTCCTCACAAAATAATCTACAATGGCCGGACCTTCGGGATTCATTACTATGTCGCCAAAATTACCATTGATATAGATACTGGTCAATTGTGTCAAAAAATCTGTAGTGAAAACTTTTTTTGCCTGATCCAGTGTAAAATTTACTTCAGGATATCCACCGTTGTGAGGATACCCCCAAAATGTCCTGGGACACCATGGACAACTTGCATTACACAAACTAGAAATTTCAAAATGAACATTTCTTATGTTTTCGTACTGTATCACGTTGTTTTAATTTGACCTAATAACTGTTTTAGTTTTGCACTTTGCACGTCGGCTGTGATTTTACCCACTTCTTCACATTTAGCCTGCGGCTCTGAAGACAGCATGGTACTCTTGGCCTTGATACTGTCCAGCAAGTTGCCACCCGGACGTTTAAATCCTCCGGCTTGTTCTTCTTCTCCGGGATCTGTAATACGCATAGTTTCAATGTTATAGTCTAAGTCAATCTTCATGCCTACACCTGTGGAGCTACGCGACTTCATACACTGTATTTGATACTTGCCGCGTTCACGCATGGCTCTACTGGTGAAGATACCAAACACATTGTCGGCAGTATTGATCTTACTGATACCGCCACTAATATGACTATGGTCAAACTCAATTTCTTCCACAGCACTTCGATTCAACTGACTAGCTGTGACAAACAGCACATTAAGTTCTTTGGCTAGGTTGCGCAGTTCTTCTGAAACATACTTGTCTTTGACAAACAGGTCATTGGGACTGACTTTGGCACTGACAGGCATCAACAAGTCCAGGTAGTCACACATAATAAAGTCTACCTTGATTCCGGTCTGCACTTGCACTTCTTTGATATAACTACGAATGTCGTTGATGTTGCTCTGCGCAGGTAGGGCTTTGATTCTATACTGTCCAGCTTTCTTGCTAACCAGCTTGACCTTGAGTTCAGTCTGATCAATATCCTTGCGGATATCCTTTGTGCTCATACCAGCCAACATGGCATCAGTTCTCAAGGCACACAGTTCTTCGCTAAGTTCTAAACTGATATACACGCCCGAAAGTCCAGCTTGCAACCAACTTAGGGCTATGTTCATCATGACCAAGGATTTACCAGAACCTGAACCGCCGGCAAAAATATTCAATTCACCACGACTAAATCCGCCATATAAAATCTTGTCCATCTGTGGCCACCCTGTTGATACCTGCCCACCTGAATTAAAATACTTGTCGATGCGTTGTCTGGGATCCGCCCAGTAGTCTGTACCCATGTCTTTGGTTAAACTGATTTGAACTGCATCTTTAATTAATTTTTCTACAGGATCATACTCGCCTTTTTCCAACAGATCTGCTGATTTTAAAATTGCTCGTTCTAATTCCTGACGACGAGTGAACTGTTCAAATTCTGCCATGAACCATTCAAAGTGTCCTTCATTGAGATCTGGAACCTGCTGTAGCTTGACGCCTGTGCTGGCACTGATCTGTTCTACCGTGGGTAGTGTCTTGTGTTGATTGCTGTGTTCAGCAATAAACTCGGCTGCTGGTCGCAAACTTCTATCAAAGTTTTCAGGATTATAGATGTTCTGTACACGCACATAACTTTCGGCGTCCTGCAACATCATTTCTAAGAATAGGCGTTGGACCTCAAGTCCGTAATCTTTTAACAAAATAAATCCTTTTTAATAATATTTTCCAATTTTTAAAGATTCCCGCCAATTCGTTCCTCGGCGATTGTCGATCTGATCAAAATTGTGTGTCCACAATTTCGTTGACGGGGTGTCCATGGTAGAGTTGATATAATTAACAATTCCGTTTAATTTTTCAATGCCTTTTAATTCTTTGATCACTTTATGTTTAACTACCATTGGCAAATGTTCTAGTTTGTAATTTGGTTGATTGGCAAATTGCCAATTAAACAACCTAGTGCTATCAGGTAAAATTTTATTAAACCAATTATACACATCAATAACTTCTAACACATTATAATTACCCACGGTTGCATTGATTCCAACAGTTAAGTTGTTAGAAAAATTTATCAATTCTACTATATTGTTATTAACCATATTCCAGTTAGCGGGCCATCTTATATAATTAAATGCCCGTTCGGTAGCATCAATGCTGAAATATATTTGTACTGATTGCGCTTTATTCCATAGATCCTTAACTTTTTGTGAAGGACTAATAGTTCCATTGGAAGTATAACTTAGACAAACGTTTTTTAAAAGATTTTTTTTATCTAATATTTCTATTAAAGTCAAGTGTTCATTATTTAATAATGGTTCACCACCATTGAAATAAACCTTGGTAATCTTTGATAAATCAAGAACCTCAACAAAATTATTTGTTTTTTGCAAATATCTACCTAATTTTATTAATTCTTCCTTGTTTAATTTTAACTCAGCACCCCATGTACTACTATTAATTGGCCCACACATGATACAAGCAAGATTACACGCCCAGGTTGCTGAATGATCTAATCCTGTAAGTACTATATCATAATCAATTTTATCAATTGCTGGATTTTCTTCAATTTGAAGTTGACGACGACTTCGGTGACCAGCATCCTCGGCGTCCCAACAGGCCTGGCATTCTGACGGGCGTTCATTATTTCTAAATTGATTTCTTAATTTAGTCAGATGCAAATTGTTTTCAAAGCTAAAGGTATTAATTTGTTCAATAGCGGCCTGTGAAGCACAGCACGGCGCAATTCGTATCGAATCGCTATTATGACGGTCAACAAATAAATTGTGATAAATGTCGGGGCACCAATTACCGTAATCTTTTAACAAGTTGTTTTTTCCTTAGTTCTATTTTAATCTTACTAGTTTCTTGGGCTTGCACAATACTTAGCAATGTGGCCAATCGTCCCCAACGAATTACTGCATCATTTACATCCTTGACACCCACCGGCCACTCGGGCATGCTTACACTCCATCCTAATTCCACTGCACGATCCACCAAGCGCATACCGGCTTCATCTTGATCTGGGACCACAATCACTTCTCGACCCAGACTACGAATTAGTCGCACTTGTGCATCGTTAATTTCTGCGTGTAGCACTGCTAGCCCATTGACACTGAGTGCATCCAATACACCTTCCATGACCAGGACCGACTGCCATGTTGGTTTTTGTAGGTCTGTTCCAAACACATATCCCGACTGTATGTCTTGAATATATCGTGGTATACGATCATCTAAAAAACGAGTAGTATGTCCTACCACTTGATTGTCATAGGTAAACGGAATCACAATGCCAGGACGTGGCATGGTCTTGTACAAAAATGGATAGTCCAAGGCTATGCATCTATCACGAAGATACTGTTTGGCCTGTTCATTTAATGTCTGTGTATCTGCTGGTAAATCTCGATCTTCAAAATCAATGCCCTGTATCTGATTGGCCACTGCCTGACGTTCTGTGAGCAGTCCTGCAATAGATCGTTGTTTTAAACTTTCAAGATTAATTCTCTCAATTTCTTCTTTAGGAATATTCATCCACTCTAACAGTCGACGAGCTTTAAATGTTAAAGTACGACCTAAAACAAAACTAGCAGTATAGCCACAGTTGAAACAATGAAATGACCAAGACCCGTCATTGCCGGGTTTGATACCGCCACGTTGTCTTCGATCCTGTGTGTCACCACGATGTATACAACAAGGTGCGTTGAAACTTATCCAACCACTGGTAGTTTGTTTACGTTTAACAGGAAGAAAAGAAACTATGTCAATCATTTAAAAGTTTACGTTTGTATATTTGTTCTACTAGCAGATTGGCCAAATATTCGGCACCTGCGCTGTTAGGATGTTTGCCGGGAGCATGTAATATTTTTTTGGTGAAATCTGCTTCTTGTTGCAGTAATTCTACCATTCCTGTTTTGTAATTGCATAGACTAGTTACACTAATTGGTCGAGTTGGACTGGCAACATTTATTTGTAATAGCGGTATTTGATGTTGGGCACAATAACTGTCAAGAAAATTTACAGCCTGCCAATATCGCATGGCCGACAACTCAGCATGATTACTATCTAACACATATAATTTAACAAGCTCGGACCAAATAGAATCCAAAATTGTATTACTAACTACGTAGTCATTGAGCTCGACATAATATGGTCCCGGTATTGTTGGCAATTTACGAGATTGGTCGGTTGGCCACCAGCTTTCACGTACATCATAAGTCAACATTACAATAACCAAGTGCTTTGCAGAATCTTCGACAGTTTGTGCCCATCTGGCAAATTCCCACAACATGCTGGTCAGAGACGACCCGGGTCTTCCAAAGTTTTCTGTAGGTAAATTTAATTTTTTGCCAAGCTGTCCTAAAATACAGTTGGCCAGCCGATTTGGATCCCCCGGTGCATTGGAACCAATTTCGTTGCCATACATCCAACTGTCGCCAAAACCAACAATAGATTTAATCATGATACAAGTATAGCAGATTGTTTGGAAAATTACAACAGGTTTAGATTATCTGTAGTAAAGGTCTGTAACAAAACCGGTACCAATCAAAACCAAGGCACCTTGTTCATTTGGTGGTACGGTGTAGTAAGGTGTGTTTACTCCAGCGTTGGGTACCAACCAATAGCCAGAACCTCCATTAGTGACAGTGATGCCGGTAATTGATCCATTATCATCAATGGTGGCTTCCGCTGTAGCTCCTGATCCGTCACCTATAATTGAAATTTGTGGTGGCGCCAAATATCCACGTCCAGCATTTTGTACTGTAATTGACGTAACTACTCCGTTGGTGCATCGAGCATAGGCCGTAGCCGGTATGCCTTGTCCATTTGGTACAGCAAAGATACTGTTGTTAAAACACAGTCTAACCAAGGGGTGCCATCCAACAATGTTCAGGTAGATGGTGCCGGTATGATTGAGATAGGTGGTGGACTCGGTCACATTAATTGGTACCGATTCGTAGTTTTCTGCAGCCTGAGCTTTGATGGTTCCGGTATACTGTAACAAGTTCATCTGCACTGTGGTGATTGGATTTTGTGGTACAACAAAACTGCTATAATATTCTGTGTTAAGAAAACTGTTCCAGTAATTACCGCCGTTGGGATTGCCGTTCCAGTAGTAATCAGAATAAGATGGATAGTTGGCAAAACTTGCACCATTGTAGCTACCTTGTGCTGACATCTTTACAGTAGGAATAGTAAGTGGAGCACTCGGAACATAACGTGGTAGTGCGCTGTCCACAATATCCAAGGGCGCACGGGCTCCCGACTGTGCATTGACAAATACCGCTTCGTTGAGATTTCCACTAGCACGGGTGATGCTGTAGTTGGCCGGTTGGGCCAGGACTTCTAACAGGTCAGATCCGGGTAAAGTTACTTTGGCCCGGCCCAAGGGTGCATTTAAGGTTACTAAGGGTGCTTCGATCAGGATCTCGGTTCCTTCAGTGTTGATCACGCGGAACATAAAAGTACTTCCTGTGATATCCACAGGTTTTTCTTCTTGGTTTACGAATTGAAACAACAAGACATTGTCAATTCCTTTGTTTATGGTTAGTTTTTTAGCGTACACAGGATTATACCTATAAGTGAAAGATTCTCCGTCGCCGGTGTCTATGGTCAATACTTGCGTAATTTGTTGATATATATAGGCTTGGGTAGAATACATGTGTGTATTTATAGTTAGACCAAACCAATCCAAACCATAAATATCTTAAGATATGGATAAAAATGTTTTTGAACAACTAGCTGAAAAATACCCGTTTATCACCTTGTGTGTATATGCTACTACGGAATATTTGGGCATTATACAAAATCAGGACGAAACCATAACCACTATGTACGATTTTGGTAGTATTCAAGACCTAGAAGTCAAACGCAGATTCTTGGAATTGGCCAATGTCTGGTGGTGGGAAAGCAATCGCAGTATACCCATCAACATATTCCTTAAAACAGAATGGGATCCATTTAAAGCGTATCTGAAAACCTTTGTCAACAAAGATTTAGAAATCTTACACGGGCCTGTGTGTAGTCTAACTGAAATGAGTCGCAAAAAGTCAAAACGCCGTAGTATTACTCTTGTAAGGCGGATGGACTAAGCAGGTTCATATGTAAGGCTACCAATGCAGCGTAGCTTATAGCATGTGATTTTTTAAATATAAATCCTCGACTTGTATCTCCGTCCCATACCGACTCAAATATTTCTGACCACGGTCTGTTTTGTAAATGTGCCTTGCCGGGTCGTATGATGGAAATAAAAGCAGCCATTCTTGGTATTGAGTCGGGCCTCATTGATTGTAACAGCTCGGTATAGTTTCCTATGTGAACCAACTGTTGTGCCCAGTCAGTATCGGTCCACAAACGAGGCCAGTTGGGTTCCTGGGCAAGCATTTGTTCATAGTGTTCAGGATCTCTGATTAACTGATAAACTGACATATTCAGTAAATCAATTTTAAAATATCCTAGTTGCTCTGCCTGTTCGTAATCTATAGCAGAACAGGCATTGACAGGATCCCAGGGAATATCTGTAACATACACACCACTATTGTGCCGACGAACTTGTCCTTGATGCAGTTGTCTAGCGGGTGTAGCTTGAATCAATTTGAGCAATTGATCTCTATCAGCCAAGTCAATATCAATATCTGCGCTCATTACCAACCTGCTTTCTGCAAAATATCTTTGACATACTCCTGATCTGCAGGGTAATCCTTGAACTTCCGCATCCAAAAGTCCGAATCAATGTAACTCCAGACCATGGCGATCTGTGTGGCATCCAGTTCCGACAAAAACTTCTGTCCCGACTCACTGTTGTAAATGATCCACGGGCTAATACGACCTGTGGTCACAGCATACACCATAGCATTGGTGTTGCCATAACGTAGGCAATCTTCTGCTGGATGTCCTGACCGTTCGGCCCAGTCAATACCAAACTCAATGGCACGAGCCAAGGCGTCATTTACATTCTCCACACGCAAGTAGTCGGTCAAATATTCGGTGTAGACTGAATCTTTAGCCCAGTGATCAATTTTTTTGTTTTGTTTTAAAACCCACTCAACAAAGCGTGCTGGATTGATTGCACGAATATCTACACAATATCGACCAAACTTAACAAAGGCCTTGTAGTAAGGGCTGTCAGCAAAGTCGTCAAAGGTCTTTAATTTTGCACTGCCCTGGGTGAGTTCGTAGAACTTGATGTAGGCATGAAACCCCAAGCGTACACCCGGTTCATTTTGTTCCTGGCGCCGACGCCGCGGTTCGCACGAATGCACCGCAAGACTGGACTCTTTGATAAAGTCCTTCCGACAATACTGGCAGGTGTATTTCATTTCTTAACTTCTTGACCCGATTGTTTTAGGTAAGCGTCTATATCTTTTTTAGTATTGATTTCGGCCATTAATTCTAATTCATCGTTTTTAAGATGAGGATATATTTCAGCCAACTGTTTACGAATACCACTTGCACCTGGTTCTTTTTTCTTGGGAGCGATCCAATGATGTTTGTGAGATCCTAGTCCGGGACTCACTGTGGTAGCACATAACCATTGCAGTTTGGGATGGCGATTGATGTTGAAAAAGTGTTTGTTGAGTCGTTCATTGCAACTGATCAAATAGAACTGTTGCAGATCGGCACTGCCTTGTACACTACTGCCCCAACGTATCATGAGAAAGTTTGAAAACTTTTTACGTTCTTCGGGAGTGAGCTCGTCATAAAATGCTCGATTCTTACGATCCAACTGTGCCATCTCATTTGAAATATGCAGTTTATCCACTACCAGGCCTTGTTGTAATCTACCACTTCACAATTACGACTGATATCTTTGACAAAGTATGCACACTCTGATTTTGGTTGGTTGCTTAGTGGCACGCATAGCATTTGACCATTTTTCAATTTGGGAGCATACCAGGTTATTTCTTGATAAACATCTACAATTTCAATATCATTAAAACTGGGGCGGAAACTGCTGAGTGGATTGAATTGGAATGCTTTAAATCCGCGATCGTTTATGGCAGTGAGTGGCAAAACTTCTAGGTCGCCAAGATCAGGTTCGCCAATTAAGATTTGCCAATCAACTGGCATACGTATAATATTAAAACCAATACGTAATACCAAAGCAGGACTAGTAAAACTTTCTAAAAAAATTAACGGAATATAATGATAATCAGGATCTTTAGGATCGCTGTTGTCAAATATGGCAAAGCGCATGTCATCTACTTCTTCTGGAAGATGATCCAAATCAAATGGAGTGTTATCAAGTGTTAATATTCGCATAAGTTTATTATAACACATTTTTTATATGTTGCAACCGTTATTTGCCGTATCGCTTTAATGCACTATCACGCATTTTTTGTAGAGTTTCTTCACTGTGTTTTTTTCCGGTCATACCAGCTTTGTGTCCTTTTTTACCGTTACTAACTTTTTGACGAAATTCTTCGGTTCGTATTCTGCCCGTTAATGTTTCAGAACGTTTTTTATTTGATTCTGCTGAATGTTTTTGAACGCCCGTCTTACCTTTATTCCACGGAGTTCGGCCTTTTGCTTTTTCGGACATTTTTTTGCGAGACTCGTCACTGTGTTTTTTGCCTGTTCTGGCAAACGAAATATTTTCTCTTATTTTTTGATATTCCCAAGACGTGAAATTTCGTTGCTGATTTTTATTCACTTGTGCAAACTTACCGACGGCCCAACACATAGCTTGTTTGACTTTGCCGGTTGTCATTTTAGTCAACAATAAATGGCAAACAAAATGTTCTCGTGCTGTAAGAGATACTATGTTTTCTCTATGATCAGAGCCGCCAATACATCTTGGAATAATATGATGTTTCTCCACATAGCTAGTTGTAGGATTTGCGTTGCGAATAATATTAAAATACCACTTGGTGTATTTGTTTTCTAAAAAGACTACTTTTTCCATTCCAACTTCTCCTGTGTGAAGTTGTATTTAGCTTCTTTGTAGAACTGTTTGCGTTTGGTTAGATGTCGTTTGGCAAACTTGCAGGTCGAAGTCACGTCCCAGATCTGCACATGGTCTTTGTCTTCTGCTTTGCGTATTCCTCTTCCAATGCTTTGGATGACCCGGACAAAACTTTTGCCAGGTTCCACAAGAACAAGATTAAAGATACGGGGTATATTAATACCAACAGCAGCAACACCATAGGTGGCCACAATAATTTTTCCAGTAGCGTCGGCCACTTCATCATATTCATCCTGTCTTGCCTTTGCTTTGGTTACGCCCGATACCATGACTGCATTGTCGCCTAGGCGTTCTATCAAACCTTGACCTGCGGCAATACGATCCACTAGGACCAGAGTATTGCCAGTTTCGTTTACTCGATTGATCAGTTCGGCCATGGTATCTAACCTGCCCGACTCTTCTAACAAGAATTTTAGCTCGCTTTGATAGCTAGCAAATTCTGCATGATCTACCAACTGCACAATGTTCACATGGCACTGTGCCAACACGCCGCGATCCTGTAGTTCGCTAGCACTGAGTTGATTGATTACTGGACCTAGACTGCACCGCAAGGCCTGAAACTCAAATGGTTCTTTGGGTATGGTTCCTGTAAGTCCCCAACGTAGAGGTATACGGCTCATTACTCCGGTCAACAAAGTTTTTAACGCATCGGCCTTGGCCATATGAACTTCGTCTACAATAACACATACTACATCCTCTAAGAACTCCTGTATGGTGCAATCACCCACCCCCGACTTGGTGTTCTTTAGTAGCACATTGAGACTCTGCCAAGTGCAGATGGTGTGCTGACGTCCCCACTCTTTACGGTCGCCAAAGTAAACGCCCACATCCTGCTCCATGTTCACATAGTCTTTTTCAGTCTGCGTCACTAAACTCTTGTTGGGCACAATCACGATGGTACGACCATGTGGCGCTACTGCATTTGAAAGTGCCGCTGTGATCACAGTTTTACCTGCGCCGGTGGCAATCTCTTGTATGCATTGTGGATTGGCCAGGAAGTTGTTGATGATTTCGACCTGATAGTCACGTAACTGCATGGGCTGGCCCGCCATAGGATGTCCAGCAGGCCAAGCTATGTGGCTGAAACTGTCTTCACTGACCTGTTCGAACTCAAATGTAGTTGAGTAATCTCTTTGATCATCCAGTTCGATATCGTAGTTGAATTTTTCTAATATGGAAATGATCTCTGGCAGGAGATTCACATAGGTGCTACCGCCCAGTTGAAAGTAACTGACCTTGCCATCCCAACGTCCAAGACGCACCGCCGGCAAGTAGCGGGCACCAGGAACATCGTATTTGAATGCTGCGACCAAAGCTCTACGAGCATCAAGTTCAAGTCCTTCAATCTTGATGTTTACTTCGTCACGTACTACGATTCTGGCTGTTCGCATATGGTTAGTGTAACATACTTAGTCTAGCAAAGTCAAAAAAACAGGCCCCTAAAGGCCTGTTGAAAATGGGTAGTTTGCACTACCCAGGAGCTACCATTACTTAATCGGGTGGCACCCGATTAAGTATTTTTCATACAGGTCGTAGCAGCCAGGGCCTTCCAGTTTTCAGCTGATACTTTGGTCAAGTCTGCGATCTTGAGCGCCATACGCAGGCTGATCTCACGCAGGCGATTTTGGTTGGTTTCCATGAATGCAATAACCTCATCACCTTGCTCTTGACTAAAGTCGTAGTCTGCAAACAGTTCACCTTTGAGGTAAATCTGCTTGATACGCAAAAAACGATCACGTAGGGTGTTAAGCGTCAAGTCAATAAAGTGACAACGACTTTGTAGGGCTTCCAAGTGGTCTTGCAACTTCTTGCTCTTGAGATTCTGGAACTGCAAGTTGGTGATAAAGATACAGGAACCTTTGAAATCAAACATGTCAGGAACACCTTCACGACGCAACATGGCCGAGTCACTGTTCCAGTAGATACGACGTTTTTTGCCAGAATCCAGTGCGGCCTTGAGAATGTTCAAGCTCAAGTCATCCTGGAACACCGAGTCACAGTCGTCAAACACAATCACGTTATTCTTGTCACTGTGCTTATACAAAGTGCAGTAGAGACCAATTGGAGTCATGGCACCTTTGATCACTTCATACTTGACACGGCGACCACTCAGCTTGTCAAACAGTCCCGAATGCTCTAACTGTTTTTCAACCCCAAACGATTTGCCTACACCAGGAGGGCCAACCACAATCATTGCTCTAACATCACCGGCAATGGTGGCCTTGGTCATTTGATCTAAAATGTCAAAGCGTTCGCCAATACGAGCCATGACTTGTTCGTCAGTTTCCACTGGAGTCTGAGCATGAACATGTACCTTTGCATGAGCGGCGGGTGCAACAAACTCGCCTGCTGGCACCGACTCGGCTGTAAATTCTACATCTTCTATGCCGTTGACATTGATCCGAACTACTTCTGGTAGGTCTGGACCAAAATAGCCCGCAGATTTTACAGTCACATAGCCTCCTTTGGCTCCAGTTTGGAATCCTTTGACCAATTCAAAAATCATTCCGTTTACAGGTTGATTACGATAAGTGCCGCATTTGATTAAGATTGTTGACATTTTTTAGCTCCTTAACTATATTGTTAATAATACTATTATAGCGTATTTGGTATTTTAGGTCAACCTGCTTAAATTTAGCCCGGTCAAAACTAGGATTAGTAGTCTGTACTGCCCGACAGAATGCAATTGACATATCAGGTATTTGGTATTTGGTTAATTTCTTGGGACATTGCTATAAAATGTTTCTTAGTCATTTTTGTTAGTATATAATATTATAGCGAATTGGACATTAATAGTCAACCGTAAAAAAGCCCTAGCTAAGTAGGGCTTTTAGTTGGTTAGTACATGCTGATTTAGACGGCTACATTACCTAGGCTAATAGTTAAATCAAATGCCAGGGTGCTACCGGCGTTTACTGTCCAGTCAACTGGACCCATTGTTTCTGGAGTCGGTGTTGGACGAGTTTGTGGAATACCATCAAGAGTTACATTAGCACGCGGGTCGGGGGGATTAGTACCATTATTTGGGGTTTGGTTAACATAACAAGGGCCGAATACTGTAGAGCTTCCTGGGTTTATTGTTAATGATTGACTAGTAATTGTTGTTGCCGCTACTGTTTGACTGTTATTTACGGTCCAAGTTGATCCACTGCCGCTAATAATATAGGTATTAGCCATAATGGCAGCACCACTTAATAGTGATCCAATGGATATTGTGCCAGACGTTAATGTACCCACAGTTAATGTAGTATCACTAATTGTGGAGTTATCCAGTATTGCAGGGGTATTTAGAGTGTAGGTTGGCATATAATTAGAATATACATCGCCGATTAATATACCATTTCCGTTGGCCACTGATATAGTTACTGGGTATGCGCCAGCAAAATCTGTTGGGATTGAAAATAGTGCAGGATCTGTAACAAACAAGGGTTGAGTCAGTACTGTTCCTGGTGTTTGATTTACAGGAGCATCTATTGTAGGAACGCTTCCTGAATATACTAAAGTGCCATTGATATGAGCATTTAATATTACCGGTGCATTACCGTATGCTAATCCCAAGAATTGTAGTGTGCGATTTTGAGCCATAAGTTGAATCTCCTATAATTTTATTTATCAATTTTAATAATTTCCTAACCAACACAGGCTTTTATCAAGCCACGGCAAAATCAGCTCCTGTTGCTGTAATTCCCCATGGGCCTGTATGCTGGCATCGGCAGATTCGGGCAGTAACCCCATTTCACTTAATTGATACCAGGTGGTGGTTCTAGGATCCATGGGTTTATGATCGGATTTGTACACTATTGCATGAATCCAGTTATCAGTTGGGTTTTTTTTGAAAAATCCAGCACGACAGTCCCAGCCAGTTATGGCTAACATGTGTATGAGGTTAACTATGCTATAGTGATAAAAACATCCGTTGGGTTGGGTAAACATCAACTTTTTGCGATGTATCCATTGAGTTTCGGGAATTATCAGCACCAACATGGCACCGTCGCTGGCAATATTGCGCCAGCGACTCAAGGTCCCAATGGGGTCGATTGCATATTGAAATGCATCATGGCACCATATCACATCAAACAGTCGACCCGGTGGGGTCGCTATTTCTGTTTCAAAATTACCACATTGGTAAGCTACATTTGTGTATTGTCTGGGAGCAAAGGGTTGCTCGATCAAATCAACACCAGTACATTGGATGTTGAGCGGGCGCGGATTATCTTCTCTAGTCATACGGGTGGCCCACCATTTAGTATCCAGACCACTGCCGCACCCAATGTCCACTAGAGTTCCAATACTTTCCATAAACTCATCGTACTCTTGTAATGCATTAAGAGTTTCTAAACTGTGTTGATGCGACAGCTCGCTGTTACCAAATGTCATACCTGTATGTCTTCCATGCCAGCAGCTCTGAGTCTAACAACATGTCCCAACATGAAGTTTTTACTTTCCATACCTTTGAGGATACCTAAGAAACGATTACGCAACAGAGCCACTTCGTTAATCAAGGTTTCAAACTCAATTACTTCGTCTTCGCCATCCACATACTTTTCTGCATCTCTACTGGTTAGCGCACGAGCATATCCTTCTAAATACTTTTGAAAATGTTTTCGACGAATTTTTCTAAGTTGAATATTAAGATAATTAAGCACCGCTTCAATCTCTTGTAACTGATTGAATCTGTGTTCAGTAATGCCAGGCAAGGCCGTAATATTCTTTTCAATCAAGCCACCCACACGACAGTCCTGCTTGGCTAAATCTAGTTCATGATTATAGTGATCAATAAAGTCTGGAATGTTGGCTAGATCAGCAACTACCCGGCTATACCACATCAGTAATCCTCGTCATCTTCATCCTCATCTTCGACATCCTCGTCATCTTCGACATCTTCGTGATCGCGCAAATAACTGGTCAAGGCTCGTTTTACATCTGAATCACCTTTGAATGCATTGCGTATTTCGTCGGCGGCCAAATCATTGTCGATCAAGACTGATACTAATGTTTCTGCGGCTTCATCACGGTCAACCGTGTTTACATAACGCTTGAGCTCGCTCCAAATTTCACTCGCTAGTTCTACTGACATATTATTCCTCCGTTGCTGTTTCTTCAGTACTTATTGTTTTTTGATTATTAAAGTCGGCCATAAGTTTGTCTAAACAACCAGCTTCATTAGCTTCCCATTTTTTACGGAACTGTTTAATTACTTCTCCATCGCTGGTAACAAATACCAAACTATTGCCCTCTTTCTTGAGTAGGCCACGTTTTTCAGCCATGTCCACCATGCCCGAGTACGGATTCATACCTGTTTCATAGGGAATCTTAACCTGTACACCTTCAAACGGTTTAGCGTACCGAGTTTTCATTACTTTACAACCAGCACGGATGCCCATAACATCGGTAATCTTGTTGCCATCCTCGTCTTCTTTGAGTTTCATTTTCTTCATAGCAACCACAATACTACTAGCATAGATAAAGCCTTGGCCGCCCGAGATTTTATCATCTGGGTCAAACATGTCTTGACTAGCATAGGTGTGGTTAGTACACACCAGGCCTACATTATAACTACCAAACATGTTTACACAGTTACGAACCAATGCTGTAAGTGCTTTAGGCTTACGACCCAAATCACCTTTCATTTCTCCTGCATCAAATTGATTAACGTCTGTGGGTGTCAGCAACATACCTAAACTGTCGATTACAAACAATACTTTTGGTCTTTCACCGTCCGGTAGTGCCTTGTAGTCGCTCATAAATGTTGAGATTGTTTTGGCAACGTCATCAATCATGGCCATTGACAATTTAAGCAATTTACTATCGCTAGTGTCAACACCTAATGCTTTAAGCCAATCTTCATCTAGTGCGTTTTCACTATCAATCAATATAACAAAAATACCCTGCTCTTGTGCGTTTTTAATAATGTTGCCCGAGCAGAAATAACTTTTACCTGCACCCGACTCACCAGCAAATACTGTTACCTTGCCCAGTGGAATACCTTTGTTAAAGTCACCGCTGATCAAATAATTTAACGCAAAGTTGCCTGTGCTGATCCAGTCTGTTGGATCGTTAAATCCAATACTAAGACCGTCGATGCTCTTGGTGATGTCCTTGCGGAATTTTGATACGTCAAATGGTTTTGCCATAATTACCTTCTTTCTTTAAGTTTAATTACTATACTACAAAATTTGGTGTAAGTCTATATATCTTTTCCAAAATTTTTCAACAAGCTCTGAATTAAAATCGTCAAATCCTAATTCTTGATACAAGTTTGAAATTGCGCAAAGGAAGCGATCTTGATCAAAAATATTATTGTCAATGTCCAACAATATTGTTTTTTTCTCTATGGTATGCCAGGGATAAAATGATCCAATTTCATTTATGATATATTCTGGATAATTGATTAAATATTTTGTATTAAATCCTGTTTTTTCAAATTCTTTCCATGATGGCCAATCTGGCCCAGCTAGTTGGTCATATTTTTCTTTGCAGTAGTTACCTGAATACTCAACTGAATTTTTGAAATTGGAGGATTTTAGTTGGCAAGAAATATTACTAAATTTAGCATAGTTTATCAACATCAAAATTTGTGCGTTGGGCCATACCTTTAAAAGTTTTTCTACTCCTAAAGCACCCGCGTGGCAACAAATAAAATATCGTAGATTGCCAAAAGAAAGAGTCTCAACAACCGCATGCATATTATCTGTTGTTGCAATACCAATTCGCCACTGCTCTACAGCATTTCCATAAAGTTGCAGATCTCCAAGTTCATATTTTTTAACCCACTGTTTCATAGCAGATTGAGAAGGGGGTAATGTTTTTAGTACCAAATCTAATCTATATTGATAGTCAGTGGGATTTTCTAAAAGTTTTTTTGCTATAACAGCATCTTGTGGAACTGCATATTGGCTTAATGACAAACAATTGCTAATAAACTTTCCGCCAGCATACGGAGGAAAACAAATTATTACAGGGCTATAACTATTGAAATTAATCACTATATTTTTTTAAATATTTTAGATAACTACCACTAAAATAATGATCATAATTATATTCAATGGTATCTTGTTCTATTAGATATAAGTCATACCATTCTACTGTAGTTAACCGACTGAATTTTGAAATCATGCACATGAGTTCAACTACACGTTCAACCGGATTTTCGATACTATCAAATCTATAATCAAATAATTTAGTATAGCGTTTAAACCCATAGTATTTTTCTACATGGGCGTGCCAACCTGGTTGTGCATAAGCAAGAAATAATCCTCGGGTCACAATACTATATAAAAATTTTTCTGTAACAAAAGGAACATAACTTGTAGCCATGGTTTCGCTTACCACATGCAAAAAACTCTCAGTGAGACGAGTTTCTAAATTGTAAATATTTTTATCGTGTTGGAATCGTGTATAATCAAAAGTATATACAGATTGAAAAAAATCTTCGCTGTCATCTGAAATGAAGAATTTACAATAAAAATTATCGTTGTCTTGTACGTAATCGTATACATGTCCATTTAGCACATTTGTAGAATATGAAAAATTCTTACTACAATATGCAGGATTGAAATATCCAAATTTTTGTAAAATTGACACTAGCAATTTTCTACTTACATGATCGGATCCATTAAAACTGCATATGAAATTTTTATAATTGATTGTTGGATGTATATTGTACGATAAAAACTTATTTAAATTTAATTTATTTTGTAATTCAGATGAAAATTTAATATTCAAGTGTGGATACGATGATTTAATATCGTTTTCTAAAACGTTATGATAAATGATATCATATTTTATATTTTTTAATTTACCATAATTGTTTAGATTTTTAAAAAAATCATTTGTTTTAGACAAATTAAACCCTTTGATATGATCGCATAGTGTAAAGGTCGTTGGCATTTGTACTAAATTGTCAAATTGTGTATATGGATAATCTATGTGTTTCATAATTTAAGTTGTCGGCCCCACCAAATATTATACATGTTAGACACCAAAGATTTGTTTAATGTACCAAGATTAAAATAATTGAATAAACTTGACATTGTGTTAATAAATGTGTCTAACTCAAAAAAATCTTTTAAATTGATAAATTTATTGTTTAAATTATTTAAATTGTCAAATTTGGTAACATTGTTAGGATTAGTGTACCAGCGCTCTCCAGAATGTTCTAATATGTATTTGTTAAATAGTCTATCTTTTTCGTTGATATCATAATGATAGTCATTATGAAATTTTAACACAGTTGGTAGACTTACAAAACTGCAATAATTTGGGTCGCTTGGAAGGTGGTGTATTCTATTGTCGATTTCTGCAAAGTGTTTTGACCATAGTGTACGGTGCAACCAATTTTTTTCTTCACTAGTGTTAACTAGTACTGTAACTACCGGTGCTCCTTGACAAAAAATAGGGATTTCTAATTTATGAAAAATAAGATTAGCAAGTAGATTTTTTTCCATACAGGCATCTAATCTAATGTCTTTTATCTTTTGAGCATAATTTAAATATTGCTCTAGTGTGGTTTCCTGGCCACGAGTATACCCAGTGCTGTATAAATCTGTGCAATAGGGCACCATAGGCTCATTTTGTAAATGGAGAGTATGGTCGACGGGGAAACTTCTTCGAACATACTGTAAAGTTACCTCATCTAAAAAATTTCCAGACTCTTTTTCTTTCTGAACAGTCGGTGACCAGTGATCAATCAGATTGCTAGTCTGTAAAACCGTGCTTAGAAATTTGCCTGCTGTTCCATGAGCAAAGCGTGTAATTATAAATTTAGGTGTATCCATCATCTATTGGACAGGGCCTGTCAGGCCCTGTCCTAATTTAAATGCTATTGTTTCTGTCGTGCGCGAATCATTGCCAATATATCTTCTGCTTTTTGTGTAGAAGGTTTGGCTTCAATAGAAACTGCCACTGGTGCTGGTTCTTCGTCGTCAAAATCACTGGTCACAGAAGGAGCCGCTTTGGACACTGGTGCCGGAGTATCTTCATCGGCGTCGACTGAAGTAGCTGGAGCGGCTGTTGTTGCGGCCCCGGCAGGAGCATTGACTCCGGCTGGACGGAAGTAAGCACCCCAACGCTCAGTATCGTAGCTCTGACCATCAACTGACGCTTCAAACATTTCTTTGATGACCTTGAGTTCAACATCTCCTGGCTTCTTGGGCATGAATGTGCTCAAGTCAAACAGGCCATACTGCTCAATGGCCGCTTGTTCAGCTTCAGTAAGTGCTGTTTCTTTACGAGCCCATTTGGAGCCGTTGTAGTCAGCAAATCCGCCTTTGCTTCCTTTGCTGATACGGAAGTCTAGGCCACGCAGGTAATCAGTTGGCAATTCTTCCAACTCTGGATCCATTAGGGCACCTTTGATGGTGGTAAAGATCTGAGGCCCAATGATGAAACGACGGATTGGATTGGCCGGAGCCTTGTCGTCAGCAAGAGGATTCTCACGTACAAAGCCTTGGAAAATGTATGAACGTTTTTTCCAATACTTGCGACCCATTTCTTCAAGACTCTTGTCTTTGAACCAGGTACGAACTTCTGTCAGCACCGGACAGGTCTCACCATACATCTCCATACATGGGATCTGGACCATAACTTGTTTGGATTCCATTTCACCCTTAATTCCATTGAAAGGAAGTCTTATCATGCTGCGTTCTTGCCAAAAGAAAGTATTCTTTGTATTACCATCTGGTAGAAAGCGTAGTGTTGCGCTGTCTCCCTCGGCCATATTCCAATGAGGATAAATGGAATTATCTCCTCCGGTTGATTGACCACCTTGTTTATTCTCGCTGGCAGCGAGTCTTGCTCTAATTTCTTGTAACGATGCCATATTATGTTGCCTTTCTAAGTTGATTTAATATGTGATTTAAGATTGTCTTAAATGTTGCCTTACAGCTGATTATACACTCATCTGTCCGTGTTTACTACTAAATTGGCTAATTTCCATCCTTGTGTAGTTTTATATTCTCCATTTAACAATCTCGACACGCTACCGCTTGTCAGTTGATAGGTGTTGTTAAACTCGAATCTTGTTCCTGTAAATGTAATTCCGTTAACATGTTCAAAATAATAAACAGTAGAGTCAAAATTAGGATTCTTTTTGCCAAAGCGATTTTTTATTAGCTCTGGCTTGTGTAATGTTGTTTTTAAATATTGTTTGTATTCTGGTGTATTTCTAACTGCTTTTAATTTTTCTTTTACCTCAGGGGTATTCATTGCTTTGATTGTTGCCGCACGATGCTTTTCTTTAATTGCTGGATCTTGAATTATTGCTTGTTGTTTTGACAATACCTCTGGATTCTTCATAGGATTATATATTCCTGATGCGGCTCCATCTCCAGTTTCTGGTTTTAAATTTGCCCACTCACTGCTTTCTACAACATTCCAGAGGTTGCTATAGTAGGCACCTAAATTGTTAATATCTTTTTTGTTTTGCGATTTGAATAGGATTTTAGTATCCCAATTTTTTCCGTGCTGTTTAATATGGCGTAGCCAATATTTTCCAGAACCTGTGTATTTGTGAGGATCGCTTTTGGAAGTCTGGCCTAAATATTTTAAGCCGGTGACTCGATGTGTTTTTACATATAATGAGTATGTTGTCATTTATTATAATGCCTATCTCGGTTGCCTGTTTACTGCCGGTTGCCTGTGTAGAGTATGCATTATTACATACTCTACAATTTATTACAAGTACTATTTATCTCGCGGTTGTTCAGAATATAATTTTAGTTACGAATCATTCCGGAAAGTTCTTTAAGACGATCCAAGAAGCTGGTGTCTTTGGCAACTGGTTTCATCTTGCCCGAATGTCCATACTGACCTTTTAACGGTGAGCTTTCGTCCGTTTCTTCAGCTTCTAAACTCACTGGAATGGCTTCAGACATGTTAGATACTGAGCAATCTGCCTTGTTAAATTCTAACTCGTCATCTTCAGTTTCGGCATGCAGATCTTTTACTAACCATTTGTTGCCTAAATCGGATATAATCTTGCCTGTTACACCGCCTGGGCATTCGACAGTATCGCCAATATGGGCGATGGCTTCGCTTATTTCAGCATGGTTATAGTCGGGTGCAGGATGATCTCCAGCAGGTACTCCGGCTGTTTTAAGAATGTCTACTAGAGGATCTGCATATTCTGGATACTCTGGTTCTACAGTATCACGGGGATCTTCAGTTTGGGTCACAGGATCTTTGTATTCTTCTTCAACCCCTTCACGCTCAACAGCATAGTCCTCGTCTGGTTCACCACCGACAATGCCACCGCCACGCAGGTGACTTTCCAAATTCTGTGCTACCCATTCATGTGGATCACCTGAGCGAGCCTTGGCCACACCATACGGCATGTCACCGGTATCACAATAGTAGTCAAACAGGGCATCATACAGGTGCTCATCTAAATCTCCACCCTGTTCAAAATGACGAACTTCGTATTTGAAGCGATCCAAAATATGATCAAGTGTTTCTTTGTCTTCGTCGATCATGCGACTTTCGGCCAACTTGTTGATCTTGCCTGGTGCGGATGGCACATGCTCGGCATCGTCCATTTCATCTGATCCTAGGTCAGCTGGAGCACTTTCTGGCGGATTCATTTCGTACTGATCATCCACTTGAAGTTGATCAATGACCTTGCGCACTTCAGGATGATCACTCAATTCACTCATGCGGTCATAGACTATTTGGCGTGCATCTGCATTGGCATCGCGATCGGCAAGAGCTTCTAACTGATCAAATAAATGATCATCACCCAGGAGATCATACAACTGTTCAGTGGCATTGGTAGCGTCGGCACCCACAGGCAGATCTTTCTGCATAAGTGCAATCAGTTGTGTTTGTTTTTCAGGAGTGTCTGGCAACTGCCATGTTCCTTCTGTCAGGCGTTCTGCCCAGGCTTCAAATATGTTGGCTTCTTTCATGGCTGTTCCTTGTTGTTGTATGCGAGCCAGTAAGGGTAGTGCTGACTCAATTCTATCGTCTATGCTCTGTGTCACAAACAGATGTTTTAGGCCTTCCACTACCACTTCTTCGTCGGTAATGTCAGCTGGATTCCAAGTTTCAAAATAGGTTTTGTAACCGGTCTTGTTGCTTAAACTTTTTATGTTGCGTTGTAGGGTTTTGTAGTATTGATTGGCCTGTTCGACCAAAGCAGCTGTATCGCCTTCCAGGAGACGACCTTGGTTGGCTCGACGAAAACGACTTAATACATTGATTTCTTCTACCATGCTCACAATATGTTGTCCACGCATGTCGTAGGGCTTGCCGCCCTGGCGCACATGTTCAACCATGGCACGGCCACCTGACAACTTGGTAAATGGCAACTTGTAGCGTTCGCCGTCGGCCGTTTCTACAAATAAACTTTCAATATAGCGATAACGAGCATCCGTTTCACCCAAGGTTTTTTTATGACGGATCATGAGACGAGCTTCGGTCTGTCGACCGTTCCAGCTGACAGTCCTGGTACCAGACCATGATTCAAACAGGCCTTCTTTGACTGCAGCCTGTGTTTGCATACTGTAGCGTAAGCGATTGATATTCTTGGGGTTAAAGTTCATAAAGTTTTTGACGGCAAAATGTTTGAGTTGTTCTAAAAAAGCAAACCAATCATTTTTATCTGTACCTTCCATGGTACGACCCACATTATCACCAAAATATACTTCGAGATTATTTTCGTCACCCAACAAGATGACCACAGTACCGTAGTCTTTGCCAGATTCTGCACGAAAGTCAAAATTGAACAGTTCAGCTTTGGCTGGATCTGGTGCTGGTTTTCCAGCGGAATCCAGTATTTCAGGGTCAAAATCTCTGCTGACCAAGAGGTCAAAAAGTTGCCGTGCGGGTGTGTGTTTAGCCATATTGTTATTTATCGTATCACTGATATGAACGGCATAGGTTCAATTATAGCGTCACCGTGATCGCGTAGTTGGTTATCAATTTCGTTATTGTAGGTTTGTAGCAGTTGTAGCATGCGTATGTTTAGCAGTGCGGCCATGACTAAATCATCAGTTTCCCCAGGTTTGGCCGCATAACTAACCCCGTGGGCTACAAAGGTTTTTAGCTCCGAAACCAGGGCTGTACTACGTATTTTCATTTTGCCCGATTCAATTAAAGATTTCATCTTGTTGCAAGACAACAATTTGTGCTTGTTTGTGGTGTTGAATCCTTTGCGATATCTACGGCCGTTGCCGTTGGCAGGTTCACTAAGGAAATAACCTGGTATGTTTTCCTCGCCAAATTCGGCAATACTGATAAGAGCCGCTTCACCTATGGTATTGTTTTCTACACTGTAATAAATGTTTTCAGGACTCTGCACCGTTTCATTGATGTGTTTTACAATACCGGCCATGATGCGGATCTGCTCTGGTATTGGTGTGCGATTGTGGCGCCATTCGGCCACTTGTTCTGTGGTGTTGGCCTCAAATACTTGTATAGCTGCTGGATCGCCACCGGTACCGAGACTAGGGTCTAAGGATACCACATAGGTCCTGTCAGCACGAGGTTTTTGATACCAGCGTACCTGACCGGTTCGATACAGGGGTTCATGTCCTTGTAAATCAATCAGCTTGGTTGGAGCAATCAAGGTCTCATCGTTAATAATGAATTCGCATCCCATTTCTCGCCGGAAACGATCTTCGCCAAGTTGTGCCTGTTGTTCTGCGGCCCAGGCTTCATCTCGATCAGGATGTTCGTTCCAATAGCTGCGGAACGGCCTAAATCCATTGATACCTACTGCGGTTGGATTTCCGTAGGGATCTTCTAATTTGTTAGCACCTTTCCACAACAAGGCAAATTGATCTTCATCTGAGTTTGGAGTTGAGGTAATAATTGCCTTACCACCAGTGGCCAGTGTAGGGCTGATGGAGGTCCAAAATTCTTTAGCTATTCCAGGTCGTACAAATGCAAACTCGTCAGCGTACAGCAAGGATATACTCATACCACGACCGGTATTTTCTGTAGTGGTAGCCGATACAATACGACTACCGTTTTCAAAATCAATACTGCCTCGATTGTAATTAGTTACGCCGGCACGGATATAGTTAGGACACAGCTCGTAGGCATAGCGTACCCGTTGCATAATTTCTTGTGCACCAGCATGTTTATGTGCAGATATTAAGATAGTCGAGTCAGGAACAAACATGGCTACCCATAACAAATAACCGGCAGCCGAAGTTGATTTACCGGTTTGTCGCGGCATCATACTGATGCTGAATCTGTAATTATGATAGGTACTGATTAAACGTTTTTGATAATCGTAAGGATAATACAACATCTTGCCCTTAACCGGATGTTGTATGTAAAAATAATTGCTCATAAAGTACTCAGGCCCATGATCAGGGTCTGCGCACTTTACAAATTCTTCTAATTGATAATCAGTGAAAGGTGTCGTTCTATACGGAGCCTTTACTAAGGTATCTTCGGTTTTTGCCATACTTTAATTTATGGCAGTTTTGGTTACTGATCTAAATTAAAACTGTATGTTATTATAAATTTCAGGCCAAAGTTTAGCAAAGTGACCTAATAGACCAGGATGATAATCTGTTTCAAGTTTGCTAGTATATTCTAAAAATTTGTCAGTTAAATTTTTTTCTTGCGGAACATTGTAATTTTTTCTAGTTTGTGTTAAGAATGTTCTTTCAACCGTTGTCAAATCCGTTCTAGCAAGCACTTGATCCAATTGATCCATTGCTATTTGACGAATTGGCTCATTATGAAATAAAGGATTTAGATAATCAGGTCGATACAATCCTTGCCAGTTTATCTTCAATCCTAAATTTTTAATCCACTCTACAAATTCTATCAATCGTGTAGCATTATACAAACTATAAACACTATGAACTGATTCTTCATGTCCTATGTTGCGTAGTGTACGCAACAATTGCAAATTTTTTTCTAGTGTATTCCAATTGGCACCATACCTAACATATTCAAAGTGCGGACCTAAATTTTCAAAACTTACTTTCCACATTACTAGATTTTTTGTTAGCAATTTTTTAAAAATTTTATTATTTTCAAGATCGATGCTCAAATTAGTTATCAACGATATTGGACAATTTTTTGGAATAACTTCAAGCAATCGCTCGTTTTCTGGCAAGAGTAATGGTTCACCGCCAACTAATGAAACTTCGCGTATGTGTTCCTTGTGTTCATCCAGATAGTCGCATACCTCTGCATAATATTTTCTTGTGTTGGATGCTATAGGAAATTTTAAAATATCAGCCCACTTGGAACTAGCCACTTCGTCACAATAATTACAACTTAAATTACAGGTTGTATTCCATCTAACATCAACTATAGAAGGTCTGTGTTCGTTTATTTTTGCGGTAGCTGGATCAAAATCTAAATTAACATCATTGTGCCAATTGCGTTCGCTGAGTCCAAACAGCTCGGCATTGACACAATTATTACAGTATTTGTGAGCGATGCCTTGTTTTATACTTGCTTGTATTTCGCCCAATGCTGGCCCATTGAGTATTTCTAATATTGATTGATTTTTTAAATTTCCCAGCATGCTGTCATTACCAGCACAACAGGTCTTAACATCGCCCTGGGGATTAATGTGCAGACCTCGCCAGGGAGCTGCACAATAGAAATTTTTCATACAGTAATTGTGAGCGTTCTGATTACTGGCCTAAGTTAAATCGCATTCCTGTGGCCTGCTCAATGGCCGCCATTGGCACTTGATACTTGGGTAAGTCTTGGACTGGCAATGCTGCGTTAGGCATTAAGTATGCTTGAACCTTCTTGCTGTTCTTTTCAATGATGATCTTGTATAAGCGTGTTGGAATTCCTAAACCGTTGCCAATTACAGGATGTCCTTGATCAAAAATACCACCAGAGATGATATAGAAATCTGTGCCTGGAGCCATGGCCCATTGACGTTCAAATGTTTCTAACTGCTTCCAGATACCACGGTTGTTGTTGGCCACTTGTGGAACCATGTTACTCAAGTTGAAACTTTCTGTCATGATAGCATCGTTTTGTGTGTTGTTTCCAGCTGGAGCCATGTGTCCACGATCGTGTGTTTTACCAACCACAGCATAGTCGGCTAGGCTAGCACTACAGTTAGGTGTAACCGCAGAATCTGGGTGGAAGTTGTCTTTTCGCTTGGCTGGGCCTGTCATTGCGGCTACTGTCAAATGCTCAAATACTGCTACCGGAGCTTTGACACTACAACGATGTATCACAGCATAATTCATGTGGCAAATTTCTTGATCGCCGGGTTGGGCCGCATACTGTGGTGTGCCGTTGACAGTAAACTGTGGACATTGTTTGTTGATCTGTGCTTGGGCCAAAACGGGTGCCAATGCTACCAATGCTAAGATTAAAAGTTTTTTCATTTTATTTCCTTGTTTGAAATGTGCTACTATTTATTGATTATTTAGGGTAGCCCACAAATCTACAGATTGGACTGGTGGTAACTACATCGGGCATTTCTTTGCTGGCCATAGTGGCCACTTGTATAGCATCACCGCCAGGAAGACCCATGGCCCGTAGGGCATCTTGAATGTATTCGCCTGTGTGAGGATCATAGCTGACTACAAATTCATTTTCACCAAAAACCGTATCTGGTTCAAAAGGAGGAACGCCGTCCTGGACACGTTGCTTGGCACCTTTGGCTCCGGCTATAGCTACACCAAATCTATATTGTAAGTATGGATCTTGATTTTTAAGTGCTGGTATTTTCCACGCACCAGGCAAGGCCAAGGCAATGTCTCGCTGAAGACTGCCGGTGCGACCCATGGCTACCTCTGTAATAAATTCACGGGCTCTCATCTTGGATACCCTGCAAATCCTTTAACTGGGCTGGTTTTGTTTGTTGTAGTAGGTTCGGTTGAATCTTGACTGCTGATTGTTGTACCTGTTTCGCCCATGGCTCGTGCCGTAGCATCCAAGATTTCAGCATCAGCTTTACTATAGGCTAGTGTAGACAATTTTTGTCCAATTGGGCCGCCTTTGCTCAATGGTGCGGTTGGGTCTATTTCATCTTTCTTTGGCTGGCCAGCTGCTGCTACAATAAAACGCCACATGTTGTAAGGATTTGAATTATCTAATCCATCGTACCGTTTCATGCCAGTCATTGGACCTAACTGATCATCATGAAACTTTGAGTGTGCATCTTCAGTGACGAACTCTCGAGCCCGCATAATTAGACACCAGACTTGTTGAATACGCTGTGCTGTGCTGAACTTTGCGTGCCTAAGGCTCTAGCTGTAAATGTAGTACCAGTCATGATTAGATAATTGCCAGCACCAACATAAATGTCACGCACTGTGCCGTTAGGAACTGCTACTGCGTTAGCATACAGATTACCCACAGCGGTTGCTGTGCCTAGTGCTGTAGCAAACACCTGATAGGTAACATCGGCACTGTTGGAGTCAATTTCAGCTTTGTCTGTGGTCCACAAAACATTGCCTGCAGCATTGATAACTTGTACGCTCATTTTATTTTAACCTTTATAGTCTTGCCAAGTCTTGAACAGGTTGCGCTCAAGTTTGACTGACTCTTCCATGCTAACCTGCCGGCGTGTTTGATAATTAGGGATGCCGCCGCCAACTGTGGTACTTTGACCTGTTGACTTGGGTCCATTTAAGCCGCCTGAGTATGTACGCAGGTTTGGTTCGGTGGACAGAGTTTGTTGATCTGTTGGCCAATCCATTTCGTTTTCGTCTAATTCGGCCTGAGGTACATCTAGGCCAGCCAATTTTAACAACATCATGAGTTTGGCAGCTTCTTCACCGTCAGCCTGGACAGTGATGCTTGGTTGGCCACCTTCCATGCCACACTCTTCAACATTTTCTTGAACACTGATACTTTCAGTTATCATTTGTTCAACTTGTTGATCAATACTTTCATAAACACCTTTGCCGAAAGACATGCCGCCTTTACTGGACTTGCCACTGGGGGTTGCTGTGGCTACGCTACCACTAGTAGTTGTTTCTTCAACCTTTTTTTCTTTATTAGATTTGGCTTGTTTAACGGCCTGTTTCATTGGCTCAGTTTTGTTGCCATCCTTGTCTAGATCCAAGAAATCTGGCTTGCCGTCTTCTTCCATCTTATCCTTTTTCATAGCATAGCTAGCACCCAAGGCTTGATTAATACGTTCTTTTTTGCTCTTGCCAGCAAACTTGGGATTCTTGCTGTGTACAAAATCATGGATTACATCACCTGTTGGTGTGTCCTTGGTAATTTTTTCAGCAATGCGAATGCCTTCTTCACCGGTGGCCTGTTCAACACCACGCTCATGCTGTGACAAAATATAGTCGCTGACACTAGCCATCATACCCTTAATCTGGCCAATCTTTTCAATTACCCAGGTTGGCAAGTTTTCGCTGTCACGCAGGTGTTTTTCAAGTTTGGTAGCATGACGAATAACTGTGTGCATGTCGCCTTTGACTTCACTACCTTCATTGTCATACTCGCCGCGATCAGCAACAGGGATACCATCTTCTTTGACCTTATCCTTCAGCACTCGCTTGCCGTTGACCATCTTGTATTTGTAACTGCCCTTGGTGACGGGCTCGTCATCTTTTGGTTTAGTACTTTTTGGACGACCTTTTTTCTTTGGCTCGTCGCTTTTGACTTCGTCATCCTTCTCCATGTCATCCTCGTGTTTGCGAGTATAACGCTTGCTGTAGCCAGTGTCTTTGACATCGTGGCGTGGGTGTTCGTCCTTGTTGGCAAACATGCTCTTGGCTGTTTCAGGATCAAAGGCAGTGCCTTTGCTCTTGGGTTCTTTCTTTTCCATCATTTTTTCATCTGATGTGTCGCCAGTAATTTTGTAAGTCTTGCCTCCCACTGTGAAATGATCTTTACCGGCCTTGATTGCTTTTACTCGTTCGCCTGTAAAATCATTGCCTTCATCCATGTCAGCTTCGTCCATTTTGCCCCAACCTGACTTAGCACGAATGGCAAATGCCAGCTCTTTCATCTTGGTATACTCGGGGCTACCTTTGTGATGTGGACCACTTGCTTTCAAATGGTTATATTGTTTTTGTAATTCGGCCTTGTTCTTGCCAGCAAACATGCCTTTCTTAGCCGGATTGATCTTGGCAGGCTCAGCAAACTTTTCATTAATAGGACTAAAGTCTTCGTCCATTTCATTATGATGCTTGGCCTTCTTACCAGCCATGGCTTTCTTTGTCATGGCCTTTTGACCATACTTTTCACGACCAATGGTGGCAGCAACTGCCGCAGGATTTTTAATCTTGGGGTTCTTGCCAATCTCTTTGGCCAACTTGGAGAAGGCGCTTTCGTCGACAGCGGCACGGCTTTCGTCAAGACGCCGATCTTGTTTGGCAGACAAATCGGCTAGGCGTTTGTTTAAGTCGTAAAAAAATGTCATTATATGTTCCTTGGGTGTGCGCCAGTAGGTGGCTTGGGTTTACGATGCATCTTGGTCATAGGGCTTGTGTTGCCCATCGGCAAGTCATTTGTGGTTTGTGCAGGCGGTGTCTTGCCACCAGCCACAGTAAAGTCACTGCGATAAGTGTTTTTTAATACCGCATGTTTGTCATACGGAGCTGAGTAATCTTTCTTTAGGGCCTTTTGTTCTGCATTGTCGGCTGGGTAGTCAGTGTCGGTCAAAAGATCTGTATTTTGATCCGCAATTTTAGCCTTTTCATCGGCCATATCGTCTTCGTAAGGTGTGGTCAACATACGTACACGGTTAGGATTCATGCCCAACAATTGTACCAGCTGTTGAATCTGCGGCTCAATGGCTGGGTAGCGGAATTCTACATCCACATGTGTCACCCGATCATTTTCGTGAGCAGGAAAGTCTGCTGGTTTTAATTGTACTGGTGTAGTTTTGGCACCAGAAATTTTGACAATGTCAAACTGCTTGAGTTTGTCTTCCAAGGCTTTTAAAAAGCCGGATTCTAAATCACCCACAAATTTTATACGGTAATTGTAGGTTCTTTCTGATTCTGCCAGGTATTGTTGAAATTTTTTCATCGGTCTTTTCCCTATATGATATTTATGCTGTATTAATCTTTTGGTCGGCTGCTGATCAAGCGTTCCAGTAGGTCGTTACGGTTCAAGACCTGTCCGTGTGCTGTTTGTACTTCAGGATCTTGACCACGATCTTGATCCAGTTTGAGTTTTTTCATCTGCAGATCAATCATCTTTAATTTTTTGTTCATTTTAGCTGTTTTAGCAGTCAGTGCATGTCCTAGCATAGCCCCAGCCACAGCAAATATTTCAGAAGCATATCGGCTGTCCACATTCATACCCAGGGTCATGAGATCGTCAAAAGTTTCAGTAGCTTTGGCTGCTAGATCGTCCATTTCTTGATCACTTGCATCTAAACCGCGCACAGCCGGCAGGGCTGAGTCAATTTTGTCAATGGTTGTGTCAATTGCAGCAATAGCAATGCGAGTTTCCTCTACTGTTTGGGGTCTGTCGGTTTCTGTAGATTCTTCAAGTTTATTAAACTCAAAAAGTTCTTCTAATTTCTTAGTAATTTTGAGTCTCCTTTTTCTATCCAAACTCTTTTACCATTAATTAGTTTCCAAGTTTTGCCAAGATATTTTAATCCCGTAACTTGATGGGCCTTTACATACAACTGAATTGTCATACAGCTATTTACCGCTTTTTACCGCGGCCTTGATGGAATATCTGATCTTCTGTTATAATTCTAAAAGTCAGTCCGTTGGCCTTGGCCCACTTTTGTGCCATGTCCCATTTGGCGTAGTTGATTGCTACCTGAGCACGATCTCGTTGGCTTTGTTTTTCTTCAATAAGACTTTGACTTTTGGGTTTAATTTCAATCAGTTCAGCTCGGGTAGTGTTGTTGGGGCCACGATAAGTCACAATAAAGTCTGGTACATAGGTGGTGTTTTTACCAGTAAGCGGGTGCCGATACGGAATACGCACCGGCTCACTTGCCCATTGGATTATGTTGTCATTGGTATCACAGAAATTCATAAAAGCCCATTCCCAACTACTGCGATATCTAGGAATACCGCGTCCTACATATTTTTGTGAGTTTTTGACCACATAAGCACCGGATGCAAACTTGGCCATGCGTCAAATCCTGATGTTGTGTGCTACATAAAAATTGGGTTGTGTTGGCACATTTATGCCCAATAAAGTTGTAGCACTACGAATTCCGTTTAGATAATAGGCCAAAGTAGCTGTAATTTGTGGGCCTGATTGCCCTCTCATCTGTTGTAGTAAGCTCATAACTGATGTATTTGATTGTTGTGCCACCCTGAATAACGCTACGGTAAAATTTCCAGCAGCCTCGGCTGTGCCAAACACCGAAAGGAAATAACTGCGCACAGCATCGTATTCGTCCACTGCAACACTTTGTTGAAAATTGTAAAATTGATCAAATATCTGTACCGTTTGATCTGTGTTGGTGTTGATTGCGTTGACTGATCCCATGATTAATCTTGAGGAATATCGCCGCGGTCATAAGCCGCTTGCCATGCGGATGTGCTTGGATCAGCCAGTGCTACCGGCGGGCCAACCGGATCTGGAGGATTACTTGTGCCGTCGGGTGTTGGAAATAAAAATCCACCCAGATTGTTGGCTATTTGTCGTGCCTGATCAATAGTTCCGCCTGCCAGGGCTGGAGCCAATCCAGCCAACAGGGCTTGTCCAGTACTTCCTGGGCCAGCTACAG